GTAAGTGGAGCAGCAGCTGCTGGAGCAACTGCTTTAGGAACAGTTGCAGGGACAATAGCAGCTGCAACTGGTCTAGGTTCTTTAGGAGCTGCTTTAGGAACTACTGTTCTAGTTGGAGGAGCTGTTGCCCTACCAACAGCTGCGTTAGCAGTAGCTGGAACTATTCAGGAAACTAGGTATGCGTTATCCTCTATTTTTGTAAAGAAAAAGTTGGATGGGAGAAATACACAAGTTCCTTCTGGATATAAATTGGTAGAAACAGAAGAATCCAGAAAATTAAGTACAGATTTTCTTACACGTTTTATTCCTAAGGACTCCTCTAAGGTAAAAGTCTAGGGGATTCTGTGTCCAGATTATGAAGTAAATTAGTCTTACTATAATCAAATATTTACTGGCAATTTACATACTATTTCTCTTACAAGTTCTTAGAGTATAAACGGATTAGCTGGAAGAACTGGAAATTATTTTTCAAATAACGTGAATCATTTCTATATTCCAGACTATTATGATACCAATATACGAAATTTTTATGATTTTAAGGTTGTAGGAGTTCCCGACAATGTAAAATTGGTTGGAATTGATAACCTAAAATTCAGGAGTAGAGCAGGGGAGGCAGAAGAAGCTTGGAGATATGAATGTGTAGGGGACGATTATAAATCTGAATACTCAAAAAAGAATAACGAAGAGGATTCTGAAACATAGTCTAATAAGAAGATAAATACTGATATAATTAGAGGAAGTTTTGGGCCTTACTTGGCATTTAATGATGTAGAAAACAAATTCTCTTCAGCTGAAACTGTTAACATATATATACCAGAATACTCTATAGGTTAGCTTGAAAACTACTTTTCAATTAGAATGTAGGATTCTTCTGTTTTTTAGGCCATATCTGATAGATATAGTATCTCAGAAGTAGATTCTTAGTTAGTAAAATAGTTAAGTAATATAATTGGTGATGATGATAGAACTAAAGGGTATAAATGGGAGCTTTATAGAGGAGATTGTTATCTATGTCAATTTACTCATAGGGTAAATAGAAACTTTAACGATCCTTCAGCGCCCTATAATGATGAGATAGTTGACGAAAAAACATGGAGAGATAATTATGACACTGATAATGTAGAAAAATATGAAAGTATAAATTTGGGAGATGTTAATGCAGTATAGTTAGGAATGTGGGTAACATTTAAAATACGCTCCTCTAATAATTTAAATATAAGAACCTTAGATGGATCTAATGTAGATGAAACGGCTATGTGTGGACATCTGAGAGGATACTATCCATACCTTCCTATGAGTACTGAGGGAACATATAAACACCCAGAATCATAGGTATACAACAAAGGTTTTACTAAATCCTTAAGTGAAAGATGGAACTTTGAACTTCCTGATGTTCCCTATATAAAGAACTGGTTTGGAACTCGTATTATGTATTCTGATATTCACGTTAATGATGCCTATAAGAACGGATTTAGAGTTTTCCAAGGTACTCATTATAGAGATTATACTCGCGAATACGGAGAAATAGTAAAATTAATTTCTCTTGAGTCTAATCTTTTATGTGTATTTGAACATGGTATAGCATTGATACCTGTCAATGAAAGAGCAGTCGCAGGTGAGGGAACAGGTGGAAATGTCTATATAAACACATCTAATGTGCTTCCAGAGAACCCAAAAATTATCTCTGATATGTTTGGTAGTCAGTGGCCCGAAAGTGTCCTCAAAGTTCCAGGAAAGACTGGAGATTCTGCGCAATGTGTTTATGGAGTTGATACTGTTGCCAAGAAGATTTGGCGCACTGACGGTAATACTCTTACTTGTATTTCTGACTTTAGAGTACAAGAATTTCTGAATAAGAATATTACTCTAGGGGAAAGAGAGCTTACTCCCAAAATAGGTATTAGAAATGTAAAGACAGTATATAACGCCTTCAAGCGAGACGTATTATTTACTTTCTATGACAATACTTATGGCTTTGAAGAAAAGGTTTGGAATCTATGCTGGAATGAGTTATTATAGAAATTTATAACATTCTATAGTTGGGTTCCTAGCTATATGGAAAATATAAATAATATTCCATTCTCATTCGATAGAAATACTTCTAAGTGGATTGCTAAACTGGGAACAAGTCATACTGAAAGTTCTTTTGCTGACGGTATTACACTATCTAATGTAATTATAGAGAACTCTGAAAATGAATAGGGAGAAGTAGTAACTAACTTTAAGGTTCCAGTTTCCTATGTGAATAAGAAAGGTGAGTGGGTAACTCAAAACTATACTGTAGCGAATGATGGAACTAGTAGGAAAAAATACATTGGAATATTATCCTTAAGTAATAGAATACTTCCAGATGCCTAGCTTCACTATTAGATTTCCTACTCCTTGTAGAGAGATTAGTATGGAAACTATAAGAAGTTTGACATAGTCCCTCTAAATTGTGGAGAAGCTAAGGGAGGTATATATCTTCCAGATGATGCTATGTTTGCAGGAGCTTTCATGCCTCTATATTGTCTAAAATTCAAGGAAGGAGGAGGTGAATATAGTCCAGTCTACTATAAGGATGGATAGGAAATGACTGAAGTGTCTGACGGTGCTGGAGACACGTTCTATACTTACCAAGCTCTATATATTGCTAAATCCCTATTATCTGAATTATATTATAGGAATAGTGCGGGACATTAGTATGCAGACTACGAGGTTAATAAAGTTAAGGTGGGAGACTCTATCGAAGGGAATACATTAGAAATAACTGATGTGTTGGATTATCCTATATTCAAGGACATTACTGGAAAGCGTCCTACTCTTCCTAGAGAAGAGATGATAAATCCTGATAAAATAGTAACCTTACTTAATATTAAGGCTACAATATCTATCGTTGATAGTGATAATTAGTCTAAACTAAGTGATTCCTATTACAATATGAAAGCGGGATTTTAGTCAGGAACATCTCTAGTAGATGCTGGATATTATGAATCTGTTGTAGGAATAGCTCCTAGATGGAACTTATAGTTCTTATCTACAGATTTTTGGAAGCACGGCTAGGCTGGGCTAATTGACATAGCAGATGATATATATCCTACTTATTGGTACGGAAGACAGCATCCATTTGAATTTGAATGTGTAGTAGTGAACGACCCTTCTATACATAAGATATTTACTAATCTTGAAATTGTCGCTAATAAGGCAAAACCTGAATCTTTCCACTATGAAATAATTGGGGAGACCTACGACTTTGCAAAAGATAAGGTAAATATGTATTTTAGACAGGAAGCTATGAAAGCATTGTGGCAATACAATGGAGCTGATATTTCTTATGATAGGAACTTCTTGAAAGTTCAACCTAGATAGTAGCCAAAGTCTGCGGACTTCCCACATAAGTACTATACTAGACAAGATACTATCAATGAGATAGAGGATTATTATATTCATGTAACTTATCCAGATTCACACGATTATCGTCATTTATCTGGAGCGGAAGTAGTTTACTATCCAAATAGACAAGAATATCGAATCTGGAATCATGCTATGGCTGTAGATATAGACGATTTGAGTTAGGATGATTCAAGGTCAATTATCTCCGCTAATTGTTAGTATTTAGAGGACAGATGGAAAGTTACAATTAATCCTATTTTAGTATGCTATAAGAATGAATATCAAAGGAAATTCTCTGGTTCCTTAATATAGCCTCAGAACTCTACTTGGGCAAAAGCCAAGAATAGTTCACAAAGCTTACCAACTCTTCCTATTTATAATTCTCCTATACCGGATTAGGTTTTATCAGCTGGTGGTATAGATTTCCCAGGAAATGACCCAGTACATCCAGAGTGGGGAGAAGATAACGCTCTTTACAATTTATATGATTTATCTGGATACAATTCCGAAGGAAATTGGAAACCGTTGGATTTAACTAACTGGTTAGACGATGTTAGTATTTATAGATATAACTTTGGAGAAGCATAGAATAGAAAAGAGTTAGATGTTAAGGATAAATTCTTAAAGATAAGAATTAGATATTCCGGAGAAGAATTAGCTGTTATAGATTTCTTAAATACTGTATATAGAATTAGTTATGCTTAATAAGAATATAAATAAAGTCAGAAGAATAGCGAAAGCCTATTATGGGCTTTCCATTCCTTCTGGGAATCCATATATGACTACGAATGAATTAGCCATCCCTGGTAATGCTATTACTTAGTAGAATTTGCTGGGAACTGATTATAGCGCTGATTTCAGAAACAGAGCTGAATAGATAATGGCTCCTACTAATAGTCTTATAGATTTTAATGCTAGAATGGGAGACTTATTTAGCTTAAAGCTAAAAAACGATAGAGATTCCTCTAAAGCTATTACATAGATAAAGAGTATGTCTGTAGGTACTGCACCTTAGAAATCATAGGGAACTTTCTAGAAACTAGGAGGATGGAATACGGTAGGACAAGCCTCAGACTTCCTAAGCGGACTAATTGGAGGTGATAAAGATGGATACCTTGGTAAATATGGTTCATTATAGCAAGCAGGAGACTAGGCGTTTGACCAGGCTTCAAATGTAGTAATGGGCATAAATCCTCTAGTCGGAGGAATAATGAAGGCAGGAGGTTTAGTTAGTGACGTATTAACCAAATGGGGTGGAATGGGTACGGATTCTATGACTAAAACCGATGCTGTACTAGGTAGCAAATTATTATCTCTTACTCCAGTTGGTATGGTTAATGGTTTCTTCGGTAAGAAAACTAGGGATTTTTCTGCTAATAGAGATACTATAGAATAGGTAGGAGGTTCTTACGGCGGAACTGTTAGAAATATAGCATCAGCAGAAGAAAAAGCTGGAAAGAAATATGGATTATTCAGTGGAGGGGCAAGAAGGTCAGCCAACAGATTCATAAATAGAACAGAGTCCCAATAGGCGACTATGACTAATATAGCTAACTAGGCTTCTGATTTATCTTCTATAGCTACTAATATGTCGGATTTGAACCATATTTAGTATGGCTTCAACCTAAATGGCGGCTATGATTAGAGATATATGAGAGCTGCTAGACTTGGAACTAAATTACAGAGAATTAAAAAACTTAATATATAGTCTCATAAATTAGGAGGTTAGATATAGGGAGCGATAGATTTGAATGAGTGGCAACCCGTTATAACCGAAGCTGTAGAGTAGTTTGAATCTGGAGGAGAATTAGAATGGACTCCTATTATAACTCTATAGGAAGGAGGAAAAACTGAGAAAGTAGATGGAATAACAGGAGCAGCTCCGAAGATTACTTTCTAGTCTTGGTACGATACTGTTCCAAAAGATAGGTTGTCGAATAATTACGACCTTAAGAAAGCTTTTGAAGTACTACCATTTGAGGAGTTAGAAGCATGGAGAAAATCTTCTGATGAAGATTTAAGAATTGGAAAGAATCACCTACGAAGCATCTATCAGTTACCCAATGGAGATTATGAATTTTTAAAGCTAGGAAATGAATAGAGTAATCCAGAAGTTCATTTCGAAACTGATACTTATCATTCTGGGGAAAATGGATTAAAAGATTCTCATGATTTAGTCTTTGAGAAAGATAGATACTTCTATAGAAAGAAGCCTAAACAATTTAAAAATGGTGGTAAACCCGAACCTATAGACGCTCCAGAAATAGAAGAAACTAATTAGAAAAATATAATTCCAGAAGGTGCTCTTCATGCTCGCAAACATAACATGGAAAATGCTGATAACTTGACTAAGAAAGGTATTCCAGTTATAGATAATGAAGGAGAGCAATAGGCAGAGATAGAAAAAAATGAAATAATATTTACACTAGAAGTTACTAAAAAGCTGGAGGAGTTATACTCTAAATATACAGACTATGAATACTCTCAGAAAGAAAAGGATGAAGTAGCAATAGAAGCTGGAAAACTGTTAGTAAAAGAAATATTATTTAACACAGATGATAGAACAGGTTTAATTAACACATTAAAACAAGGAGGAATAATAGATGGCTCTAAATGATTTGTTAGTGTCTTATAAGCGCATTGAAACTCCCTCTAGAACCATCCCAGAGTTCAAATTTCCAGAATCCTATCAACTAGTTACTTCTGATGCCCCATAGAGTAAGCCTGATTAGGAAGACGTATAGACTCCTAAATATTATACTTCCACTGTTTAGAGACCCAAGTTTAGCTCAATCCAAAGATGGAATAGTCCTTACAGGGATAGGAATGCTTGGATAACTGACTTAGCGGCTGCTTATAGAAAAGCAGGAGTAACTAATGATAATGCAATAAAGATGTTAATTGCCCAAGATGCTCAAGAAAGCGGTTGGGGACGTTCTGCGCAAGGTAAATTCAACTTTGGAAACTTAACCACTGGAGCTAAATGGAAAGGTGACTATGTTATGGGAAATGACCATGACGCTAAAGGCAATCCCATCAAATAGAAATTCCGCTCTTATAATTCTATGGATGAATATGCAGCTGATAAGTTATAGTTCTTGAAACACTTATATGATTTTGATGAAAATGATGATATTAATACGTTTACCGCCAAACTTACTGGTAAGAATAAAGGTAAGAGAAGGTATGCAGAAGCTACTGACTATGCTGATAGAGTTGCAGCGGTATTCAGGAGTTTCAAGGACGGTGGTATTATAAAGTATTAGTAGGCAGGAAAAGTACTTAGTCCTCCAGAAAAGGCAAGATAGAATTTATCTAGTAAATTTCCAGTTAATTGGGAAAATTCTGATTGGCTACATAACTACTTCTCTAAGAACTTAGGTTATAATACTTCTTTAAGTATATTATCTTCTATTCTTCCTGAAAGCGGGGCAGACCCTCACAAAAAGTAGCTTAGAGGAGGGCCAGGAAGAGGGTTAGTCTAGTGGGGATTTGGTACCGACAGATATAACCATATGAAATCATATAAGATGAGAGGATCAGTACAAAAGGGAATAGACCCAGAACTTCAACGACAAGCAGAATATATAGTTAACACTGTTAAGAACGAACAAAAAACTGGAGAAGGCTTATGGCATCATGGAGGAACAGGGTCTGGATACAAAAGTGCTGAAGGTGCTAGAAAGGTATTTATTAATGCAAGAACTCCAGCATCCGGTAAGGCAAGAGCTTTTAGTCTCGGCTATGTAAGACCTAAAGGAGGAATAGAAGAAGCCACTAGAAGAGCTTCTTACGTAAGTTCTCTAGATTCAGTTTATAATTCTAAATATAAATAATGGATAGAGTAAAGGTAAATGTAGGCGATAAGACATATAATTGTCAAATTGCCAAGACAGAAGAAGATAGAAAGAAAGGTCTAATGGGAGTAGAAAATCTTCCTCCCGATGAAGGTATGCTATTTGTATGGGAGGATGAAGATACTAGAGAAATGTGGATGAAAGATACTAAAATACCTTTAGACTAGATAGCCATTAACGATAATGATGAAGTAGTCTTAGTATATAAGGCTTAGCCAGAAGATGAAACTTTAGTTCCGTTCATGAACGCTAAGTATATTCTAGAAGTTAATTAGGATTCTGGTATTGTAGAAGGAGATGATTTTGAAATAGACGACTCTGAAGATTATGACAAATATGTTATGAAGGTGCTTGCTCCAGATGGTACTACTTAGATGTATCTCTAGGGAGGTGAAAGAATCGTAAGTAGAAAAGAAACAAGAACTCTCATTAAGAAAGCTAAAAAGGCTTACGAAAATAAAGACAAAGATTATGATAAATATTGCAAATCTTTGGGCAAATATATATTTAAGGTATTAAAGGGTCAAAATACTCGTCCGCCAGAATATGTAGAAGTTCCGGAAGGAAAAGACAAAAATTCTAACGACGAAAATTAACAATATACACATCGTATCAAAAATTCTTGGTTATGAAGATCTTAATATGTAGTATTGAAGTACATAAGATAGATAGATAATTAGTGCATTAATTACATTTTAAATTTTTAATTTATGAAGTTAGGAAATAAGTTTTAGGCAGGAGGACCGATGCCTGCAGGAGCACCTGCTCCAGCGCCTCAAGGTGGTGAAGACCCAACAGCTATGTTACTTCAAGGAGCACAGCAAGCTGTTCAAGGACAAGATTGTGAAATAGCTATGCAAGTATGCCAAATGTTAATCGAAGCATTGGGAGGTGGAGGTAATCCACAGGAAGCTGCCCCACAGGAAGCTACCCCAGCTCCAGCAGAAGGGGAACCTGTTTACCGTAGAGGCGGTCGTTTAGTGAGACGTATAAACGCTTAACAAATTTAACACGTAGGGGTATATCTAAACTAGGTATATCCCTATTTTATTTTACAGGATAAATTATGGCAACACGAGTTAAATATAAATTTGGAGACGATGAGTTCGACTTAAAGGACTATATCCATAATTTAGAAACTAATTATCAATCCTATGTTGCAAGTAAGAATTGGAATGAAGGGTAGCAACAGGAGTTTAAAAACGCTTTTGATAAATATCTAACGGGATTGAAAGATTAGTTGTCTAATAACACTGGAAGATTTTATACAGATTATTCTGGAGCTATATTTGATAACAAAGGTGAGTTCAGTAACACTGATGATGATAATATAGACCCAGTTGGTTCTGAGTATTATTATAATAATAAGGGGTAGAGAATTACAACAGACGATTATAATTTACTTAGAAAAAGAAAATAGAAGAACTTTAATACTTTTTCTGCTAATAGGTAGGTAGCTACCTATCTTAATAAGGTAGGTATAGCACTAAGAGACTACTCTAAACAAAATCCGTCTAACAATTCTTCTAATGCTTTCAACTTATCTAAGCATGGCTTCGAAAAATACTGGATGGATTAGAATAATCCATCTGGAGGAGATTTTGATTTTGCTCCATATGTGGAAAAGGATTAGATAGGAGAGGGTGGGGTACGAGGAACATCTAACAGAGCAGCATATCTAAAAGAATAGCTAGAGAATTATATTAAAAACTTAGGTGACTATGACTTTTCTTCTACTACATTTAAGGACAAAGATACTTATTTAGCAAAATTAAGAGCAGCTATGGAAAATCTTGACAATGGATATAACCATGAGGATGCTATGGCGCTTAATTAGGCTGGTCTAAGTAGTAGTTTCTTAAACAACTTCTTTGGTACTGGAGAACAGTAGTAGAAATCTGAAGTAGAATAGGCAGCTGAATATATTGCAGCAGAATAGAAAAGACAATAGGATTAGGAAATTATAGACTAGGCTGCTAGAATGAAGGCTATGTCAGAGCTAGATTAGTGGGCTAAAGATAATTAGTTTCAACCTAAATACTCAGGAGTATTAGAAGGGGGTGATTACGATCCTGATGCTATATTAAGCATGTTAGAGAAAGACTATGCTGATATAGAGGGGGATGACAATAAAGTAAAAGCTTGGTTAAACTTTGAACAACTTCTTAAAGATATAAGAGAACCTATGATTGAAGCAGATGCTATCATTAATGGACAACCAGTATCTACAATAGAAGGTTCTAAAGCTGCAATGAGGAAATTAAGAGCTAATCTAGCTCAGAAGCTTAAATTTGCAGCACAAGAAGGATATATGAAAGCCTATGGAGATGAATATATTATTCCAGGCTCCGAGGATTATAGTAATTATTCTTTAATAACATATAACCCTGTTACTGGGGAATATAAAGACCAATCTGTTATACTTAATGAAAAACTACGAGAAGCTATGGCCTATGATTGGTATAAAAAGAATACATCTGTTCCAAGTAATAAAAATGGAGGAGCCCTTTATTATTTATAGCAAGGTGGCTTTATGTAGAGATAGAGAGAGGTACGAAAACAAAGAGAGGAATAGTAGAAGTAGGAACAGACATAGTAGAGTACAAAATCCAAAGATGAAGATACTAGAACCCCAGAGCAAAGAAAAGCAGGAGAAAGAGTACCAAAGTCTGGAGAGTTAAGCACCATTGATAAAGTGAAAATAGGTAGTGCTATTGCAGACATAGGGTCTATTTTAGCAGCATTTGTTCCTGGATATGGGACTGCTGCTTCTGCTATAGCTGGATTAGGTAGTACTGGAGCTAATCTTTATGCAGATATATCCGATGATAGCGTGTCTGGATGGTAGGCTGCTGGAAATGCAGGATTTGGCTTATTAATGGATGTAGCTGGATTAATTCCTGGATTAGGAGCTGTGGGGAAAGCTGGAAAGATAGCAAAGACTCTTAAATATGTACTACCTACAGCTTTAACTATATGGGGTGTATCTGAGAATGGAGGAGATGCTATAAAAGCCGCTAATAAATTAATGAACGGGCAGGACCTAACCGTAGATGATTGGAAAGCCTTATCGTTTGGACTGTAGACTATTGCAGGAGGAACTAGAGCAGTCAAAGGAAATAAGTCAGTAAATAGACAATTAAAGAATACTAAGGAAAAAGCTCCTTATAAAACAATTACTGCCGAATCTGGCAAAACCTATAAAGTAACTCCAGAACAATTTAAACAAATTACGTCTGCTACCACTTTAGAGGCACAAAATAAAGCCTTTAGAGAAGCTATAGGCTCTAGAAATTCGTCTGAACGGTTAGGAAGTAAGTTTAAAACTTCTAGGTGGGAGAGAGTAAGACATCCATTTACTGCGGAACCTAAAACTGGAGGAGGAGTTGATTATATTGACGGAAGCCTAGATATTTCTACAATGGAAAGAATCCCTTGGCAATTTAAGGTAAATAACGGCCAACTAACTCCTAGAAGACTATCTAATGAATGGTTATTACAAAAAACTGGTAGATGGACGTTTGGGGATCCAACCATTAATTGGTTTACGAGAAAAAACCCGCTATATAATAAATTAGTAGTTCCGTAGAGTTCTGCACCTACAGTAAGTACTCCTTAGATTAAATCTTCCATTCGCCCCGGTTCTGGGCCTAACATAAGATAGTTAAGGATGTGGAATAGGACATTAGGGTATGCTAGAGCACAAGGATACGGAAGGGATTTTGGAGTAGGAGACACAAGAAACAGGAGGGAAATAAGCTTAGGAATAGAATTTGATAAGTAGGGAGGTATTCTTAAGTACTAGGATGGCAATGTTCTTACCCCAACTGGTAGAGCAGGAGTAAGAAAAAAAGACACCTATACGTTTAATACAACTAATAGACTATAGTCCGTTCTTAATAAAATCAAAAAAGGCGAAATTACGGTTGATGACGCTAACGAGTTCCAAAGAAGACATTATACTATGTACTCTCAATGGACTTAGTAGCCAATGCAAGGATAGTCTGTAAGCTTATATTAGACTGATTATAATAATTAGGGATGGAATGATGAAATTATAGCTCCTGGATTTACTAATAACTATGATATCCAGTCTACCAATCCTACTAGTGGAGACTCTATAGTTGGAAATTGGACTATTGATGGAATCTACGACTAGATTACAGATGATAGAAGAGTTATGGCTAGAGATTCTGATTATAAGGACTAGGCATCTAGAGATGCAGATATTAAACTTGCAGAATAGGCTGGATTTGAGTATTATTTAGATCCAGAGACTAGATACTGGATGCTAAAAGAGAAGCCCAGAAAGGATGAAGGGTAGGTTTCTCCACCACGATAGGTGAGTGAGCCAGTTAAAAACGAACCAGTAGCAGAAGAAGAACCCATAGTAGAAAATTCTAAAGCCAACAATAATATTCTACGAACTATCTTAGGCAATCCTACTATTACATATGGACTTCCTAGGGCAGTATATGCCGACAGAATGAATAGAAGAATGACAGACTTGGCTAAAGAATCAGTAACTCCACTACTAAAAGACCCATTCTAGGTACATCGTTATACTAGGAGTAACTTAGATGCAGAAATGTAGGGAGAGAGAAATTACGCAGATCTTAGAAGGTTGGCTAGTAGACCTATTACTTCTGATGGAAGTCTGTAGACTGCTACACAATTACAAGCGGAAGTTTAGGGACAAGAAGCTAGAACAGCCGGAAAAGAAAAGAGTAATCAGACTTAGCGACAATATGATGAATTAGCTTGGCAACAAGAAAAAGAAAATGCTGCTAACCGACATGAAACGGCTATGTTTAATAGAGCATAGTAGTGGGGAGCTGACCAAGATAAGAGTAAATTTGAATAGGCTTACTTATCCAAAAAGTTTAACATTTGGGATACCTTTGGACAATAGTTAGAGTTTGAAGCTAGAAGTAGACAGTAGGAGTCCAAGGCTATAGCTGATCGTTTTGCTTATTCAGATATTCAAAATGCGGTTAACTCAGATCCTAATAGATACGGAGCTGGACTTACGGAAGAAGAGTTAGCCTTACATAAAAGGTTATAGGCAGGAATAGCACCCTCATAGTTGATTTCTGAAAATAATAATAATGTTACTCTACTTTCCTCTATTAGATAGAAACTAAGTCAGGCGTAGCAAGCTCAGTTAAGTTAGTATTATAATATTAATCCTTCTAAATGGGCCGGAGTTAGATCTGCTCAAAAACCCTAGGAAATAATTATTACCAGAGCAGCGAGAAAAGGAGCAAAGTTAGCAAAGAATGGCTCCAAAATAGCTATCGCTGGAATAGAGGCCAAAACTGCAGATGCAGAAAGATTTTAGAGACAAATTAAGGATTGCATCGATAGAAATGAGAAAACTCTAGATAGATTATCCAAAAGTTTATATGGACTTATAAAAGCTTCAATGATAAAATGATACTGAAACTATAGCAAGGGGGGAATGCCCTTCCCCCTCTTGTTTCTTATCAACCAGTGACTGTTACTGGTAGGGCAACTGCTGAACCTACTGCTGAGTCTAATGGAGAGGTTTCAGATTTAACAGATAAAGACTTGTTAGATATGATGGAAAAATTAAATGGATTACCTAGTGATATAGAATTGTTAACTAATTCCTTATAGAATTTCTATATTGATTAGTAGTTTAGCCCCTTTCCTAATACTTCTAATATAGCATCTAAATACATGCAGATACTGAGTTAGCTAAAAGTTGCCAATTTTAATAAAGAATAGTTCGATAAAGCTCTAGAAATAGTAACCAAAAACGGGGGTCTGAATGAATTTGCTATTAATGATAGAGGACAATTATTCTGCATAAATTCCGAAGGAGACTTCAAACTAATGAGTATAGACGAACTAGAGGGGTCTGATTATCAACCTCTTACAAATTCCGAATTATTACAATAGCGTGCATATTCTCCATCTTAGGCATTTAGAAACGACATACTTAAAGTGGTGTCTAATGGTATTGGGATGGAAGCCATTAATAAGTAGATACAAGACGTTATATCTAAACTAGGAAAGTCGGAGTTTGGAACTGAAGGATATACGACTAAATAGGCTAGTTAGGTGTTAGGAGGAATAGAAATACTTAATTCAGCAATTTAGTAGGGAGCCTTAGACAGTGGCCTAACTAACTTGTCAGTGGATGGCCTATATAAGAGTAAGATAATTACTTCTAGTCAAGCTGCGCAGGCAGAGAATGCTCTGAGTTATATTTATCATACTCTTCCAGAAAACGCAAGAACTTTACTAAAATTAAAATCAGGTGGAACCGATGAAGGAGTTAAAGCTCTTTTAACTTAGTTAGTTACTTCTAGTACTTCTAGCAAATTTGACTTTAATCTAGATTTGCAAAAATCATCTACTAGCTCAAAGGATTCTTCAGGTACTAAGGATACAACCCCAGAAATGAGTCTTGCGGAAAACATTCAACGTGGAGGAGGTACTCCTGTAGCTATGCCGTTTAAGTACGGAACTATGGATACAATGATTACTGATGCGCGGATGTATCCAGTTACTAAGAAAAATGGGGAATCAATAGGAGGTAACGTTACATTATAGAAATTTACAGAAGATAGTTAGATTACCGGATTATATGATCTTACTTAGGTTACTTTTGGAGACCAAATAATTCCAACTTCAGGAATTAAGGATATTCTCGTCGAAGACCCAACTATTTACCATGCTTATTTACCTATTGACCAAGATTAGGCTAGCAAAGGTATTATAACACCCGACTTAAAAAGTGTAGCTAGATTAGAAACTGCTAAGGAAAAATTAAAAGAGTTAGGTATAGAGTCAGTAGAGAATGTTAAAACTCCTCAAGAAATCGAGGCTGTTAATCAAGTATATGCAGAGCTTAAATTACCTCCTGTAAAATTAGAGGATGGCAAATTTACTCAATATTATAGACAGTTTGGTATTTTACAAGGTGATGCATTTAGTAATGCTTTCTCTGACCCAGATGCAGTAATTCTTGGGGACTCACCAATGCTGCACAACGTGGAAGAAGAGAATATAGCCCAAGGTATATTCGATTTAATTAAAGGACCTAACTCTAAGGAAAAGTACGATCATAGAGGTGCATTCGATATGCATATATGGGGAAAACCTAACCATCAGAGTATATTTAAAGGGTTAATATTCTTACCATTGAAGACTACTGATAGGAATTACGGAAAAATGGTTGCAGGTAATGACATTACAGAGAAGGAAGCCATAGAAAATCAAATGAAATATCAATAGGAACAGAGATTAAAGAGCACAACAATTGTTAGAGGATAGTTATGATTCCAGAATAGAAAGAAAATGATTGGATTGTTGGAATATTAGGAAATCCATAGTTGTCTACAGCTGATTTAAAGGCAGCAGGATTTTCAGCAGATAATACTTCTCTACTAAATGAGAGTGAGTATTTAAAAAGTCCCAAAATTACTGACAATCCTATATTTAAGAACGAAAACGGGGAATTTGATAAGACCAAATTTCACGACTTTTATGAACGAGCATAGTTGACATACAATATATTATCTAATGATACCTACTTAGATAAAATGCTAAAAGATTAGACTACCTTTAGTTTTGATGATTGGTTAGTTCCTATAGACTAGAGGTAGAAAGCAACAGATATGGTTACATACACAAAAACTCCTAACCCTAATAGAACTAATACTAGCCTCGTAAGATTAGGAGTTACTGATAATCCTAGATGGTCTATAAGTGAATTAGCACAGAGGGAAAAAGTAGCTGCCAATCCAGTAGAAGCAGGAGATGACTACTCAAAAATTATCTGGCACGAAGCCCCTAATGATTCTTGGACTACTGATTTTTTCGATACTAGAGTACTGGCTACTTATGATAATGATGGAGAACATATTGATTTAGTGACTGGGGAAAAAGTATAGCACAAAAAGGGTGACTATAAATTGAATGAGAATGGAACATACTACTATGAAAATCTGGATGGCCGAGACATTTATGGTAAGCAAGTTCTTAATAAGATGAATACTCTAACTAAGGATGGTTCTTGGATAAATAATTATGATTTCTTTGACTCTGATGATTTAAACGAAAAAAGTGTTGGAGGAACTATAATGAAGAATCTAGCTCTGGTAGGAAGTATGTTTATTCCATATGTAGGACCTTGGATAGCGGGAGCTAGCGTTGCTACTTAGCTGGTAGGACTTGCTGGAACTTTAGGTAAAATGCTAACTGGAAGTGATTCTCCCACATTTTCAGCCATGGAAGGCTGGTCAAAATCAGTTAATAGGCAGACTGCCAAATCTTAGTTTGCACAAGAAAATACTTGGTGTTGGGAAAATTTTATCTCTTTAATTGGAGATGTAGCAGGTTAGTTGAAGGAACAGAGATTCCTATTTGAGTTCGCTCCAGCCTTATTTAAGAAAAGCTCTGCTGTCACAGCAGAGGGATTGTCACAAGCTGGTAGAGAGAAGTTTATAGCAGAACAAATAGATAAATACAAAGATATAAATAATCTAAAACTAGCCTAGCTAATAGAGGGAGGGGCTACTCCATAGTAGCTTAGTGCTTTTAACACTGCAGCTAGCCTAAATAAATTTAGAGCAGAAGCAGACTATGACAAATTTGTGTAGGCTTACTAGAAAATAGGGTCAGTGCTGTCCAAAGGATATATGACTGCGGTTACAGTAGCTGATACTTATGGAGAAGCTAAGTCAGAGGGTAAAGCCACTGACTTTGAAGCTACTATGCTAACTTTAGGTTACGCGGCAGCAGAAGCGGCACTATTAAACACTGGAATAGGAGAGTGGATATTGCCTGAGTTAAAAGGAGAAGGATTAAAGAGAAGAAAAATTATAGAGGCATTTGCGAATGCTCCTAAAGAAATTAAGAATAGCGTCCCTGATAGAGCTAATAAGAAATAGTTAGCTAAGTATTGGTTTAAAAAAGGAAAAGAAATAGCTACTGACGTAATGTCTCTTGGAAAGGGCACCCTTGGGTCAGCAGTATCTGGTGGACTAGGAGAAGCTATAGAAGAAACTACCGAGGAACTGTTGGCCGACTTCTCTAAATCTTGCTATAATGCTGTGTAGTACTTGCAAGGGGACGAAGGTCGCATGAGCGCTTGGGATAATATGTTTAACCGATATGCTATGTCTTTCTTAGGAGGAGCCGTAGGTGGAGGTCTAACTGCACTAGGTACAGACTTTAAACTGAATAGATAGGATATTACTCCTGAAGCTGCCCGTTAGCAACTTGTATATGACTTAAGAAATAACAAGAAATAGGATTATATAAAGACTTTAGAAAAGATGGAGATAGCTAATCCATATCTCTCCTTTGAAAGCGATGGAAAATCCTTTAAACCATCTTCTAAAAGCGTCAGAAGTATGGATTAGGATGTCAAGAGAGCGTTTGTTTAGCAATTAGACATTTATGATAATATTATAAAAGCTGAGGGATTAAAAGTATCTGACCAGTCTCTACTAGATACTTAGATATTTAAAGATGTAGCTCTGCAGGGGCTTTAGAATTCGACAGTTTCTTCTTTATTTTTACAGGACTTTAATAGTATAGTATCTAACATATTAAAAACTTAGGAATCTATCCAAAACATTAATAATAAATACAAAGATTCTGATAAAAAACTAACAGACGAAGATAATAAAGAAATTGTTACACTAACTAAGGAATTAAACGATCTTAGGCTAAAAAAAGATAAGTATCTAGATGGTTCTTTAGCTATGGACTACATTTCTAAGGCAATGTTTGACTTAACTCCGGGATTTAGTGAGTACTATAGTAATTCCTTGTTCAAGGATTATGTTAAGCAGTAGTATAAGAAAAATATAAATGATTTATCTAGCGAAGATTTGAAAGAGGCTAGGGCTAAGTTTGATAATTGGAAGCAGACAGACTATAAGAATAGAATATCTGATATTACCCCTATATACTTAAACTGGGCACGAAATTCTGGATTATTTATACAAGAGTATGCTAAAAATTATGACTCTATTAGGAGAAACAGGTCTATTTACGATTTAATTAAGAGTACTCTGAAGAGATAGGATCAATTAAATGCAGGTGCTTACACAGAGGAAAATAAAATAGATTAGGCTGCTGACTTAGATGCTTTTATGGATGCAGTATAGTCAGAATATCAGACTAGTAAAGCTGGGGCTACTTTAATTTTTTCTGGAAATAATGAGACCTTGAAACAATAGCTATTAGAATTATCTTAGAATAAAAAAGGAAACAGTTAGAAGATTTCGGACCTAATTAACCGAGAATTATCATTTAATCTAGATAAATACTTCCAACAGTTTAAGACCTCCTCTATTAATCCAGAAATAAAGCACGAGATACTAAATTCATTATAGGCTCTAAAGGAGTGGTCAGGGAAGCAACAACTGCCCGTCCGTGATATAAATATATCGAATATCTTAGAGGAGTTTGATAACTATGGATATAACGGAATAAACTCTAATACTAAAATCTCTGAATTAAAAGCAAAGGTTTAGGCTATGGACTTATTAGGTATACTAGGAAACGCTGATACACTTATTGCATATGCGGAGAACTAGGGACTATAGAATCCAACTCTACAAGATATAGAAAATATCTAGAAATAGTTTGGAGTAATAGATAGCAATATAGACTTATATACAAGGGAAATAAACAATTCTACTTATACAGATGCTATTTAGTTTGTATAGAATCATATTTAGGCCAATTCCCAAAAGGGAAATTTAAACATATCTGAGCTTATAGAGAAAATTAACTTTATCCTAGATGAAAATAGAGGTGATATAAGTGGTGTTAATTTTGATGAGGTAATAGGTCAGATAGACGATGCAGTAACTTCTATTAATTTTGCCAAAGGGTTAGTTTTGGGAGCACAAACATCTACTGATGGGGCAGACATTGGAAATCTTTTAGGATATAACAAAACTCTTAATGAGATAGCTAAAAAGAACAGAGTCACTGATTGGGAAGCACTTCCAGAAATAACTATGGAGGATGCAGCCATCATTAGTTAGGATTTAGATTTGATAAAAAATAAGCTAATTTAGGCGAAAGCTATATATGCTATAAATTAGGGGAAAAAGCTAAACTTAGTTAACAATACAGCAATTAATAAGAACTTTATCGAGTATAACAGATTATCAGACTTTATAGTTAATATAGGCGATGATTGGAAAGAAAGAGACAGGCTGTAGGATGCTATTAACAATGCATTAACTCTGAAAGAGTTTGCTCCAACCAGAAATCAAAAGGGAATAAGTGCCTAGTAGAGAGATTCAATTGAATTAGAAAGAGTCGCTATATCTGATGCTGTTCATGACTTTTTCCAAGCTAATGAAGATCTAATTAAGCAAGGAAAACTAAAAGACTTATTTAGAAAAGGGTTTGACTTATATAGTTCGACTAATCAGATAATTAATTAGAATACAGAAGCATTAGAGGATTAGAATTTTGTATATTGGTTGGCTAGTAGAGCTGCTTTAAAGCAATCAGATTTTCTTAAAAAGTTTAAAACTGTAATAGATGGAGAAGTAGCTCCTCTTCCTACCCAAGAAGAATCTATATTTTAGGGACTAGCAGAGGTTCTAAATGGCGATATGACTACCTAGTTTATGGAAGCGTTTAAATAGGCTGCTATAGAAAACTTCTAGGAAAGTAGTGATACTATTAAGGAGGACATTCTGAGAAATAAACTTGGGGTAAATACTGCTGAAGAGATAAGAAAATTTATCAATGATAACTAGATAGTAAATGAAGACATTATTCCCAAATTCGAGAATATATATCTAATAGAGGGCATCCCAGGAGCAGGTAAAAGTTAGGCAGTTAACTATTATATAACTAAAATGCTTCCAAAAGAACTATTGGAAAATAGCTGGTTTGTTCATAATAGTTAGAAGGCTGCCGATGAATAGGTCAAAAAACTTGGACTTAAGAAAGCATTCTCGAAAAATCCCTTTATGACTACAATTTACTCTAACTATAATACTAGTAGGGATACTAATAAATACGGATATAGATTATATGATAAGGAAGATTGGATTAAGGACTCTACTGGTAAGATTGTATATAAACATCAATCAGATGACATTGCTCCAGAAAATGTTCCATCTTTGATTATTATTGATGAAATATCCCACTACGATGAAGCTGATTTATCTCTGATAAACGACTTTGCTAAAAAATATGGAATAACTGTTTTAACTGCTGGAGATTTTGACCAAAGTTCAAGCAAGGCTATGGTAGAGAGGTATGAAAATACTGAATTACAACTGAGTCCAAAAAGGTCTTTCTTCAAACACGCGCCAAAGCTGGGAGTTAGTATGAGAACCTCTAATTCTCAATTAGACAAAACTTTAGCATCCTTTAGAACTACAGATGAAAACGATGTTGTACAGACATACTACTACGAGTAGCCCGGAAATTTTACAGGAGCTAAAGTAGTTTTTGATAAAGATGAGGCTAAGACTACTATTGACAATATTATGTCCTAGGTATCTGATAAAGATAAGGTAGGACTTATTTATTATGATATGGAGTCTCCTTTATATCAGTATATGAATGAAAAGTATAATGGAAGATTCGAAGCATTTAGAGGTACAGCAGCATAGGGGTTAGAAGGCAGGTTTTATATAGCTGATTTTACTGGAAGTGATGAGCTTAGCAGAAAGAAAGATTTATATACAGCTATAAGTAGGGCAGAGTAGGGAGCCTTAGTTTATGGTTCTGAACTTACTAAAATCAAATCTAACAGAGAAAACGTTGTTACTATGTCTTCATTTTCGAAAGCTGGTATTGCAAGATTTTCTGAAAATAGAAAAAAATTCCTGGAACAAAATTATCCTGAAAGTGTTAATCTAGTTAAAATTGATAGATAGGGCATTAAGACTGTAATAAAAACTCCTCCTACTAAAGTACCTCCACTAATAGCTACTCAGGGTGAGTTAACTCTTCCTACTAATTATGGAGAAAAAACTGTAGAAGCGTTAAACGAAAAGTAGTCAGAATAGCCTATTCCAGAACTAGGAGAAGATTTTGTATATCTACTACATTCCCACAATACATTTGAGTTAGGAATGAAGGAAAAGGACGGAAAATTAGTATTTGAAGATGAAATTTCTAGATATAGATACAGAATTGATAGTGCTATAGGACTAGCTAAAATATTTGAACTAGACTGGAAAAATCCGGTAAAGGACGCAGAGTTCTACAAAAATATTATAAAAGAAGTTAGAGGTTATTTATTTACTAGTACTAGTAAGCCAGACCTAATATTAGCACTAAGCTCTGTTTTTAATCCAGATGAGAGTAATCCTAACTTGGAAGTAACTAATGTTGAATTTGGGTTAATGTCGGCCCCAAATATTAGTGCTAGAAATTCTGACTAGAAATGGGGCTACGGATAGGATGCAAAACAATTTGGCATTTTTGACAAAAGCAATGATGAGAGAACTATAGGCAATGCTAACCCATCTGAAGAATCACAACACATAAATAGGAAAGCTATTAATGCTATTATTACACTAGCAAACGGTAAACGAGTTGCGATTCCGTTGTTTACTTTGGGCAATTTAGAAACCTATACTAGAAATCCTACTTCAGAAATAGGAATCAAGCTAAAAGCATTATTTGAATAGAATCCAGATCCATATAACTTTCATAAAGCTATTCTATAGGATGAAGAGCTTTCCAAAATACCAGAAGTAGCCAATTTAGCTACCCTCTTTTTATTTACAAATGGTGGATATTTTAAGATAGATAACGAATCGTGGATTCCTTCCAAAGGATTAAAAAATTGGGGTATTTAGGTAAATCAGAATGCTATATCTGGAACTAAGTTTGAATTTAATGGAATTACTTCCACTATATCTGAAGCTTAGGACTATTCTGGATTTATATTCTCTAAGGGAGTATATACTTCCATGTAGGATTTAAGTGATGCTAATGGAAATCCTATTAAATTTGCAAATAAAGGCCATGCATTTATACTAGTCACCTAGAATCCGCTTTTAAGTAGTGATTAGTTAATGCGGGAGCAGTATGAACGATAGTTAATAAATCCTAATGAGAATAAAGAGGTCACTCTTGTTTACGTGGTTCCTCCTAAAGTACCTGTTGAGGATTACCTAATAAACTTAAGAAACCTAATAAAGGAAACTGATTCAGATAAAAGAAAAACTATTAAAAAACTTGGAAGTCGTTTAACTTCTTATTAGATTTGGGATAAGCTTCTCCCAGAGCTAAAAAGTAACAACCCATTATTTAATAACTTAGAAGACGAACTAAAAACAAAAATAATAGAAACAGTTGAAAGACTTTAGTAGCTAGAAAAATCCTCTCCAGAGCTATTAGTTAATGAGGTATCTACAGAAGAAACCTGGAAAGGGACAGGTAAACCTACATAGAGTATTCAGTAGCATCTGAATTATGCATTGTTGAAATGCTATATTGATGCTCATATTAGTAATGTCCTACTAGATAAAGTAAATGAACTTGCTAATATTTTGCGAGAAAGAGGAATGGGAGAGTTTTATTACTCTACTAAGTTTAAGGAAAAGATACCTCCAAAAGATTAGGTAATGGTTTAGTTAGAATCTGACAATTATACTATTAACGGTCTTCCATTTACTATAAATGCTAAACTTGATTCTAGCTTATTTAGCTAGAATAAGGATTTCAATACTATAATAGAATCTTTTGTAAATAAAATAATTCCCGCGAACGATAAAATTCCTAGAGACTATTCAAGTGATACCTTCGGGTTTATAAATCCCAATAGTTCTCAACCGAAGAGAGATACGTTTAGTATAGAACCTAATTGGTATAATATAAATCAAATAACTATTTCTGGAGAAGGCATCTCCGTAGATGGTAGAATTAAAAATTTTACTCCTGAGTATGTTGATAAACTAAAATCCGCATTACTAATTAATGGTAAGATACCTACCTCAAAAGAAATTTTTGAATTATATCGACCTTACCATTTTGACTAGATAAATCGAACAAATGCTGATTTAATGTATAATAATATTATAGCTTATTTATCTGGAGATGCTGTACTCCCTGACGGTTATAACATTTATAACATGATATAGGGAGATGTAAATCGTACAATGAATGAGTTTAACGCCAGAGATAGTAAGTCTAAGTATTTCTTCAATACTGCTAGTGATAGAGTATTTAAGGTAGAGTTTTCTGAGGATTAGATTGATAAGGCAGGACTAGAGAAATTTATATTAGATACATCCATTAGAACAGATGAATACAATCTAGGAAATAGTTTAACTCTAAGAATTAATAGGGAGAATCAGACAGCCGAATTAATAAAAGAAGCGTCGTAGGGACAAGATTCTTCTATGTATGACGAGATGTTCTTAGAGGATGGTTCTCCGATATATAACCTGTTTAGTAACATTGGTTATATGTCAGAATTTCTAGACTACTAGGGAGCATATGGCTGGAATACAGTTTCAGAAATGTAGGGTTCAGAGGTAGTTGACGAACTAACTAACATATTCAAGGCTATGCCAGATAATGATACAAATAAAGAAGAATTAAAATAGTTATTGAATTATTTAGCTCAAGATAATGAATATTGTACAAATATATTTAGAAACATATGATTTGTGACTATAAACAAAAGTTTAAAACTGATTTTGGTAAACTTATTAAAAGTCTAGAGAATTAGAGTGCAGAGCAGATACGCTCTGCAGCTCTAGATTATCTAAAAGCAGCGAAACAAAATGCACAAGATGCTGGGTATTCCAGTATTAATGATTTCCTATCCGACTGGGCAAAGTTCGTAGATTGGAGATTGGCTAAATCAGGAATAGAACCAATAGGTTCTACTACTATCCAGAAAATACTCTTAGGTGAAAATGAAGACATTTCAGAATAGGTAGTTACTACAGCTAGTATTGATATAGATTACTCTAAAAACTAGGTAAATAGTGACTTTCTGAATTAGATATATAATGGAGCTGACGAAGTTAAAAATAGTGCACTAAGGTAGATTAACTTTAACCTATGTAACTCTATGATATTTAATCGAGATAATGGGACTATAATTAGAGGAGATAGAGAGTTAAATAAAAATCTTAGAGAATACTAGTAGACATTGTTCGATATAGTATATAATTTCCTTTAGAAGAAGGGAAGAACTCTTCCTGGAAGGACTCTTATGTACGAAGATGGAAAGTATACTAGAGCCTTTGAGTACTTAGCCCCTCTCGCAGAGGATGTATTCAATAAATTTGATAGAAAGAGGTTAATAACTGAGTTTAGCTATTAGACAGACTCTCTCAAAGCTTTTAACGCATATTAGACTCTGGCACACTTTGACGAGTTTTTACTACATATTTTTGGAGATACAATAAAGATTAAAGATAGAGATACTAAATTCACAGATTCTGACAAATATACCTTATCTTCTAAAGCTACAGCTATGTTCTGGGCTAATAATGAGGAAGACGATATAGATTTATCAAAGTCAATCAACAATTTGTCTAGAATACTAGTTAATTCTACTAGGCTTTATGACTATAATTCCGGCACTCTTATTCCAGATACTTATTTGAATTTTGGATAGTTTACTGTATTAGTTAGTAAATTAAAGGATTTATCTTCTAACAGGCCCTTAACTAGGGGAATTCTTCTTAATGAGGTCAAAGCTAGAAAAAGAACTATTCCTTTAGACTCTATTAGTAGCGAATCTGCTGATTTTATTAAATCCCTAGGAACAAGCACTACTTTAGCTACATTAATTAATAAAACGAGGTTATATCCCAGAGAAGCTTTTACTGCTATATTCGAATTACTAACTAGTTAGGACTTGAAAAATATTTTTAAGCCAATAGCTAATCAATTTACTTTAGAAGAAAGAAACGTACTTATGTCTTTGGGAAAAGAACTATTCAATAATTAGGGAAATTCTTTAAGAAGAGTGTAGGACTTAGAAGGATATTTCGATTGTGATTATTTCTCTACCTTATTATAGACATCTGATACTACATGTATTGTTAAAAATAGTCAATACTCTATAGATGCTGTAAGTGGTAAGATGGTATTAAAATCTTTATTAAGCTCTAATATTAATTAGATATAGAGAAGACTTAACGATACCTTAAATACTATGAATACTCCGGAAGGAGAAGTGCCGTATAGTCCTTCCTATGATAAGTCAGGATTTAATTTCACATGGAAAGGTAAGAATGTAAATATTGATAATGTAGGTAGAGTAACTATAGATAAGATTCCAATAGAAAATGCAACCATAGAATAGCCAGTAGAGTTTTTAGACTCAGTATTATTCTAGAATTTTACTAATAATCCAAAGTATTTAGATAATTTTGTGTTTATTACTGGTCTGTCTAGATAGTAGGCAATAGCCTAGTTATTTAGATTTGGGGCAGAATTATTACATGGTCAATTTGTGTTGAAGAAAATAAATGATGCATTATCTCAACCTAGGAGAGTTGATGAAGAAAAGTTGACTAAATTAGAAAGAATTTAGCAAATTGCGAAGAAATATTATCCAGTTGACTACTATGGAGAGCCTAAGGTGAGTCAAGCCTACTCTACTATCGATATTGTTCCCAGCAAACAGTTAACTACTCTGGAATAGCTTGCTGAGGCTAGAGCAGTAACAGATGGTGCTACTTCAGCTACTTCAGTGAAGGATTCTACTGGAAGAACATTGGCAACTAATTCTCCCAGTAGACTTTTATCTACCTATGAAATGTAGATGGAAAGTATCAGAGATAACCCCAGTTGTCCAGCGCATAATTTCTCTATTGTACAGGACCCATATACTTTCGTCAATATCTATACTGTTAGAGAACTAAAAACGTAGGATGGAGAATATAAATTGTTCAACTAGCTAAGTTCTAGGGAATTTTTGGAATCAGCTATTACATATGACCTAATTTAGCCCTTAATAGGATTAGAAACAGGGAAAAATAATCTTTCTAGTAAAGGAATCCTACCTATAATTCCTTCAGTAAATTCCGATAAATCCACAGTAAGTAAATTATTAGTTAACTTAGACCATGAGGTTAAAAAGATGGGATATTCGAGTATAGAAGAATTTATTTCGTCTACTAACAATGAACCTTTACTATAGTATATAAATAAAGAACTTGGAGACTATTATAGTAAACTGATAACTAAGTTAAATAATGACTTTAAATTGTTTACTAACAGTCCTACATATAATAGAGTATTTGGAGATTTCGTGTTAGAATATACCCCTGAATCCTTGTAGTAGTTTAAAGATAAGGCTAGAAGTGAGGAGACATTTACAAGTTATAGAAAATTAATTGATACCATAAGTAGAGAATCTGGAGTTAAAATAAACGAGGAATTACACTTTGTGTTTGCTAAGGGAGGAGAGTTATTTTTTAATAACTCTATTATTGCTCTCGCTAGGCGCTATAAAAATACAAACAGACTTGGATTCTTCCTCCAATATAAGAATACTGAATTATTAACTTCTTTAATAAATAGTAAAGTAGTTATAGATTTAGATACTAAAACTTAGAATTGGTTCAAAAAGAACGAATTGGGGCAGTGGATTAGTGATTCCGGAACTCTAATATTTGCCAAGTATAAAGACGAATAGGGAAATATTCATGATATTATTAGTGAGGCAGATTTTATTTAGCTAGGAATTAATAAGTTTGACCCGCACTCTTTAGTTGAAACTGTAGTACTAAATCCTTTGCTATCTAAATATAATGCACTCAATTATCTATATAGTTAGGAATTTCTGTTATCTACTGTAGGAAGTCATGTTAATCATCCTAATAAGAAAGCGAATCAAATAGACTTCAACAACTTTGAAGCTATTATGAACGACGAAGCCAATAGATATTAGGCATAGCATAAACGTAACGTATCCATGACTGCAGCTATGCATGAATATTTACTAGGGCAGCTCACTGGTGTCCCTACTAATGCTAGAATAGCAGTTACATAGGATATTAACGATTATGTTTGTAATATTCAAGGTGATAATACAGCAGTAAAACCTTTTGATGGTTCTACCTTTGTAAATCCATTTATGGTAGTATTGGAGAATAACTCTTTAAATGGGGAGCGTTCTGGAATACACAAAAAGCCTTTTATACATTTTTATGATGAAACTACTGGAACTGGTGGAATTATCAAAACGGCAGGCTTCGGATTAACTAATAGTTGGCTTAAGAACTCTCCATTTAATGAAAGAATGATGAAGAAAATGACAGATATTGTTTGGTCTGATTAGAATGGAGAACCTATTTACATAGACATAACAAGGAGATATTAGGGCTAGTAGGGAGAACCTGATATTGACTATGGAAATATTTATTATACTTCACCTATCAAGAATCCAAATACTGGAAAATGGGAACGTTAGTATAATTGTATAACTAAAATAGAATACTTAGGCAATGGTTCATATAATTTATATGAAACAATTGCTGCAAAGAACGGAAAACTGTTAGGAGTCCCCTAGCTAAGAAGAGTAGATGGCATAGATACTAATTACAAAGTATGGAAGTATATTTTCCAAGGAATAAACAGCGTAAGTCTGAATGAAAATGGATAGCTTGCTGGATACAAAAACTTCGGAGAATAGTCTATATATAATACTGTTAAAGCTATTAATAGTTGTGGATTTTTGTTAAAAGGGAATAAGCCCCTAGATTAGAATAATTTTTATTAGCCCATGAAGCACTCTGATATTCACTATCTTGTGACTGAGGGGGCTATTAAATAGGGGGCTGCCAACTATAATACCAAAAGTATATACTATGACAGTATTCCATTTAATAGCTATTCTATATAGCTAGCATAGGCAGGAATCCAGTTAGACAAAGAACATCATGCTGATGACTCTGAAATATCAATGATGACACAGGTGGTAAGTGCCTGCGCAGCATTAGGATATACTTGGGATGAATCAAACAAAATGTATCAAGCTCTATATTCTTTAACTAAATAGGGGATAGAACCCTTAGTAGACTCTCTTAGAAAGGAGTTAGACCCTTCTGGAAGTAATACCGAATTTTCAAAGACTTTAGCTAATCTTTTAGTTAAGTAGCTTGCTAACGGTAATAAAGCAAAAGACGGAATTATTATGGATGTAGTAGCAAACCTTATAGATAAGTATAAAAGAGGAGAAGAAATAACTGATGATGATATTAGGAAAAACCCTATCCCGGTAAGCGATCCTGTATTGTATAATAAAATAGGATCTATGCTCTCTTCAATACTTACTAAATCTGCTATTAAATTAAAGTTTAAGGGAATTTTGTCTGTGCTAGTACCGTCTCACGAGACTATAAAACTATACGGAGGAAAGCTAAAATCAGAATTCGTAAATTTTGAGGAAGAAATAAAAGAGTTATAGGCTTAGTAGCCAGTTATTGGAATTTAGGATGTTTAGATGAATAGAACCTATTTTGTAGTTGATGCTGAAGGAAATACTATAGACAAGGTTCATGTACAAGGCCCAGTTACTGGTAAGGATGTATATGGAGATCCCTCTTTAAAGTATATTGGATATTACGATTTAAAGAGTTTATATCCTAATAATTTATTTATAGAAGATATAATTGATGGAAGAAATCTGGGGTCATATTTCTTTACTTTCATTGGAAGTGATGGAATAAAGTATAATATGTATGATTTGGCAGATTCTTATAATATATATATACAGTAGGAAGGAGCCTCTAGAAAAACACTTCAGGAAGCTCTGAAAAATGTAAAAGAGGGAGGGATAGTAAAAGTATTTACTGGAAATGAATATAAAGATGTAGTCATTAACAATTTGCAAGTATAGCCTTATGAAGTTATAATGCCCAAAACAATGGCTTCACAGTTAGGACTTACTCCAGAAGATTCTGTAGATTCTCTACTAAGAGACCAGAACATATTCAAAAAGAAATTGATTAAAAATCTAGCTATTGGAATTACAGATGAGAGAGCCTATACTGTAGCTCTAAAGAGGTTAAACGGACAACACTTTTATATATTAAGTAAGTAGTAGTTTAATAAACTCCATCCAGAATTAAAGAAGATTTAGACTTATCCACCAGAAGTGGATGCAATTTCAGGAAAGATATACTAGACCGATATTAATGGAGAAAGACAATACGAATTATCCTCATTAGAGGATGATACATATACTATTGATGGATAGTAGGTTATTGTAACCGATAACGTAGGCTTCTATTTAGATGCCTTTAACTATAACATTCCTTAGGTATCTAGTAAAGTTGATTCAGTATAGTTAGGTAAGATACTTCGACACAAATCTAAAAATAAATCTTTTAGAAGTTGGATTAATACTGTTGGTAAGGATATTACTATAGCTAGGCATAGAAATCAGTAGCTAAGCAATATAGAGATAAATCAAGAAGGAAATTTCGAAAGTAATGGGCAATTAGTAGAAGCCTAGACTTTAAACATTATAAACTACTTAGGAAATGAATTATATACTTCTTTCAAAAAGTCTTTAGATATAATAGCTGCACGTATTCCGGCGCAATCAATGTAGTCGTTTATGCCTATGAAAGTCGTAGGATACGAAGATTTTGATATAAATACAGCATATGTATCTACTCACCAAATATGGTTATAGGGTTCTGACTACGATATTGATACGGTGTCTCTATTAACTTTTGAACTATTAAAAAATGGAAAATTTGCAGGATGGTCACCTTACTTTGACCTTTCTTCTGAAGAGTCTTTAAGAATATCAACTGGGCTAAACTACCCAACTGGAGAAAAGATTAAGAGAATAAATATCAGAGAAGCAGTTGAACATGAGGAAGGAGTAGGAGACGGAGATAAATTTGCATCTTATATCGTTAACTTATTTTCTTCATATGATTTTAAGATGGTTAATAATATGCCAACTCTATTTGAAAGAGATGATACCTTATAGAATAGGGTAGAATTAATTAATCGGCTATCTAAAGATGGGTTATTGAAGTTTTCGGACTTGTCCGATTTAGGCAAATAGAAGGCTGCAGATATATTCAATAAGGAATTTAGTCAGAAGTTTACTCCAGAGCAGTTAGAGTTTTTATTTGAAGAGCTTGCTGTCATGGTTAATGACCATAATTTATATTCCGACAATTAGGAAGAGTATACTAAGAACTATGTAGTATAGCAAATGATTGATATTATTGCCAATCCAGTGAATTAGATGTAGGCTACTATGTCTGTAGACTAGACTACCGATAGACCCAAAAAGATGGCAGAGAAATCGGAGGCTGGTAAAGCTTTGAAGTATGCGACTCCAGGAAACGTTGCTAATATAATGTAGGCAATAGAAGATAACTATACTGGTAAAGAGGTTATTGGTATTTCTGCAGTTGGATTAAAATCCTTCTTTGCTATTACGTAGTACGCCAACACTCTCTTAAAACAAGGGAATCTTAAACCTCTATTCAACAAATCTATTGTATTTAACGGAAAGGAGTATTACACTATAGCTAATGCTAATCCTGATTTAGCTCCGTAGACTTTAGAGAATTTAGAATTATTGTAGAGAATAGCAAATGCAGATGATGCAGCCCTTGAGATATCTGCATTGTTATCATTAGCTACAGACAACGCTAAGGAACTATGCTTGGCCAAATTAAATGCTAACTCTAAGATGGCAGATATGTATATTTACGGTCTAGCTATGGGTATTCCCTACGAAGAATTAGGTAGAGTGCTTATGTCCCCGGTAGGAGATGCTGTAGCATCCATGTTGAAGGGAAGTATTATTAGTGATAAGCTTTAGCTAAACTCTATTGATGATGTTATCAAATTTATGGGTAATCCTATTAGCTCAATACTTGGCTCTTTCAGTACCGAATATCTAGTAGATAACACCGGAAAAAAGACTGGAGTAAATATTTCTACAGCTATTAGAAAAAGTACCAAGGGAGTAGAAAAATGGTTGAACGACCTAATGAAGTCCTTGTATGGAGAATTAGACGATTTTGGCAACTATACTTAGAAGAAAACTATCAATGAAGTTATTAACGAATTAAACAGTTTTAGGAATAGAGTTATAACTAATTATAGTAATACTGTAAGGACAGACCTTGTCCAAAACAAGTAGTTAGCAAATAAAGTTATAGACTAGATTATTGACGGTCTTATAGTTTATGACAAGGTATGGAAGAACGGACCTCAATTGTTTGAAAACCTTGTTACCTTACATAAGGGAGCAGCGGAGTTTAACAAAATAGGTTAGTTACTAGGAGTTAATTAGGGAGTAAAAAATAAAGAAGAAGATTATCTAAATTATGTAAGGAATATAGAAAATATTGTTCCTAGCAAACTAGACTTCATTTAGTTTATGACTAACCAAGAATATAGGTAGGCTAAAATTGATGAGTATGAAAAGATTAAAGTTAGTTTCAATCCTTTAGCTATCATAAATACAGTTCCACACTATTGGGGATATTCTTTAGCAGCATTTGAGAAGCATGAAGCGTATATGAAAAGTTCTATTAAATACAGGACTATTCATGATTATATAAACGTTGGATATTAGTATGGCACTGATACTAAGGGTACTATTCAAGGAATTTCCAATTTATGTAATGATAAATTAGTTAATAACTACTTAAGTTCTTTAGAGTTTGTATTGCCAGCTGGGTCTACTTTAATATACTTGCAGGATAAAGATACGCTAATAAAAACTTAGACCTCTAAGGATTTGCCTATCAGATTAGGAACTATTGGAGGCAATGCTACCTTCAAAAATTGGGTAGAAAAGTAGGTAATACCAGACTTGAAAGCTGGATATAATTCTAGTAGCAGAGATCGTATTAATATAGCCCTTAAAAATAATGAGTTCATAAACTCATTAAGACCAAATATATATTCTAAAAATGCTAGTAGAAATAATTCAGTATCATATACTACTACTATTAATATGTCTCCAATTTCTGAAGAGGATAGGCTGACATTAGGAAGGCTTAGATAGAGCTTTGACTCTATCAATTCTAGTTACAATGGAATACCTATCAAAGATATTCTATACTGGTACAACCTTATTTCTTACGGAGGTAAGTCTGGATAGAGTACTCTAACTAGTATTTTTGATAACTATGTAAATTCTGCTGAACCTTCTAAGTTTAGAGAAGAGACTTCTAAACTAGATACTAGTGGAGATAGTTTCTAGTTATCTAACGAAGAGTTAGCTACCTGGCTAACTCCTATAACTAGTAGTAGAAGAGGAAGATTTAGAAGAAGAAGAAATAAGGAGGAGCTAAGAACTGACTTGATTTAGATTCTGAGAGACGAGGACGGGGTATTTACTGGAGAATAGATATATAATAATTAGGATAATATTGACTATAATGTTATATTAAGTATTCCGACTTAGGGAGACTTAATAGAATTACCATTTAATGATGGATCTATAATAGTTAATACTGTTACTAGAACCATTATGGATATAAAAACAGATAAGTTATAGGGAGAATAGCTAACGAAAGTAAAAAAGTTTTTAGCATCTCACTCTAACTTGTATATAGACTACGATCCTAATATTAGAAACTATAAAATAAATATAGATATATTAAACAAATATATAGACAATCAAATAAACTGTAAATGAGTATATGTATAAACAAAAATTCTGTAGAGTTCAGGGCGCTAGAGTAGCGTTCTGGGCTTCCAGAATCCTATTTAGCGGCTATATGTGCAGACTTCTAGGAAAGACTTGGCAGATTTCCCCACCTTGATGAAATTAAGGGAGTAGATTCTTCAAATTATTTGACAGAAGAGCTAAATATTAAACGTGGGATTACGAAGGAATAGTAGATTTATAGGCTTACTGGGAAAAATGATTTACAATCTTCATAGGTATGGATAAATGATAACTTTAGAGACCTAGAAGTGGAGTTTTCTCCATTCTTTGGCGATATTAAGGTATATATTACTCATAGACCTATTACTCAAGAAATCTCTACTCCTGTAAGTCATTCTAAAATAAGCGATACGCTAGTTGTAGAGGAGATTGTAAGTAAATTGCGGGACGTATATGGACTACCAGTAGAATCTGTTATAACAGAGGATTTAAATGAATATAAAGAATCTCCAATTTTTTCGGAAGGTGGGATAACTTATGTAAATGCAGATGCTGTTACCCTAGATACCCCAGTAATAGAGCTAATTCCTCTGTTAATTACTTCACTCCACGGTACAGAACTTTACGATAAGCTAATTAAAGATAACGAAAAAGAATTTTCTAAAGAATTAAGAAATAGAATAATAGATAAAAGCGAAAAATTATAGTTTCTTCCAACCAACGTATAGTATGAGTTAATGTATAATATGAAGCGTGTATTAGACTCTATTCTAATGGGGGAATCTAGTATTAGAGATATTAATGACGATATATTATTCAACAGTACTTTGAGGTCACTTGCTAGAATAGTTAACTCTAAAATCGATGTTTCTAATTCTAATATACTAAGTCTGGATTTGGAAGAAAAGCACAAATAGTTAATGGAAGAAGGGAAGGTAACTGAATACTGTCATGTCTAAATGTATATATAAATTTAAAGACCACGAATTTAGTAGTAAAAAGGAGTATGAAAACTTTCTACTACAAAAAGGAGACGAACTATACGAAATCTACGGGGATTTGGTATTTAATGCTTTAGATAACGTAATAACTTAGGAAGCTTTAAAGAAAGTTAAAGCAGAGGCTCAAAAGCATGTTAAAGCTTATGCTGAGGCTAAGAAATTATACTAGGATGGAGAAGATAATCTAGAATTTAAACGCCCTTATATTGGTGTAACGGAATTTCTCGCGGATCTTACTAATTCTAAAGACTAGCTTTTAATGCCTTCTTTTAGAGAATTTGAATATTGGAGAAGACGTATTAAGGACTGGAAAGATCCCACTAAAGGATTTAATAATGACGAAATAGAACTATTCGGGAAGAATGTAACCGTTACCGATAATGTTAGCGAAGACTAGCTGAAGGAGTATTTAGATAACTTTGATAATAATTCAGAAACTACCAGTTAGACTTTAGGATTAATCAAACAAATGAAGGATAAGTGGAAAGCACAGGGCGAATTAGGTACAGAGATCCATAGTATCTTAGAAATGCTTTTCAGAACTACAAAGGCTGGATTACTTATCACCCAGAGTGACAAAGCCATTAAGAGCTATATAAATTTACAGTATAAAGACAAAAAATTAAAGCAGGATACTATAAATAGTATAATTAAGTATGGAAAAAAGTTACACGAAGATTTAATTAATACATATGGACAGAATCTAACTTTCTTTCCTGAGTTTAAAGTAGTTACCAAGTTGGGATATGAGATCGAAGGGAAAGGAGATACCATCTTAGGAAAGATAGACCTATTGGTAGTTGATGGGGATGGGTATGCTCATGTTATTGACTATAAGACTTCCCCTAAAGATTCTTTTGATTCTGCGAAACAGAGAGCTTTTTGGTATCAGATGGGATTATATCATAGAATGATTGAGAATGCCGGAATTAGAGTTAACAGTCCATCACCTAAAGTTATTGTTGCTCCTATAAAAATGCATAATTTCAGGTAGGAGGGAGACACTTGGGTATTTGATACTATTTCAGCTAGGTTAGGAGAGTCTACTTTGGAAGATATAACTACTAGAGCAACATTAAATGAGGTTGCTGCTAATATTGATGAGTTTATTCCTCCTACCCCAGTTATTGATTTAACTCCCAAGGAAATTGTAACTAATGTTTCGTAGGTAATGGAGTATTCGTTTCCTAGTATAAATATGAGTAAGACTTGGGGAGACGAAGAAATAAAATCTATGATGGAAGGAAATATTGAGTAGGACCCAGAGTCTAAGAAATGGGTATTTAAAACTGAAAACTCTAAGATTCCATATACTGCTAACACTTAGGAAGAACTTTTTGAAAAAGTTAAAAAGTTCTATTAGGAAACTCTCCCAAAAAAACGCAGAGATATGGTAGCCTCTGTGGAAATGGCCTTGAAGAAAGGCATAAAAGAAAATACTAGTCTAGTTCCTTTACCAAAATAGGGAAGTATTAATGTTAAACAAGGAGCTTCCGCAGAATGGTTCTAGAATCTAATGGGTAAGTACTGTAGGAACTATTATGAAATTATCGAAAATGAAGCAATAAAGGCTTATGGGGTTATTCTACTAAGAAACAAGCTCAACGGGTAGATTGATATATTGAAAATTACTACTGACAATCTAGATTATTCTCATAAGTTTAATAAATCTAGTAGAAGATAGTTATTAACTGGGGCATTTGAAGTAGATAGTGTATAGGCTAGGAAACCTGGTTCATTGGCTATGAAAGCTACCAATGGAAACATACACTTGATGGAGACAATGGCAATCCTAAACTGTTTGCCTGAAATAACCTCTAAAGAAGGAATTATTGGAAATATACTTGTAGCTAATCCCCATTCTCTACAGGGTACAGCGGCATCAAACGAGGAATTAGTCTACAATTTCGGAGAGTTAGTATCCCACATTGATGGATTCTAGAATAATATTAAGAACATTAAATTTGCGAATAAAGTAGAATTGGCTAAAAATAAGCTTAGAGAAGTATTAGAACTTGGTGCTAGCACACACTGGGAAGAGGATAAGTATAAGTTTGTAGGAAAGTATAAGGATTTATATACATAGTTGGATGAAGCAGTCTCTACTAATGACAGAAGAGATATTCTTAGAAAATTGGAGGCAATTAGGAAAAAATTAGAAGAGCCTAATGGAGGTTTAAGAACTGAGTAGATAACATCGTTAGACACTTATAGTGAGGAGGGAAATGAGTAGAGAACTTTATATAATCATATAATGTTAGCTATTGCTGAAATATAGGGAGTGCAGTTTAGACAGCAGACTAAAGACAACGAGAAGTATCTTGAGAGCATGAATATATTTAATAACGGGGTTAAATCTCTGATGTTAGATAATCCAGGAAATCTAGATAATGCTACTCTAAATAAATTAACCTCTCTTATTACTGAAGCTTATTAGAACACTCGTGAGGATATGATGAGGGAGATTCCAATTATTAGAGAGCTAGTAGAGGAACTAAAGAAAAGCAAAGGGTTTGGAAAGCTATCAGAAATGACTGTTGGCAATTAGGCAAGCTTGTATAGAAATATGATAGAGTATAAAGATGGCGATATTCTATTTAAGAATCCCTGGAGCAACAAATTCTCTGGTACTGAACAGGAAAAGAAATTTCTTAAATATGCTCTTACTAAGATAAATTAGGATAGGTTTGGAACTGATGAATTGGATGAAATGATAACTACAGAAGATGTTAGATTCTTTAGAGTTCCATTGGCTGTAGGAAGTTTATCCTCACAAGCTTCTTAGTTAGGAAGTATTGCTGAAGCATTCAAGAAGAGATTAGTTAGTAGATTGAGTCCAAAAAGATGGTGGGAAGAAACACAGAAATAGTTTCTAGGAGTATTCTCAGATGTCTAGAATCCCTCTTCTGAAGGAGAATTATTTCAGATGAATAATATGTTTGATGCTGGAAAGAATACAGAGTAGAGACTAGAGAAGATTGCAGAGAAGGGATATGATTATTTTGAGAATAATCTAGAAACTTTGTTATTAAAGCATATATTTGCTTACTCTACTAAGAAAAACGTTGATTTAATTATGCCAATGGCTAAAGCATCAATGATCCATGTAATCACTTAGGGATAGTTAACTAATAAAAAGTTTACTAATACTGCCAATTATATCACAGATTATATAAAATCTCATATTAAAAACGAATCTTTAATTCCTGAAAATTAGTAGAATTTTAATGCTATTGTTAGCAGAATTAAAAATGCGGCATCATTCTTGGTGCTGGGATTTTCTCCTATTTAGTATGGCTACTAGATGATATAGGCTCTTTGGACCGATATAAGGCTAATGTATTAGGGAAGAGGAGATGAAAACACTCCTTTCACCTTTGAGAATTTTGCATTTGCTTTTAAAGAAGTTTATAGAGAACTATTTACTCTTGGAGGAAAGCCTACTAAATGTAGCCTATTAAATGATATGTTTGCTATTAACGATAGAGATATGAATACTTATGCAAAACAGACTACATCAGATAGGTATGGAATATTCAATATGTCTAATATTGCTTTTCACTGCACCAGCAGACCAGATTATTACAGTAGAATGTCTATATTTGTCACTTAGTTAAAATAGGATGGCAGTTATGATGCCTATGAAAAAGTTGGAAACAAACTAGTATATGATTGGAAAAAGGATAAACGCTTTGAAGCATATGCTAATGGAAGGACTGATGACCCCAAATATAACGAACAAAAAGGGTTATATTACGCTATAGCTGAGTAGTTAGAAATAGAACATGCTAAAAATGCTGATGGTAGTTTATTCTAGATCGGACAACCTTTACCTAAATCTCATACAAACCAGCAGATTGAGAGTTTCAAATCGTTAGCTGATGATATTTATGGTTACTATGCCCACGAAAAAAAGGCAATGGTTCATTCCTATACTCTCGGAGCCTTGTGGATGCAAATGAGAACTTTCTGGTCTGGTAAGAAAAACCAGTATTTGGGAGGATAGGGTATCAAATTAAAAGGACGCTATGCTCAGTAGAAGGATGCTAATGGTAATTTGTTATACCTCACCGAAGAAAATGGCAGAATGATACCAACTACAGAAAATACTGGAGTTCCAGTAGTAAAGTGGGAGGGAGAATGGTAGGAAGGAATTATGCTAACCTTATCATAGTTAATATCTGGAACCTTTCAAGGAGATGGATTAAAGCATACTTTCGAAGATATGTGGTATAATGAGGATGAGAAGCTTAGAAATCTCTATAGAGCCAATTTACGACAAATCTAGTATGATTTACTAATGTTCTTTATTGTTGGTTCTCTTGTCACTGGAACATTAGCCGATTGGGATGATGAAAACATGAAGAAAGCTAAGGATTCTAGAGATATAGACGATGCAGCTATAGCAGCTGCTGCTCATATGGCATGCAAGATGGTAAGTTCGTCTTTTTTAGACCTTAACTTTATTGAATCTATTGGAGAACCACTAGTTTCTTGGCAACCAATGTCATTTAGTTATTTTTCTAGAAGAGCCGAAGATATATATAATACAGCATTTGGGGATACTTCTTTTACTGATGCTCTTATTAGAATGTCTTCATTAACAAATAATACTAAGATATTTTGGAATACTTTACTTCCTGAAAGGGAGTAGGAATAAAAAAATAGGGAGAAACATAGACTTTATTGTCTACGCTTCTCCCTTTATTATTTACCAAGTATTGTAATCAGTTATGTTCTTACTCTCCTTACATACATTACATTTAACAGATTTACCTATACCTATTCCACTATGTGTAAATGTTACTGAACATCCACACGCCTTTATTCCCTTATGTAGTTCATAATGTTGTTTTTGAAATTCGGCATATGCATTTGCCTCCTTCTCATTCAAACTATAAGAGATAGCACTAGGTTTAAATATATTAGATATACAAGCAGTACCATCAGTACTAATAACAAATCCAGAGGAAGTTCCTTCTTCCTTTTTGTCCTCGTTAATCTGCCGAATCCTTTCTTTGCAAATATGGATAATCTTCTCGTAATCCATTATTCTAGCATCCTCTTTAGACTTACCAGGTTCTTCCTTAGTTCTCAGTATCCTCTTTACAATATCCGCATCCCATGGATTCAAATTATATTCTCTCCAAATATCCCAAGGTTGTATTTTATGCTTGCTGTAATTAGAATTTCCTACATTATAGCTTCTAATGTCTTCATTCGTCTCCATCAACTATTTCGATTTTATATTCAAGTTCCATAGAATCTCTTAAAGTGTCTAAATCATCTACGAACATAATTACGTCTCCAGAATCCACAAAGTCTCTTAAGACCTCTATAAAATCAAACTCATCGAGTTCGTCATCACATTCCTTAGCATAGGCTACTCCTGTTCTGCTCAATAATACTCTATACATATTAATTACCGTTTATAATTGATATAATAGTGCCCAAAGAAACAGCACCTACTGTTCTCTTAACTTCTTCATCTTGCTCGTTATAATATATCAAAACTGGAACATTTCGTATACCTCTTGCATTCGCAAGTTCTTCCTCTTCGTCTACATCATGCTTGACAATTTCTATTCCAGTAAGCTGTTCTAACGTCCTGTCTAGTACTTTGCATGGTCCACACCATGATGCTCCAAACTTTTCAATTCTTGTAATCATTTTAATCAAATAGGCTTAGTTCTTGACTTATCTGTACTCTGTTATTTACGTACTTAATTGGTTCCGTTATTTCTCCAGAAATAAGTTCAGAGTTAGGATTTTCTGGTATTCTTTTAGCCAGATTATGATCTATAGTAGCATAACAATATTTACATCCCATCTTACAAGTATCGTATTCTCCTATTCCGTAGGTCTGAACGCTACAAGTACATCCACTAGTAATAGAAGCTTTAGTCGGCTTTATGTTAAGCCCAAATATCTTAGGACTCATACATCCTTCAACATATACCCCAGGATATTCCTTTCCTAATCTACATATCTGTAAATGTAGATTATTCTCGGATATAGCAATAACTCCCATTCTCATAGTAATCCAGTCCTTTTCCTCTTCAGTGAAAGGAATTATTTCTGGCATATTAGCTAATGTGTGGGAATATGGAGTAATAAAACTAAATATACATCTACTTACATACTTGGACAATTCTTTAGCCATTTTCTTGAAAGAATCTACTAACCATTCGCAAGATATTTTGTTAGTCTTAAGTAAAGGGTCAAACCTCCACAAAACATTTTCTTTGCCTACTATCTTACTCAACTCTTTTAAAGTCTTTATACTTTCATCTACCGATGGAACATTTGGCTCTATGTCAGTTCCATATGGAGTAATAGTATAATAGTATATACACTTATACTTGGAATTGATTTCTTGAATATATGGTAATATTTTAGAATAGTCCTTAGAACAGAAGGCTATACAGTCTACATCCTTTAAGGAGTATGCTGTAGTAACCTTAGTTCTAGGATTCTGGGAATAAATAAAGTCCTTATGTAACAATTTATCTACCAGCCAATCAGTATAACAAGCTACTATGTCAGTTCTTAAGCTGATGTTTAGAATCATTTATTTTTTCATTATCCTCGCTTAAAATAACTAATCTGTCTGCTAGTAAATTAGCTACCTGATGGCGTACAGAGTCTGTAGTCCAATATCTCATTTGCGTTTCGATATGTCTACGTACAAAAGTATCCATATCGAAGTCGTCAAAAGTTTTCTTTAACATAAGCTCGGCTTGAGACTGTACTGCCTCTTTAAGCCAAGCTCTTATATCATCCTTGGTGATGCCCAATTCATTATGAATGTAATTCTTGAACATCGTCCATTTATCATTCTTTCTGACATTAGATATGAAAGTCTATTACTGAAATTTCAACATCATCTCCTACACTGTCTAGATACTCTTTAAACTCCTTGTTCCAAACATCTTCGTCTTTGTCATTTGTAGTCATAGCCCACCAACCCATACTAGCAGACTCATGCCAATCTCCGTCCTCTGTTACAAAACAGAATGGAATTCTATCTTTTTCCAACATAGCATCCCAGTCTACTTCTTCTTTGGTAGCAAAGATGGCATTGAGGGGTTCTCCGTCTTCTCCTTTTTCCTTAAGAAGTAACCATGCTCCCCATCTACCTCCTTCACAATACCAATCCCACTTAGAGTCAGGATTATATGTAGACATCAAGTTCTCTTCGTCATCAATTTCATATCCCCAGTTCTTAGCTTCTTCCCAGGCATCTTCATATGAGATAAACAACCCTTTCTCTATGATTTTATTAGCTCTTTCAAGCTGTTCCTTTTCCCATTCGGTGGTAGGATTCTTATACTTATCTGCTAGCTTAATGGCATACTCATAGTTATCAGCGTGTCTGGTTTTAACCTCATCAATGGCTTCATCCTTTGTATATCTAACATATTGTTCTACCTCCATGTTTTCATCATAGGGTTCTAACAATGTTTCAACATTACTTCCGAATACTAGTCCTACAAAATGGCTCATACTATATATTTTTTAACAATTTCTGAAATCATCTTACCGTCTGCTTGAGGAAATTCTGATTTCAAATATTTAATCGCATTTCCCATTTCTTTCTTTGGAATTTGGAAACTAACCATATCTATTGAATTTTCTTCATTATAGAAATCTTCAATAAAGCCTTTTCCCTCACACCATATTTGTAATGCAGAATGTATGTCTGGCTCATTTACAGGCTCAGGAAGCAACTTTTTTAGTACTTCCAATTCATCCCTATATTCAGTTGCCAAGTCCTCTCTACCAGCCTCTATAAAGCTAGAAATACTGTCCTCTAATTTCTTACACATTTTAGAAATAAGCTGTATCTCAGCTGCTTCATCATAAGGTTTAGCATTTTTAGCAGTTTGTAGAATCTGAATTTCTGCCTTCAGATTCTTATATGCACGAAGTTCTACTTGATTTTTAGACTTCATTGCTTTAGCTATACATTCGTTTATATTTATCATTTTAAATTATTTAATCCTTCTTCTAAAACTTCATTTAACCAAGTGCCTCCATTGTAAAATTGGACAATGTACTTGTAAGTTCCATCTCCATTACTTCTAACGTCAACCAAATAGGAAGTGTCTTCTGGATATTGAGTATCATCACATTTATACAGTTCTCCGTTTAACACTTTATAAGTATCATCCACATCCATTAAGGTTTCAGCATATGTATCTCCTTCATAAGCAATCTCATAACCATATTTCTTACAAAGATACTCACAATATTCTTCTACTGTAAGTCCTTTTGTATTAATTTTAGTTAAAGTTCCTGTATGTAATTCAACACAACTCATATTTCTAGAGTATAATTAGAAATCCAATCTCCACAACATTCACAATGTCCTAAGTCTTTATATTCTCCTAGATGCTCAATAAGAGACATCCATACATCCTGAAGAGTAGCTATATCGGTTTCCCTATCTAGCATGGCTCGTATAGATACTTTTATCTCTTCCGGAGTCATGTATGCAGTCTCTTTTCCATCAACGGTAAGGGATGTGCAAATACATCCGTCAGTATATTCTATTTTCATAATTAATTTATTACCTATTATAATCCAAAGTCTTAACCAAATACTTGATTGCTTCTAACTGTCCATATGTTAAGGATATCAGTTTGTCATTTAAACAAATATCCCAACCTTCTCCATTTGCCCATTCTGTTACTTCTATAAAGTCTGAATCCTTCGCCAGATGGTCATACTTTTTTAATTCGTCGCTTACAGCTTTTCTTTCATGAATTTCCATATCAAATAATTATTTTAAAATATACAGAAGTCTTCCAGGTTCTCCAACCTAGAAATTTAGTAGGAACCCAGTTAGGTTTTCCTATTAAATCTCTAAGTTCTAATGGAGTCAAATCAAATTCCATCCCTTGAACATCATCTGGAGACAGTCCTATCCAAACTTTCATTCTTCTGAGATTCTATTTTTTCTTTAACTTCCCTATATGATATTGGGGTAAAATTATTATTATCAACTCCGACATCATACTGAGTCGGTAATAATACCCTAAGTCTAGAAATATCCAAACCATCAGCTTGTGGTCCGGAGTGAACATGGCCAAACAGTTGCCATACTCCTCTATATGACCCTCCATAACACAGAAATGGATAATGGTTTAAGTAGATAGAATTATCCTCAATTTCTATCTGCAGCTGAGGTACTACCATATCAAAATATAACATATATCCCTGTCTAAGATTCTTTCTGTCATGATTGCCTATAATGAGGTTTATATGACCATTTAGACGAGGGATGATGCTATTCCATACACTACTTCCACCAAAGGCAAAATCTCCCAGATGGAAGACCGTATCGTCCTTAGAAACCACCTTATTCCAATTTTCTATCAGAACTTCGTTCATTTCTTCTACATTTTGAAAAGGTCTATTACAAAACCTAATTATATTGGCGTGTCCGAAATGAGTATCTGAGGTAAAAAATGTATGGTCTGGACTATACTTAATCTTCTTTTCGCTCATTCTCTTCTAGTTTTTCAGCAGTTATATTATACCCAGTTTTCATCCAACAATAAAACTTAGATGAAACCATTTTTCTAAATTCAAAGTAAAACATCTCTTCTCTAGCTAATATAGGAAATAGGGTATGCGTTACTGCCAAGATTGAAACATTAAATTTCTTATGCAAGTTCCTGTACATATTAGACATTCCTACTTGGCGAGATAGATCGAATCCCTTGTCAACTTCATCAAACACTAATAGAGTTTTCTCATCCCAATGTTCCTTGTTTTCTTCTAACCATTTACTTAACATCGCTAGACCTCTCTGACCTGTAGACATACGTTTGGTTTGGAATCCTCCGTTCTCAAGTAAGGCTTCTGCTGAAGCACTATTATTAAGACTCGTTGGGTCATCAAATTCGGCACTAATGAAATAAAACCTAGTAAAGTCAGTACTTATTTCAACCTTATTTTTGAATCCTCTAATATCACAATATCCAAGCTTAGTCTGATACACAGCGTTTGGGTCATCTTTGCTGTTATCACATTGATAATCTCTTATAACATTAACAAGAGTTGATTTTCCACACCCGTTATCTCCAGCAATCAGAATCTCTGGATGTTTACTAAAATCGAAATTAAATTCATCACCTTGCTTGAGGGTTCGGAAATCCTCAAGCATTTTTATATTAAGGTACATATTAAGAAATTAAATCTTTAAGTTTAGAGATATACTTACTATTATCCTCAGCTACTTGCTGGTTAAACTCAATTTGAGTTTGGATAGAAACAATCTCATTTTGTTTAACTTTAATGTCTTCAGCTATAGCTGCATTTAGAGCCATAGCCTGGTCATAAGAGGTCTTGAAAATTTTCTTTACTTCTGCTAACTGTTCAGCAAATGATTTTATTTGTTTTTTTTGTTACCGAAAATACTTGAAATGTTCATAATATTAATTTTTTACTTATTTATAAAATTGGTTTCTACTTCCCATTCGAAAAAGCTAGAGTCTAAATTCTCATAACTTTTTTCTTGGACTATTCGCGTAAATGCCTTTTAACTGTTTAGTCATCATATTTATCATTTCAGCATAGTCCATTTGTCTTCTTATTTTGGCAGCTTTACGAGTCCATTTAGAATTTCTTCCTACAGTATATACCGCTCCATACCTAAGATATCCTCCACATACTCTTGGATATAGGAAGGTGTACTTAAGAGCCTTCTTTATTTTTTCTGGGTATCCTTTTATTCTCCATGATATGTGAAGCCATAAGCTGCTCCATATAAGTCCCACAAAGTTTCTTCCTCCAAGTCTCTAGAACTCCACTCTAAATCTGGAAGAGAATATTTTACTATAGCAAAATACAAGTCTACAAATTCCTCCTCAGCATAGTCAAATTCATAACACCCAGCTGGTGCACCCCATTCAGCATCTGATTCCCTAACATACTTCTCGTCTATTATTCCTAGTTTTAATAACTCTTTAGTAAATTTTTCTGGTATCCAATAGTCTGACTGAAAATCTACTCCAACTTCCTTGATAAAATCAAAACCTAGGAGTTTAGTAGTTTCTTTGTATGCTTTGGATATTTCATCTGCCGAATGATTAGCAACTATATGATAGTCCGTTGTACAGGCATGACCGTCCCCTCCTGGGTCTCCAAGCGTAAATCCAATATTATACTTCATAATTAACAAGTTCCATATTCTGTTTCTTTATAAAACTCAATCTTTTGCCCATATAGTTTCTGTAATTCCTGATTTATTTCAGTAAACACACTATAAGGCATCTTTTTATTCTGTCTAGCAAAATAGGCAGGATGATACACTTCTATAATTTTGGGACTATTTACAATATATTTCTTAAATGATGATGCTTGATTACCAAATAAGACATATATTATACCTCCATCTCTAGAACTTAGATTGTGAATTAATTTGGCAGTAAAGGATCTCCACATATCAAAGTGTGAGCCAACTCTACCAATTTCACAAGTGAAAGCAGTGTTAATCATTAAAATACCTTGCGTTGCCCATGATTCTAGAGTATTATCAAATTCTATCCTATTGTGTGGAATTTCGTAATTTATTGCAGCTTCTTTAACTATCTGTAATGAAGGCGATAGTTTATCTTCTGGGGTGTCCTTTGAGTTGCCAAACAATATTCCAGTAGCCACACCTTGTTGTGGGTACGGGTCTTGTCCTAAAAATACAACTTTACAATCTTTAAGAGGACACGCTTGAAACGCTCTAAATATGTTTTGAGAAGCAGGACACAGGGTAGTCTTGTCCAGCTTTCCTATCCATGAGACTACCCTATATAGTTCCTGTGTATCAATTACTCCCATCCAATCTCCAAAATATTCACTAGCTTTCATTCACACCATCCCTTTTTTCTAAATTCTGCATGTAGAGGTTCTGCCAATTCTCTAGCCTGTGGATGTGCACTTTCTGCATCACGCAATTTAAAGAATCCGTCCCACTGTGTAAGAGTACCAGTCATAATTAATTCAGTCTTAAGACTATTAGGTAGTACAGCTCTTGCTTGCTGAGGTTTCCAACCCTGATTTAGTAATTCCAAATATAATTGTTCGGATATTTGTAAATTAGCTATAAAATTCCTTTCTGGAGTAATCTCCCAAGGTTTAAACCAGGGGTTCCCTTTTCCAGTTAAATGATAGTAGTATTCTCCAATTAAATTTCCATACTCATCATGATTAATGATAGTTCCTTTAACTTCTTGGAGAGCTAGGCTGTCTGCCCAACATGGAATAATAAAGGTAAGCTCATTACCAAATTTGTCCTTGGAATAATTGCAATAACGGGTACTCTCCTGAGCAAAACTAAACACTCTATGCCTTACAAATTCGTGGCTTACTCCTCTATCACATACAAATCGAACCGTAATTCTTTTCTCATGTTCCTTACCAGGATTACAGATATATTCCAAATCCTCAAGCCAACCATTTTCTACTAATACTCTATAATTAGTAGTAACAAATCCGTTCCAAGTTCCCTTTTCGGCTTCTCCAGTACTATTAGCTACAGAATAAGGATTGCTGCAATACTTAAAATACTGTTGTCTAGAAGACATCGTTAGAAATAGATATACGGTACCATGCTCTAACATAGCTCCATGTCCAGACTTTACCATTCTCTCAACAAATTTTGCAGCAGAATCTAGAGTAATCTTGTCCTCTGATTTGTAACAGGTTCTTCCAGCTATTTCAATCTGTCTATATACAGTGTCAATAAGCTCTTGCCTAGCCATTTTAGGTCCTATTTCCATATCAGATGGAATGATTATGTTTCTAGGTTTCTGTTCTAAGATTTCAAAATATGGTTTAATTAGCTTCATTGTAATCCTTTGTTAGTTCATCATTAGTGTATTCATCTGCTTCATAGTCACTCATTGCCTGGTCATACCATGTCCAATTATCAACACCTGCCATTTCTAGACAACGCAACTTCCATCTATCCCTTAATAACTCTGCTAACTCGTCTTTTCTAATTAACTTCATTTCCATAGTCCTAGTTCTATACCTAATGCTTTATCCATGAAGCAATACGTTGTTCCGTCCTTTAATGTCCTGGTATTCGGCTTTATGTGTAATGCTAAAGGACAATCTTTATTAATTCCTGTAATATCTCCAGTTCTCCAAGGTTCTTTCTCAGATTTTTCTGCGTCGATGCCTATTATGAATAAGGCTTCATCCTTATACTTTGCACATTCCTTGCAAGCATGATCAGAATAACCTACAGTTTTTCCATGTAGACTCTTTACCTCTTTTGCAGCTTCTTCAGAAAGAAGGGAATTCATTATGATTCCCTCCTCTGCTATATTCCCACAAACTGGGCATAGGTAGTTTACTAAAGAGACCTCTAGTTCTTTCGACATCTCTTGCAAGCTTTATATCCTTGTTTACGAGCATCTGATAAAGATATTTTCTTAACTTCAGGATTGCGGGCCTTCAAAGAAGGACAATCCTTACTAGTATGATAAACACTGCCAGTCTTTGTTACTTATACATCAGTATCTTCATAGTCAATACAACCACCAGTCGGATTTCCATTTTCGTCGCAATAAGCTCCACTATTAGCTAGAATTAACTTTCCGTTATCAGCCTCTATTACTTCGTCACCATTTTTCTAAATACATATCCTCTACCTTTCTTAATGTTAAACTTTTTATTGAATGATAATCATGTCTTATATTTTGTTCTGCTTCATATTCATCTTCAGCAGTAGTCCAAACATTTTGATCATCCCCATAAGTATGTTCTATATGATATATAAATCTTTTCATTTTATTCCTCCGAAATAAGCTCTACCAGAGTGAGATTTCTAAAGGTCTCATTTAGAGACTTTCTAGCTTCCTCCTCACTTGGAGCTTCTATAGTAACTGTTTCTGCACATCTTTTCTTAAATTCTATATAATACGTATAGGTTTTCATCTTCTTAGTTTATTAAAAATTTTACTTAATATAATTATAAGCGCCATACATATCATAGCGGTGATATAATATAGCGTCAATGTAAAGAAACACAATCCTGCGGCTATAATAGCTATCCAGATTGGGCTAGTTATAATTAGTATGAGAATTACGATAAATTCTAACATAAAGTTTTATAATATAATAGGGTAGGATTATTATCGTGTATATCAATCTGGTCTAGTTGATATAATGCCAACTTCTGAGAAAATTGTTGTCTATCAAATCCATTAGATATAAGGTGATAACCATTAACAGTGGGAATTATATGCTTAATCCTATCTCCCTCTGCTCCTCTACATTCATTAATTAGAGATATTATCCTATTCCTATATTCGTCGTCTTTAGAGTCTATATCAACAATCCACAACTTTTTATAATTAGAACTTCTACTGGCACCAGTAGCCCTGTCATATACAGCTATGCCCTGCCTAGTATTTCCATTCTTAATCAAATCTGCAAATTGTTTAATAGACTCGCAAGCTATATCAAGAGTATTTCGAGGATTAATCCAAAAATAAGCTCTAGCATTATTACTATTACACAAGTCCTTTATGTATGGCTCTTGTCTCAGAAATTCCTCCTTTGTAAAAAAGTAGAAACTTCTAATAGTTCTAGCACCAGATGTATAGGATGGGAGTTCTACCCCATCCTTCTTTCTTTGAATTATTTGAACGAAATAAAAATCATCTTTATCTACTAATCCATCAAATAGATTAGCTAAATATTCAAAATTGTCTACCATAAAATAAGTCGTTAAATATATTAGCACCTCCGAAGTAGTCAGGAACACATCTAGTTATAATAAGCTGTCTGAATGAATCTCCATGCTTCCTTTTAAGGTAATCTTCAAGTGAGCATTTAGCTATCAACTCATTGCTTTTATTTTTTAACTATAATCTCTTTATCATAGAGTGTCTCACTATACAAGACTACATTATAATTGATCCTGTAATTCATTTTCTATATGTTTTTTTAGCCTCACGCCTTGCTTTTTTTCTTATCTACCACATCCATCATTATTTCTCCGTATTTTTTTGAAATAGATTTCACCTCCCCATCCTTTCCATCCTTGAGAACCATAAGCTCTTCTTTTTTCTTCTACGTTCTACCTTTCCCTCTTTATCAAGGTATGGAGTAGGGATTCTATTCTTCGGATTGTGTGCGGTAGGATGATGCTCCTTGTAAGTTCTACTCATGCTATAAGTTTTTCAATATATTCTCTATCCTCTCCTTTAAAGATTGGAATCTCATTATCAATAAACCAATAACTTCTTAAAGTTTGATTCATAGTCTGATGATATTTCTTTATACAGCAGCTTCCTCTTTTAAACTTAGTAGGATAATCATTCCAGTTAATTCCTTTCTCCTGAAATAGTAACTCTTGAATTTGATTAGAGTTTAGACCTTCCAACTGTTTGTGAGAGAAATGTGCCTGCCCAGCTGAAGAAATGCTGTTCCTCGTAGCATCCTGCTGTCTCCATAGGATACAATTAGTTACTTCCTCTTTTGGAATGTTAAAGCATCTGGCATCAAACATTGCTCCAGTCTTAAGAGAACGCTTATATGAGCTAGTTAACTCATCATCGTCTAACTTTCCATTATAAGAAAGCTCTACGATTTGCTCTTGAAATCTTCTGTTAAAAATAAGAGTTGCCATAGACGCTGCCACACTACATATCTTCTGGACGTTATAATCAAACCAGGCGTCAGTAGTAAGTTTCTGATAGTCGATAAGTACTAAAGTAATTTCATCAGACTGTGTGTATCCCAAAACACATCCCTGAATATTCTCACATAAGTACTTCATTGTTTCCTGCATAGCATTACACATAGCCTCATCAAAGGGTTTATTAAAACCTCTTGTGAATGTGTGAAATGCTTTTCCATCCAGTCTTATAATAACTGGTGTGCGTCTAGCTAAAAATGTTTTAGAACGATTCTCATAATAAGATTTCATTCTATCTCCTAATTCATCTTTCATAGCTATATAGCTCTTAGAATATTTATTTATTCCTCTAAGCTCTTCAATTTCATCCTTTAATTTTCCAAGCTCCACTAGAGCATTACTATAGTATTTCTTACGCTCAATATCATACTCTTGAAACTCTTTTATAGCTAATTTTAACTTAGCAATTATAATATCTTTGGAATCCATCAAATTCTCATTCAGCATACTATGTCTAATTAAAACAATACTTACAACTCGCTTACTAATTTAATTACTAATTCTTTAAGGTGTTGTAACAATTCTTTCTTAGATTTCTCAGTAATACAAAGACCCATTACGTCAGCTCTGTCTTCTAAGCAATCAATAAAAGAATCTATCTTAAACTTCCCTTCGTCAAATCGGATGGATTCTCCAAATGCGCTTAGAATCTCTTCATCTGTAATTAATTCTGTTGTTGTAAATTCTACATTCATAATTACTTGACGTTTGGTTCAACAAAAGATACTGGCTCATATAATTCCCACCCAGTTAGCCATATTGGAATGACTATAGTTTCTACAGCAATAACATCCCAAACAATGTTACCAATACACGCTTCATAGGTTACTCCCTCAATCTTCTTAGTTTGATAGTTTGCCCAACCATAAGGTTCAGCTACAAACTTAGTTCCATCAGCTCTCTCAAAAGTCTTGCTGTCTGCACAAGAACTTAAAGCAATAATTGCTATTAACAATAAACCAAATAATTTTTTCATACACTACTATATTTAATTAAAAATGATGCCCTAACTGCGCTCTCAGCATTACGCCTTGGACTGTAGGCACTGTTAGTAGGCCAAGGGGGCTCAGGTTTGGCATCACTACTATAGCCCCTTATTCGTTAATGAATCCAATGATCTGATACAGTAATATCTGCACCTAAAAATACATTAGGACAGAATGGTTTCCCTCCATCTATCATACATTTAACTAATACCTTAGATACTTCATCGGCAATAGATTCTGGGCATTCTAGATTAAACTCGTCATGGACTGGAACACACATCTTAACAATGTTAAGAAGCTTATGCTCCTTAATCCAATTAAATAGTTTAATAGAGGAAAGTTTAAAACACATTGCTCCCCTGTTCTGAATACGATAATTGATAGACTGCTTTTCAGATGCTGCTTTTCTCTGAAAATATCTCTTAACGTCTTGGACGGTATCACAGCCAGGAGAATCTCTCTTCATTTCTCTGTAATAATCCCAGAACTCTGGGTCATTGAACTTCTTAGAAATCCGCCAGAGGTCATCAATATCATATATATGTGCTCTATGCTTAGTTATAGGATTTAACAAAATATAACCATCCCTCATTACCGCCATTCTACAATAATCTTGATACTGTTTTACTCCAGGGAAACCCTTCATAAAGTTATCATAGATTTCTTGAGCTTCTGACAACGGTAGACCCTTGTTATTAGCTATAGTATTTGCATCGCCTCCATAATTGATGGCAAATTCAATACCTTTAGCATCCTGTCTTTGGGCATGATATAATTTAGCTATATCCTCTATAGGGCAGTCTCTAGGGATAATATTCGGATAAGACATTTTAGCTACTAGACTATGAACATCCCCACAGCCATGTTCAAATAGTTCAATCATAGCCTCGTCCTTAGATACAGAAGCAATGATTCTACTTTCTTGAGACTGATAATCCGCAGAAATCCACTTATTACCTTTCTCTGCAGTAAAACATGCTCTAGTTTCCTTGTCATGAGGTAAATTCTGTAGATTAAGTTTATATACTCCTCCTCCAGAACTTACTCTAGCTGTATCAGCTCCTAGTGAGTGAAAATCTACATGGATTCTTCCAGTCTTAGGGTTAATTGCCTTCAACCAGTTTTCCCCATAAGTAGAAACCACTTTTGCAGCTTCCTGATATTTTAGATAGATAGGAATAATCGGGAAATCTTTAGCCTGTGGAGCTAGAAGCTTAGCTTCAACAGATTTCTTTTCCTTCTTAGTTTGCTTATCAAATGTCTTGACTTTAATTCCTAATAATTCAAATAACTTGATAACTTGTTGAGAGCTACTCCAGTTAATTGTGCACTTAGGCTTGGTATCAAAGCCATTAAATAAATCACCTTGATTATCTACCTTAGTAAATTGACTTATTACTCTTTTTCTATAAGCTTTAACCTTTCCGTCTGGTGTTTCAAGGTCTTCCTGAGGGCATCGGACATATTTCTCTTTTAGCAGTCTAGCTACTTCATCCTCTATTTCCATAAGATTATAAAATTCCAGTTCTGGGTATTTAATATCCCATCCATCATACTCATGTCTCTTTTCAGAATCCCATTGAACTACCCAATCGTTTAGTTCTTGCTCAGCATCCTTCAGCTTAACAAGGTCTTTAGCCATCTTATTTCTCCATTTTACGACATCTAGATGAACACCGCAATGCTTGAAATAAGCAAGACTCTTGATAAACTCACACTCAAGTTTCATAGCAAGATTTAATTCTTGCTTAGCAAGCTCTATTTCTTGTTTTTCTTTAATGTCTTCTAGCCACATTACGTCTCCTGCAGCATAGACTACTACATCTTCAGTAAGACCATCATTTATAATCTTACCTCGAACAGATTTATCTAAGTCATAGTTTAGATAATTCCATGCAGCTGCTTTCAAACTCATTTCTCTTATATTAGCTGGATAGCCTAACCAAAGTAATTTCTCGGCAATCATACCATCCCAGATATAATTTGGCCAAATATCCTGCACATATAAAAACCCTAAGTCAAACATTAAATTCCATCCAAGAAATACTCTATCAGACTCAAAATAATTCTTTATCTCAGCTTTCTCTTCTGCTGACATAGTTGTCCAGTCAAAGACAACTTGATTTTCTTTGCAACCTAGTTGCACAGTTAGTAACTCCTTAGTATGCGCATCTAATCCCTTAGTTTCAGTATCAAATTGAACTAAAGAAAGAGGCAACAATATTTTCATTGCCTCCTCGAAACTTACTTCTTTGTATTTTGTAGACACAAATAAAGTTTTATTCCGACTTACTAAATAAATCATGTTGATAGATTTCGATGTTATTTATTTCAACATCTTTGGATTTGAACCTATTATAAATAGCTTCTTCAACTGCATCTTTAATATCATCTTCATCTATTACTTCTACATCTACGAATAACCCTAATTCAACTCCTACTTCTACCTTAACCTTAGTAGGTAGTGGTTCATTGTAAGGTGCTCTAGGGTCATTAGCTGCACCCATTGGATAGTTATCTAAAGTCGTCATATGGGTCATAAGTTAAAGGATCAACTACTTCCCAATCATCTGCGTTTATATCTTCACCATCAAAAGGATAGTAAGTACAAGTCCTATCAGAAAAGTCATACATGATAAACTGGTCATGGTATGTAATACCTACACCGTAACTACACATAAGAGCTTTCATATCATCAGGGATAGAACGCATAGCAGGTATTCCATCTCCAGAAATCATTGCAGGTATCTGCATAAATATCACCAGATTGCTCTGAAATACTTTCCTTCTTACTACTTTTCCCTCTTGTAACTTAGACAATATTTCTCCGAATTTCATTACATTAAATTTTTAAGTTGATTAGAAAATCTACGTCTTAATTTAGCTAAAGCTCCCTCCTTCATCTGTCTTATTCTTTCTCCTCCAACACCGTACATATCAGCTATAATTTTAGGATTGACCGGAGCCATTCCTATACCAAATAGCATACAGATTAAATCATGCTCTCTAATTGTTAATTTAGAAAGTAGATTCTCTAGCTCTTTAGTTACATAGCTTTTATTTACTTGTTCGTCAAGGGGATCTTCACCATCTGGAATAATATCACAGACTTGACTGTTTTCTTCATCTCCTCCTATGAAATCGTCCACAGAAACTAACTTATTAGAAAACTGTGCTAGATAGTCAATTTGCTCCCTAGGAATATCAGTCATTTCTGATATTTCTTCGGAACTTGGATTTCTATCATGCGATTGCAAGAATTTATTAGTTGCATCGAGTATACTTATTACCAATAATTGCTGAGACATTGGAAGACGAATTTCTCGTGCTTGCCAATATATAGAATTATAGATACTTTGTCTAATCCACCATACAGCATATGACAAGAATGTAACTCCTCTTTCTGGGTCAAACTTATCAATAGCTTTCATTAATCCTTCATTTCCACTAGAGATTAAATCCATTAAAGGGATACCTCTATTCTGAAATTGCTTGGCGATAGTCACAACAAACCTAAGATTTGATTTTATGACTTGTTCTCTAGCAACATCATCTCCTTTTTGAGCCTCACAAATGAGACGAGTTACCTCAGTACTATCTAAAATCTTATATTTAGATATATCCCTGAGATAACTCGTCAACAGTGAGTCAGAACGGTCTGTGAAAATGATTTTTTTACTCACCTTCTTTTACAACCGGGGCTTCTGAAATTTCATCTTTAGGAGCATTAAGACCAATACGAATAGATAGTACTGATATATATGCTTCCATTGCTTTTAGTTGGGCGACTAGTAAGTCTTTATTAAGGCTGTCAACCTCCTTGAACTTATCCCCTAGGATAAAATCTCTGAGCTTAACAGCACGTTCATTAACTTCGTTAAATTCTCCCAACATTCTTTGAAATACAGCTTGTTCCATTTGATTAATTTTTAATATTTACAAATGAATCTAGACCCGTAGGTTTCAAGGAAGTCCTTTTCTTCCTGTATTATCTCATAAATTCCAACTGTTACTAATGACAATACTAATCCTCCAAATATATAGACCAGAATAGTATTAAATATCCAAATATAAAGGTTCATAATTAATATCGTAAGAGTCATCGAGAATAGATACATTGGCGGTCTTTGTCTCACCTGCATCTAGTAGCCAATGATTTCCTTCGTGGATATGTCCACAAAAAGCATACTTTGGTTTCTTATCTATAATAGCCTTAGCCAAGACCTCATTTCCTGCATTTATAGGAGTAGAACTCCACCTACCAGGCGGAATCATACCACAATCATTTAATGCGGGAGCATCATGACTAATCAATATATCGCAATTTCCTGGGATATGTGAATAGATTTCTTCTAGTTTCTCATCAGAATACATGAAAGCCCAATTACCAAATTCATGGCAGGCCGGAGTTCCATAAATTCTATATACCTTTCCTTCATCACTTAGATAGTCTAGATGAGAATTATCAAGAAATTCAGCTTTTCCTTCTGTAGGAAATTTAATCACAGAGTTATTCCAGAGAAAATCCCTATTTTCAAAAACAAAATCATGGTTTCCAGCTGTAAATATTACTTTCTTACACGGCAATGATTTAATCCAATCTGCAAATACAGTCTTCAACCACTTCTCACACTGTGGCTTGTTTCTCTGCATATAAAGAGGAACAATATCTCCACATATTAAAACAAGTTCACATGGCTCTATATAATCAATTAGAAATCCATGTAAATCACTTATTGCACATATTTTCATATCTTATGAGCTAATCCGTAAACATTTTTAGTCCATCCATTCATATGCCCTTTGTTATTTCCAATAAGGCATCCTTTGTTTGAGTCTATCGCGTATACTTTATGAGTAACGCAAGCTCCTCTAACTTTACAAAATACTACATCTCCAACATTACATTCTTGCCACCTTATAGGAGTGACAAGATGCTTTTCATTGCTCTTATACAGAGGGAGCATTGAATTTCCCGGCTCGCTTGTTATAAACGATTCACCAGCCTCCAATCTCTGTATCTTTCTCAGTATGTTTGGATTCATCAGAATATTTATTTAGTCCTTCCCCTAGTCATATTAGGTACTATACTAATATAAACCTTTTCACCATCACGGTCATACGACCATATATGATTGTCTACTACATAGCTTAGAGATTTATCATATCTAGTATAGTCTAGAATAGCTTCCCAAGTAGCCATGCTGCTAGTAATACTATCCTTTTTATGTTTAGTAGCCCAGTTAAATATCCATAATAAATGCCAAGTTCTGAAAAATGTTATACAAATCATCGGGTCCCATTCGTGTCTGGGACTGTCCCATTTATCCTTCCATCCTAATGCATGAAATCCTATATCTATCACCGGACTATAGTAGTCTCTTCTTATGGGAAGTCCAAATGTCCAAAAGTTCTTTCTAAATAGAAAGTGGGCCTTGGGGCGTTTAAAGTATTTTCTGGCTTTCCACCAGTGATACCATGGATTACGATACTCGTTCCAGCCAGGAGAAAGGAAAGGAATTTTACTATGAAAAAAGTACGACAGCTTGTAACGCAAACTGCCATACTTTTTACTAGTTAAGTACTCTTTAACATTCATATCCTTGTTTTACTAGCTCTTTCTCCATTTCGTCTAAAATATCATCAATGACATAGTCAGTTAGACAATCAGAGTCAGGAAAGCCTAAGTTCCGCAGATGATAATCTATGTTATCTCCCGCTTCATTAAGTATCATCCAGCCTTCAACTTCTCCCTCTTCATCTTCCTTAAGTGTTTTCACCACTTGGTCGATTAACTTAGGGATATTCACATCGTAGTTCTTAACTACCTCTACATTATAACTTATTATCATGCTTCGTCTTCAATATTAGTTTCACCTTTGTCAAGTTCCTTTCCTTCCTTATCTAGGAATTTAAAACATTTAAGCTTAAATGCCTCAGATTTCATATTCTCAATCTTAATAACTATTCCCTCATGAGGTACTTTGTTATCGCAAGATGGCGAAGTTCGCTCCATATAGAATCTAGCGTCGTTAGCTAATTTCTCCATGAAATTTTCGTTCCAGTGCTCAGCTTCGTTAAGTTCTGGATATAAGCTATTGGCAGTACCATAATACCACTCTTCTACTGGGATAAGACCTACCTTAGCGCACCATTGTTGAACTTCCCTAGCACTAAATTCGTGAACTACACCGTCAACATTAGTTAATGTTACACGATATATTCGCACTTTAAAGTGCTTTTCGTGAGTATACTGTTCTCCTTCTTTAGGAGGCATACAGCCATAGTCATAATTCTTTTGGATATAGCCACCATTAGGTAAGAAACCAACGATTTCATAATATGCAGTCATACCTTTAGACAAGCAAGGTTTAACTATTTTATCAGCTTCCGCCCAAACGTCACACCCGTAGAATCCAGGAGTAACATTCTTATTATAGAACTGATTCTTTATTACCGTTCTAGAAGCATACAAATAGTCATACTTATTGAACTCTTCTCCAGTAAGCCATTTAGCGATTTTCTGTTTCCAGTTCAGATCTTGTTTACAAAGCACATAAGCTGATATACCAGAAGTTCCGTGAATTTTCTCAGTAATACTGATTAAATCATTTGGATGAATTACATTAGGACATTTCTTAATAAGAGTTGTGTCGTAGTGGAATCTAAATTGTTCATCAATGACCTTGCTGATTCCTTTGACCTTCTTCGTTTGGTTGTTACGTGGTGTGCCACCTTGTCTTTGCTGTCTCTTAGGGATGTACTTCTTGTTAATCCAAAATTCTTTGCCTTCATGTTCTACAATATCAAATTCAGTTCCTACTTCAATTTCTATCTCTTTATTAGTTACGGACATTATGTAGTTTTGGAACTGTATAATGGGCATAATAAAACCTTCCGACAGTTCATTTTTAAGTCTAATAGCTTTGACTCTACCATTGTCTTCAAACATACCAGTTTGTTCTGGGTCGTTGTTCAACTCCTTATGTCTATACAAGTTGCAATACCTTAGAAAATCAGGATTAATGCAACAAGCAGTTGGGAAATAAACATACAATCCTGGCTGGGAATCAATACCAGTAATAATGTTAAATCCATCGATGGTGCAACACTTAAGTCTAGTTACTTCTGGGTTACTGTGTTGTCTAAAATTCTTAATTTCTACAATCTTTGCCAAATAATTGACATTGGCTTTCTTACTTTTTGATAACTTCATTTCTTATATTTTTTAAAATGGTTCTTCAGTAGTTTCTATAAATTCACACATAAAGTTAGCATATACTTGAGCCTGAATCTCATTAAATTCATTATTGTAATAGAACTGGAAAACATGAAACAGCTCATGATAAAATGTATTCCTAAGCTGTTCATCACTCATAGAGACGTTTCCTTCATATTCAGACTTTACTGTCTCGCCAATTTAATAGTGTTAGTAGCATCACAAAAAATAACCGTAATCGTTATTTGGAAGAGAATCTTCTATGATTACGGTTATTTCTTGATTAGCTATTTTAAACTTGTCTGGGAGCTTTCCTCCATTATTCAATTTCATCATAATACAGTTTGTACAGACTATTTAAATAATCCACAAACTCCTGTTTGTTTTCAAAAAGATTATCTACATCAGGAAGCTCTACCTTATTCTTTCTTCCATCGTTGTCATAATATTCTATACGTATCTGAGATACGCTATGGCACATGATATCACACATTCCAGCGAATATCAGAATATCATTTTCATATAGATACTCCGACAACCAAGGAAAATCTTTGTTTTCATCTACATGGTGCCCATATCCTGCAGAGTTCCATCCTTTCTCAGAAAATCTTCCGGAATACTTACTAACATATGATAAAACCAATAGGAGAAGTTCGTCTTCTTCAAACGATTCTTTATCAAATTCAATAGTATCTCTCATGTAATCACCATCGTTTGCGTCACATTCTACATAAACTACATACAGCTCTCTATTATTCGGAACGATAGAATATTTAGCTTTCTTTAGAATATCAAATTTTTCGTATTTCATCGCGTATCAAGTACAATAAAATTATCACACATTTTTATAACATTTACTTTAAGCCCTCCTTTCAAGGCGCGAGTATCGCACACTTCATATTTCTCTTCAAGAAGGGCTGCATTCTCTTTGGTTATCTTTACCCAATAAACCCCGTTTTTCTGCTTAGAGCCATTCCAGATTAGATGATTAACTAGCCAAATATAGCGTTTTTCTACATCACTCATTTTCAAAGAAGTTTTTTCAATGTCTCATATAGCGGCCTAAGCTCATCTGCATAATACTCCAACTCTAGACCTTCTATGTACGAGGCTGTATGATACACAAAATTTTTCCGTATCCTGTTCCAGATAATTCCACATATCTTCGATGTCAGACTGCATTAGTTCAACGCTGTCATCGTCTAATCGAATACTTAAATACATAATTAATAATTTATTATAGAATTATAGATTTTATCTGCTTCTTCCTTAAACTTAGCAACTATATCATTGGAATTAGAGAACTCCTCAAACCATATACGTCCATATGGTAATTCACTAACAGCCATAGAAGCAACTTCTGTTCCATCTATCCAGTTCTTGAAATACACACTACCTATCTCTATACCTTTATAAGTAATACGTCTAAGCTTAGATATTTCGGATATACCCTTAGATTCCTTATATAATACTTGTAAGTCACTCCTATCCTGTTCAGAAGCTTCACTGAGCTTTCCTATTTTACTTAGAATAGCTGATATTTTGTTTTCTGCCACAGCATCTTTGTAGTATCTTACCATATACGCATTTTCAAATCTAGGAGCCTCCTCTACATTCTGTATAGGTATTTCTGAGTTTTCTATAAAAACATCGTCTAGGTAAGATAGATAAACATTACAAAGCAGTTTAGAATCCTCGATTTCTGAAGGACAAAGAAAAACATAAGCTTTAGTCTCACCTTCTTCAATCTTGTGAGATATATTCATAAAGCCTATCTCATAGATACGGCATTCGTCGGGAACTTCTAACTCTAGGTTAGAAAAGTTCCCATCGTAGTAATATTGCCTATACTTAATCTTCTTCATAAAAATTGATTTTAAAAGTATTTCCAGCTATATAGTATTTGCCTTGATGATAGCAGTTGTCCCACTTATCATGTACTTCTGACTCTAGAGACTTTGGAAGATACAGCTCGTGTGATTGCCCGAATCTATTTGAGCTGTTGCCAACTATATTAGCGATAACTAAAATAATTATATCTTCAGCGCTCATTCTTTAATCGCCTCCATTCTTCCAAAAATCCTTTTGGGTAACGCCAGTCTGATTCGCAAGTGTATACTCTAGAGAACTTGATATGCTTGCGAAGTGTACCACACAATGTATCGTTAACTTCATCAAATAACTCATCTTCGTCCTCACAGTATAGATAGTCACTAGGCTGCAGTTCGAATACCCCTTCACTAAGACCAGATGTAACAAGCGACACATCAAATTTGTACTTACTCATAATCGCGAATACATTTTAGTACAGGTTGCAATGGAGTACCTTCATCAGACAGATAGAAATACTTAACAGTAGCCATCTTTCCTATCAGCTCCTTAAGTCTTTCCCTATATTGTTGTTTAAGTTCTCTAGAACCCATTGGTTTAGCTTTAAATTCTATACCATCTTCTGTTATTAGCGTAAAACACATATCTTCTTCCCGAAGACCTTCTGATAAACCAGTAATTTCAAACTCTGCATCTTTGTAGAATTTAAATTTTAGCATATCATTAGTACGCTTGCCGAAGCCATATTCTTTATCTGGATTTCTACATACTACTCCTTCCCAACCTTCTGAAACATATTGGTTGTGCAGTTTCATAATATTCTCGTACCCAGAGACCTTTTCCTGCGGGACTATTTGCAATTGTAACTCACCCTCTTCCCAATCTTTATCTGGATTAAATCCAAGATTAAGTTCTTTCTGAAGCTGCTTAAGAATTTCAAGCCTATCAGAGAACTTCATACTAGGAATCATTATATCGTAAACATAATATTCAAGCCAGTCACAGTCAACTGCGTTTTTCTCAAGACGAGCTGCTCCACTGATTTGTTGGAGACTTTTGCCATGTCTATACAACTCTCCATCAAGAATGTAAGTGGGATGATTCCTGAAGAACTCAAGCAATCTCTCATTGTTTCGGATATGGCTTGTTGAATAGTCATAATTTCCCCCACCTCTGGAAGCAGATAGAATCTCACCGTCCTTATAGTAGAAGGAACACCTAACTCCATCAATTTTTCTGCTAGCATACCAATACTTAACCTTATTGATTGAGGATTCCTTAACTTTATCTGCAGATTTTGCAAGCATGTGCTTTGCAAATCCATTCTGGTCGGTTTTAATGTCTCCATAAAATTCTTCCAATTGAGTTTCGCTATAAGTTTCGGGATCGTTCTCTAGCTCCTTGTAACCCTTATCTAAATATTTCTTAAGCTCAGACTTAAACTGCAACTCAAGTTGTTCTCTATGCGTTCTACCAGCTTTTCCTTTAGTAATGACTATTTCTGGTTGCTCTGTCATCTTTCCATGTAGCTGTCCTGTAACTCTATTAATTACAAATCCAGCTTTTTCTTCATCCCACTGCTCTGTAGTAGATAAATATACAACTCTAAATTTGCCAGTTGAGGCTTTGCTTAACAAATATTTAACCATGAATAGTTACCTTATAATCATCATAGTCTAATACATCATCTAGTCCACTGTAGTCATATTCATTCTCGATTAAGGTTTTCAAAAGCTCTTCATCGCTAACGAACTCTTCCTCTATATATTTCTTTAGCCATTCTTCCTGTAAATCTTCTCCTAATACAATATTTTTGTGTACTGTAATAGTGACTACTTTCTTTTTAAGTTCTTCTAGTGTCATTTCTGATAGTCCTTAACTAAGTTCCACAAATCATCTATAGTATCAGTAGGAATTATATTTCCGTCTTCATCATAAGCTTCATTAGGAAGACTATTTTTGAATAGTCCAGGCTTCTCAAACAACCACCAATTAACCCAGTCCACTCCTTCATCAGAGAACAATTCCGGAAGTACTGTATTTAAGAATCCCCAACCTAGTTCGGATATAGGAAGTTCAAACAAATCAATTCCAAAATCAGACCATCTATCCAATTCCTTAGAATAGTTCTGAGCATTTTCAATAAGCTTTACAAATCCTTCTTTAGTCATAGTAGTAATTATTTTAATATTCTTTTTGTAATATCTGTCTTCCAACCGCAATCGCACTCCTCGGCTGCTATCTTAAATGATTCCTCTAGGTCTCCACTTTCCATATACTCTGCAATTAATATATCAGTGTCTACATCGTATTTATCAACAATTCTTTCAGTGACTATTTTAACTGCAACACCTTCGAGTTCGTCATAGATAACATCTTCCAACTTACTCATTAATTCATCCCATTCATCACTTAGTTTAGCTGTGGTAGACTTGCTGTCTTCTTCTCTCATAGCTTCTTCGAGTTCTAATATTTTAGACCTCAATTCCTCTTTAGTCATGGTACTTTTAATACATTTTTAACAACAATTTCCTTTTTCATCTTACCAAATTGCTTCTCGATTTCTTCTGGAATATTTACTCGTATATCCATTAGGGAAGTTAGATACTTGACTTTGTCTCTTATATCATCAATAAAGTGATAATTAGTTTTGATTTGATTACTAATGTCCTCAACTCTCCGCATGAGACAAAGTATTAGGGCTAAGTTACATAACCCCAATACCATTAATACCCATATCATACTCCAGTATGTCCAAATCCTCCTTCTCCTCGTTCAGTAGAAGGTAATTCTTCAACAACTTCCCATTCTATAGTTTCATGCTTAGCAATAACTATTTGGGCAATTCTTTCTCCATCAGTAATTCTAACTGGGACATTAGAAGTGTTCACTAATACAACTCCAATCTCTCCTCTGTAGTCGGCGTCAATGGTTCCAGGTGAATTAAGGACAGTAAGTCCCAATTTTAGTGCAAGACCGCTTCGTGGTCGAACTTGCGCCTCGTAACCCTTAGGTAAGGCTATAAACAATCCAGTCGGAATCAAACATCTACCTCCGGGCTTTATTTCAATAGTAGAAGCAACGGGAATACTGGGAACTCTTCTATTAGTAGGATTTCCTTCCTTGTCTACCACAAATGGACCATTTGGATCTTCAATTTTACTAATAGCTACAACATCAGCATCGAAAAAGAATTTTTCAGGCTTATTGTCTACTAACTTAATTCTACTAAAGTCTCCTCTAATATCCATACCTGCTGATAAGGGAGTTTCATACTGAGGAAGTTGATGTCTTGATTTATTAATTATGAGTACTTTCATGTAATAAAATAAATTCAGTTAAATAAAATCTTGCATCTATAACACACTTAGGAACTAGTCCTTCTAGGCTTAAATTAGATCTTAGGGCATCTCTTACAACAGTAGCCGATATACCTTCTTCTACCTGTTCTCTTGCCATGAGAGTCATTGATATATAACCCTTCAGCATAAACTTTGGAAACCATGTTGTAATAATTTCGTATCCATCGCTATAGTAGATATTAAAATGGGACTCTTTTATAATACTAACTATGTTAGCATATAAATAGAATCCCCAATCCTGAGAGTTATCAGACTCATCAGTCAAATCATTAAGAGGCTGAATGATACATCTACTAAGTAAACCTTCGTCCTCTAAGGCAGTTTCTAGTAATTTTATCCTAACCTTTATAGGAATAGGATTACGCTTGTTTACTTTATCAGCACTACCAACTAACAAAAGAACCTTATCGTTCTCTGAACAAGCTTTTTTAATTAAAGCTAGGTGCCCATTGTGAATGGGCTGAAACCTAGCTAAAATAACTCCATATTTCATTTCTGATCTTTTGGTTTTATCTCTGTTGTTTTAATTATTTCCCTAAAGTCGAGCAATTTCCAGTTCTGCCTCTTATACTTCTCACGGTCTTGTGAAAAATCTTTTAAATCAGATTTGTTACAGAACAAAGCAAAGGCATAATCAACAATAATCTCAGAAATCTTTTCATAATTCTGTTCCTTGTCTGTAGTCAGGTTGAGAATTACATCATCAATCTCTAAGTCTGGACAATTATACTTAGCTGGAATATAATTTTTGTCGTTGTAATATACACAAACGATGTTAGTAAATTTTCTTATCATACACTTAATTCGTAGAGTCTTATTGGAGTAAATTCAAATATAAACCACTCTTCATCTGCATCCTGGAACATACTAGAGTCCCAATCTATCATGGTAATTCTCTGTATTATCTTAGTCGGCTCACTATCAATAATTAGAGGAAGCCCAACCTTAAACGCTCCAGTTATCCCTTCGTACACTTTACCAGCGCCTGACCTATGACTAACTTTAATCATTCCGTGCTTGGAGTGCAAGAGATTTTCTTCTTCTTCAGTAAAGTCCTTGAAGATATTCTCTTCAAGTCCTTTTATCAGAAGTTTCTTCCTTTCAATAATATCTTTAACCTTCAATTCTACCATACACTACAGGATTATTTAATGCTTTCATTATCTCTTCTATGGTACAAGTATTAGCTTCACTGTAGAATGCCATTACTGGAGCTGCATCATTATCAATTAATACAGCAAATGGAGTATGTCTAGCGCTAAAACCTCCCTTAAGCTTGAAGGCGTTTTTACGTTCCTTAAACAAGCCTTCATGGTAAGTTTGTAATTCTACTAAAGGATATTTAGAAAGAACCTTTTTTAATTCGTCAACCAGATGTTGACTGTTATCATCATATGCAACCTTAAGAATCATTTCCAAAAACGTGATGTTATGTCTTTAACTATGGGTTTTCCACAGCTATTATCTATATGAAGCATAACTTGATTAGTTGTCTTACTATTTAAAGGCCCGTTTTCTTCAATATATGGACCTAGCTTGATATAATCGAAATGCTTCATATTCACGTGCTCTGATAGTTCTTGTCTACCTGAGTACCATGCCACTTTTAAATTCGGATAATAATCTTTAACAAAACTAGCTAACACATTTACTAAGTGAGGGTCAGAATCCCCTCCCATAAATGCTATACACGAAATACCATCTGTAATTAGTTCGTCTAGATGAATAATGTAATCATCAGAGAACCCCTGCGGATATTCAATTAATGGTTTACCTATATCTTCGGCTAGGTATTGACTATGACATCCTTTACAATGACAAGGACAGTTAGATATATTTATAGCTAATGTAATCTCATCCGGAATTTCCTGAAAGACTACTCTGGCATCAACATATTTAAGCATACTCCTCAATCTTTTTAGTTTCTGTATCTAATATAAAAGGTCTTCTTACGTCTAAGCAAGCAAACTTGTCAGTAATAATGGGTTCTGATTCCAATTGAGTATGCCCAAATATTTGATAATATGTAGACTCTCTATCTCCTTCTCTGACATCGCTCCATACCATACTGCCTGTATTAGACCACCCTCCTCTCATACGAGATACTTCCCATAGGAAGCCAACTAGAAAGTCCTCAGGCTTAGTAATTAGGTCAGTAATAGTAAAATCCATACTCTTTAACCAATCATTAGTAACTCCAGCATGAGTATATAGAATACCTTCCGAGAAGTATTTGAGTTGGAATAGAGACTTGAAATTCTCAAACATTTCCTTAATTAGCTCTGCATTAGCGTAATCATACCTAGAAGCACTTCCGAAATCATAGCAATAAGCACAGTCGTGATTTCCAAGGAGTAGTATTACCTTATCGGGATTATCAACTTTGAATTGGATAATCTCTTTAAACTCCTCTATCGCATTCTCTCTAGTAATACCTTCATAACCATATGGGTCGAGGTAGTCCCCTAAAAAGACTACCTTATCCACACTATTAATCTTCTCTTTTGCTTTTCTCCAGAATGGTCTACCGTGAACATCTGGAATAATTAAAACTTTACTCATACAACTTTATCAATTCTATAATGTGCTTTTTCATCGTATTTCCACGCATTACATCTTTCTTTATTTCCTCTACAATAATACCCGAAGTCTGCACAAGTCAAGCAATCTTTACATAAGTTTTCTTTAGCATATTCAAGATATATTTGTCTCTTCTTTTCTTCGTCATTCCCATAAAATACTAAGGTATAAACGGTTCTATCAACTGAGCATCCAGGTCCTGCAAAAGTTTTAGCTTGTCTAGATACTATATGAGATAGATTAAAATGTTTAATAACTTGCATTTCATTAAGGAACTTCTCCAGCTCAGCAGCTGTTCCTACAAACTCTTCTATTTTATACATTTTTTGAATATGTTCTTCTTTCAGCTTCTATTCTTCTATCCTTACCAAAAGCAGTGATAGGTCTTAGATAGCCAATAATTCTGGTATATTGAGTAATATGTTCACTTCCACATTTAGGACATACCTTAATGGGAGCTTTCACAATATGTTTACAATCCTCGCACTTACTATTAGGAATATTGAACGTGAAGTAATTAGTTCCTTGCTGAATAGCAAAGTCTATAAGCTTCAAGTATTGCTCCTTAGACAGATGTTCCTCCAAGTTAATGTGAGCTGCACTACCTCCATCTGTATACTGATAAGTCTGCCTTCCATGAAGTATAAACTTATCCAACACTGATGTATCATCATGGGCATTATAGAAGTAACTATTGTATAGATTCCTATCTTCAGGAACCCAATAGCCATCTGCTTTATCCCATTTATAATTCTTACCACCAAGTCCCTCTGCTGGAACGACTTCAGAATTAAATAAGAAGGGGCGCTTTTTGTCATGGATAGAATGAAGTTTATTCTGCTCTTTTATTGTTCCAAGTATGAGCTGTAAAAACTCAAAATATTCTGGATTATTAGATACCTTCATTCCTAAGAACTCAGCAGCTTCATTCAGACCATTTAGCCCAATAGTACTATATAGGTCTTTAATATTGATATATCCACCATTAGAAGAAGCAAACATCTTCTTTTCTTCCCATTCATAGAGCATAGTCTTATAAGTAATGTGATACTTGTAGACTCTATCAAGTATACCTATTAACCACCCTTTAAATTGGTTAGCTACATCCTTAGACCATATTTTATGATTATAACATTTATAATAATCTTGTATAATTCTATTGATATTGAGAGTTATCACATTACAGCTACCAGTTTTGACCCCAGTCATACCAGAGGTAGGACTAAATGTATTCTCCGCCAATTCATTACGAAGTCTACAACACGAAGCTAGACTATCCGCACTATCAGAAATATAAGTAAAGAAACTATGACCTTGTGCATACATTTCTGCACACAAATCTTTGTATTCCTTATCTATAATATCTTTTCCATCATGCACCATAGCGAAAGTTTCAACTGGAAAGGTTAGTACCTGTTTCAGACGCAGCTTGTTGAACCAAGACATAAATAGTCTTTGCAACGTATCAATCGCACTCCACTCCGGTTTCGTTCCATCTGGATAGTAAAATTCTCCAAATAGAGATTCAAAATAGGTCTTATCATAGTACGAAACATTAGTGAAGGGAGATTGATAACTTCTGTTTCCAGCAGGTTGATTAATTCCCCAAACAAACTGTTTAAAAGCTTTAAGGATAGAGTCTTCGATAGTTCTCTTAATAAGAGAATGTTCCGAAGTACATATACAGTCGAGCTTCTCGTACCACTTTTCTCCGTATTCAGCAATAATATAATAGTTAAGTGCAATAAAATAGCTACCTACAGCAACTGCTCCTTTACATTGAGAGGACAATAGAAATACTAAGTTAGTAACTTGTCCACTGAATGACTGCAAATCATTAGGAGGGCCAGGAGTAACTCCATCAATATTACCTACTCCCTCTAACATTAGGGGGTATAACGAGACTGCCATACAATACTGTTTAAGTACTGACGTAGAAGCCTCATCGTGGGTATAAATAATATGACTGTCTAGGTCTTTAGAATATTGAGAAGAGAGTTCGGGATAAAGAAGCTTTAATTTCTTCTTCATACGATAGCGCTGAATTTCTCTGTTCTCGCGCTTTCTATCTTCACTCTCTAATGTAGCAACGTTCTTAGATACAACATTAGCATTTCCATCTGTTTCAGATGAAGTAGCTGCATTTTCGGAACTATTAATATAGTTATCTTGGTAACTAATCTTAGCTATGATTTCTCTAAGTCTAGATTGTTCACTTCTATACTGAGAATATGCTGAGGCTACATCGTCGTAACCATAGTCCCTCAAGGTTTCTATTACTACGTCTTGAATCTCTTCTATAGTAATGCCGTCCCATAAATGCATATCAGCCACCATAGCTGTAATGACTTCTTTATTTTCTTCAGGACAGCAAGCATTAAATGCTTTAGATATTGCTTCTACTATCTTATTACCGTCAAATTCCTGTAAACTTCCGTCTCTCTTTACTACTTGCATATTAAATACCCATTACGTCCTTAATTAACAATGTCTTCTCGAATTTATTTACTAAGTCTCTCTTATCCTGAGTAATCAAGTCAGTAAATGCGTTATACACGGTAAATCCATCTACAACATTGTCTGTTGTATAATACTTAGATTTTTCATCATAAAACAAATCTTTATAAACATCAATCGGAGCAGATTCAGCTAATTTTACAGAACCAAATCCCATGTTGATTTTAGAATTGATGCAGTTGTCAACCCAGTGACCTAGGTCAGCATATATATCATCTTTCTTATACTCCATCTCTGAAAGTTTCTTAAGCATTAAGTTGGTTTCATCTGTCATCGACATAGCATTTCTTAAGAAGCTATAGTTAATAGCAGATTCTGGCTCTAGCTCAGAAACATTTAACATTTCTGGATTAAATACACACAAGTTTAGACAAGCCATATTTAAAGCTCCTACATAGAACTTAACTAATGGTTTACGAGTATCAAGGGCATAAATCATACTAATTACTCTTTTATGATTATCCCAAGCATATTCATCCGGCAAAACACCTTGAATCCAAACTCTATTGTATATTACATCATCAAAATTAATCTCCCCATCTTTAGTAAGCGATATTTGGTCAGCAGGCTTAGCATTAATGATAAAATTATCAGTCATTTTAGATACTCTGTCTATAAACGGAGTTACATAGGCTTCAGTAGTAAAATACTCTTTATCCTTAATTCTAGTTGCTTTCCCTTGCATCAATTGTTCAATCGTCAATTCCATATTTAAACATTATTATAGTAAATCTCCTTTAATAGGAGGTCTAATCTAAAGTGTTCATCCAATGCTTTAACCCTATGCCTTAGAGAATACATAGCTAATTCTGCAAAACTCTCTAATTCTGGTTCTTTGTATGCTTTGGAAGGTGAAACTCGAAAATATTTGCGCCATAAGGGTTCAAATTTTTCCATTAGAGTATCTATTTCTCTTCTCGGAATGTAGCAAAAATACCTTGCCGAATCGAGGAATACTCCATTGAAATTATCTACTCCTAAATGAGTACTAGTATCATAATATACGTTTCCTAAATACATCATAGCCTGTAATAAAGACCTATGTACGAAAACAGAGTTAATACCTATATCTCTTTTAGTTTCTTGAAGAATCCAGAACTTGACATTCCGGTTTTCATCATAGAACCTAACTATTCCATCTGTAGGTTTTCCCGCGATGGATTCTTTTCTTCCGATTATTAGAGGATTAACTAAGCTAAAATAGTTATAGAAATGATTTTCTATTACATCTTCAAGCACACAACCTCTGTTTGTATAGAAATTAATTCTAATCTGAAGTCCTGTTATAGGAGTAAATTCCATTTAATTGTTAATTAGTTGTTACACTTCCATAATTAAATTACGTTTAATATCTATTAAATATTGCTTATCTCAAAATAAAAAAGGAAGACCACCCTTAGGCAATCTTCCTTTTAAACGTATATCTTTCAAGAAATTAGGCTTCGATACCGAAAGCTAACCAAGTACCATTCTTGGTATTCTTAGAAGGAGTATATTGTGCAGTTGCTACTACTGCTTGTCCTTCAACAACATCCTTAGTTTTCACCAACTCAGCATTTCCTTTATACTTACCGCTCTTATACAATTCTTTGATTGCGTTCTTAGCGTCAGCTTTGTTAGTATCAACTTGGCAAACAACAGTCTTAGTTTCTTTGTCAATCCACTTGTAGAAAGTCTTAAACTTACGCTTTCCATCACCTTTAACATCGTCAATCTTGTACGGACGCTCACGAGTGTCTGCAACAGACGATTCAATAGTAATCAGATAACCAGCACCGGGGCAGTTCTTGCCTTTCTTAGCGAGATATTCAAGCATAAACTCTTTTACATCACGCTCAGTAATACCCTTAGTCTGTTTAGCTTTCCAATTTTTGTAAGCCTGAGTTGCATCACCATTTACATGGAATAATGTGCTTTCAACTTGTGCGATTGCTGCTTCTTTGCTTTCTGCTACTACTTCTACTTTCTTAAAATTCAAAATCGTTGTACTCATAATAAATAAAATTTTTAAACATAAATCATTAACATATAATCTGAAATTATTTTTCCGTATCTAATCAGTATTGTTTCCCTTACTGATGTAATCAATTATACTACATCATACATAGAAACCCTAATCTTCAAATGTTAATTTTATGTTAAAGGACGTTAAAATCCTCTTAACTAAAAATCTCTTAAAATGGTACATAATTGTCGAGCAAAATCTGGAGCTGTTTGGGCATATCTTTCGGCTTAATACCAAAGTCAAGAAAAGTGGTACACCCATACATTAAATCCTCACAGATAGCCCCTAAAGACTTCAGAAAGGTATTTTTTTCTCCCCCCCTAAAATCTTTTCCGACTTTCAATAAAACATCATAACACGTTACCTTTTGACCTTTTTTCTTTAACTCATTAGTTATATAACAAGTAAGAGCAATACAGGCTAGTTTATCACCCATATTGCTCCCTAGGTAGTTTAAGGTAAAGTATTTTGAGTAAATTGATGACAATTGTTCAAAGCTGATATTTTGAAGGTCGTTCATCAAGAGAATAGTCTCTATAACCTATCTGATAGGCTACATACTTCAAAAGAGTCTTGAACTCATGAAATCCTTGTCGCAATTCCAAATAAGTAACTGGCCTAACCTTACTATAAAAGTTCGGAATGGTAGAAACTACTAAGTAATTAGCTTGCAATTTTGGATTCTCCAAGTTATAGAACTTTTCAGCACACAACTTCAGAAGGTATAAATACATCGCAAACTCCCTACTATAGTGATACTTATTGATATTGGTATCAATTTCACTAACGATTTTTCCAATCGTCTTAATATCATTCACTACAATAGTGTTAGTTTCTGTATCTATTGTATAATTATCTAGTTTGGACTTCAGGTGTAAGATAAACTTTTTTCCATTAGGGCAGGTCGCCTCCACGTCCAATAAAATAGCTTGCTCATTTTCAGAAATAGGTGTTTTAGTTATCCCTTCAGGATGTAAAAGTTTCTGCACTTGCTTATTGCTATTTAATGCTGATACACAAGACTTTACGATTTCTAGTGATTTGTTGTCAAGATATATAATTTCCTTATCTTGTGTTAAATCAAATTCTTTTAGCTGTCTATTCTTCCAATAGTTAGTAGAAGCTTCAATCACAGATTTAGCTAGTTCCTTGGTAAGCTTTCCCTTATAATATTCGACCTTGTCTGATGCTTTCTTTACATCGTCAAATGTCACTTCTCCTTTTAGAAAAACGGGATAGAGTTCATTAGCCATTGCTCCTAACTTTGCAGTAGGTTTACCAATGTCTTCTGACAGTTCAAAACTATCTGGCTGTAGCACCAATTCGTGTACAGCACTTCCAAGTTCCAGAGCAGAAGAGAAAGTATTTTTAAACCCAGTAAAGAATTTATCTGGATTACCATCCTGCCGAGGATTAATTAATCCTAAACGGGAATTACTAACGTATCCACTGTACTGTTCAGAAAAATATACCTTATCACTTATCTTCTCCAATCTTAGTGTGTCTAGCAGCGGCCTAAGCTTGATATCTTTTAATTCCATCCTAAAGTTGCTAATTCTAATTCATATGCAAATCTAATTTCGTCAATATCTAAACTATAAATGCGGAATAAAGGATCTCCATTCTGGTTATGTGGCCTATCTATTAGCAATGCTGGAAGTCCAGAGTTTATTGCCATAGTCACATTACTAATACTGTCGTCGATTAATACATCGCATTTGCCTTTTATCAAGTCAGCCTTGTTTCCGTGCTGATAATACATTTGATAAATAGGTCTTATGGGTAAATTGTATTTAGCTAGACAATTTCGAGTATAAGTTTTACTGTTAATTCTTTTAGTCGCATAAATATGCGGCTCGAAATTCGGCTTTTCTAGCAAGGGTAAATTTTCCCAAAACTCCTTGTTGTAGCGAAGACTTACTACGTTTCGTGTAATTACGTGCTCGACTAAATCTGATTCTCTAGGGAATAGTGTTTTATATGCTCCCCAGAAATCGAAGATTGTGTCATCCAAGTCTAACGCTATCCTTAATGGATTACATAAATTCATTTATCTCAGATACGTCTCCTAAATATATTCTATGTTTTTCAGCAAGTTCTATACAGAAATCATCATAATCCAGAAGATCATCTAAATCGTCGTATTTATTTATATACATACTCTTTATCTTCTCTTCGCAATCCTCATAGCTTCTTGCTACTACTTTGCTAATAGTACAGACTTCGTCTGTATGCCATGGAAATAAATATATGTTCATAACTCGATTACTTCAATAACGTTCAATCGCTTCTTTATTAATAGCTCTAGGTCTTCTCTATCTACGTAGATGAAATGACTTTTCTTCAAATCAGATAAAGTGGAATCAAACTCAAGAGAGAATGCTTCCATTGTTCTCCAATTCTTTTTAGCTGTCCTTAAATAAAGAGCATATTCATCATCAAAGTCATTAACTATACAATTTTTAATCGTAGGAACTGGACCTTTAACTATTAACTTTTTCATTTCTTAAGCAATTCATAAAAATATTCTATAGGTATTACAGCTACTTGACCCACGCTAGGTGCCCCGTTCTTTCCTGCCTTCTTCCAACATATACAGAACGGTTTAGATTTATCACTACAAGCGTCCTTAATGTCAAAATAGTTTGGCATATTTTGGGTAAACTTGGCTTGGATATTAACTGGAAGTTCATTGTTCATATCAACAATATCTATTTTGTCAGCATCAGCCAGTTTGTTCTGGCTTCTACTAGATACACATCCTTCATATCCAACATCTCTCAATTTATGAATTATTTCTAACTCATATTGAGAACCTTTTTGTTTACTTTTCTTCGCTTGCTTACTTCTTCTAACTGCAGGATCTGCCCATTCAAAGGTAATTCCATCTTTCGATTTAGCTCCAGAGCCAGGTTTATTAGCCCTAGCTTTAATAGAGTTTATCTCTAAGCCAGTTACTTCTGAGGCTTCTTCTATAGTTTCGAAGGTTTTCTTTTCTCCATTTTTAAATGTAGCTGTAACACTTGTATTAGTCTACTTTTTCATTCCGTTTATTCTATTTATTTTTTCATTAACTTTACATCTCTAGGGTTTCTCTAGTCAATAACGAGTTGCTCATTTATAAAGTCCAATAAGTCTTGTGTATTTACACACGCTCCGGCTGGAAGCTCACACCTATATACTGTCTGTCTAGGAAATTTGGATATTAGTGCTTCTTCGTCTCCAGAAATAAAGTTTTCTCCAGTATCATTAATTACTACGTAAAATACCATTTCTTTTAAATTTGTCAATAGTTAACTTAATCAACTCCTGAGTAGCTTTTCTTCCATAGTCCCTATAGTAATCACTTATATCCTTAGCTCCTGTGTTTCTGGGAATCATTGATACGATTAATTCTGGATGTTGTTTCCTAATCTTATTAGTAAAACGAACTCCAGTTAGGTCATTATCATATAGCAACACAATGTATTTGAATCTCTGCTTTAATTCTTCTAAAACTTTGTCAGAAACAAACTGAGTCTCAGAGTTGGGAGCTATAGCTGGTATTCCTAAAGAATATAAACACATTACATCTTTCATAGACTTAGTTATTACTACCAGTTTTCCAGTCTTAGCTAATTGTTTATAGCCTTGAATAGTCTTAGTAGAAACATTACCTATGAATCTAAACTCCTTTCGTTTTGGCATATAAATACGCCATTGCTCGATGTTCTCTTTCTTCCCAAAATAATATCCATAGATAGGACTATGTTGGGCAGACTGTGCATATATATTTCCATTTAAGAATACAGTACTACAACTGTATACCTTAAACCTATGTAGAATATCTTTAGTAATACCAAAGCTTCCCCACCACTTCAACTCAGGTTCTGAGAACTCCTTAGCTTCTATTTGGATGAAGGTTTGTTTTTCTTCCTCAAATTTCGGCTGGATTTTTACTGCAATCTTCTTTACAGGAGAATCCTTAGTATATCCAAAGTCCTTAGCTATAATCTTTAAAGCAGTGTGATAGTTACAATTATACTTTTCCATAACTACCCCTTCGAATGTCAAACATTTTCCGGAAGCAAAGTCCTTAAAATATAAGTTTCCAGATTTTCCTCTAAAGAAACTGCAAGTGACATGACTGTCACTACGCAAAGGAGACTTAAACAATCCTTTCTTAACTGGGATGCCCAGATAATAAGTCATGTAAGTCTCCTCATTGTTTTTAGATAGAAGAAATTCCTTAGTAATTTTTGGTTCAAAAGTATAATCAAACATGGTCACTAAGGAATTTATGAATTACTCTACTAACAAATCATTAGAGTAAGTCAGTGATGTCCAAATCATCTGCTGGAGCTTGGTCTACTCCTGCTACATCTGCAATTGGATCTTCTGACTTCATTTCAGTAGGCTTAGCCTTCAGATATTTCTGACGTTCTCCTTCCTCATAGTCAGAGAAGAACAGCTTATCGCCAATATAGTTATCAGAAATGAACGACTCACCCTGTTTGTTAATACCAACAATACGCGGTATATCAGCAACTACCTTACCGTCACGGTTTCTACCAATCAACTTCAACTTAGTCTCTGTTCCCTTCACCTTCTCAGTGATTGTAATCAAAGCCTTAGCTACATCGTCGAAGCTCTTAAACTTAGAGCTAGCTGCTTGCATCTTTTCGAATCCTGCAGGGTTAAGAACCTGCGCAGTCTGTTTAACTACAGCCATCAAAGTTTCGAAGTTGGAGGGCATCACTACCTTTCCACCATTCTTACTATCAAATTCTCGTCTCTCATCATCACCAGCTTTCGGGAAGAATTGAGTTACTGAGAAGTAACCATCTTCGTTCTCAAAATTGATAGACAAAACTTTATAGTGGGCTGTTGGGTCCTTCTTCCCATCAAATTCCTTGATTTCGCAACCCATGAATTTTACATCATGGATATTCCAAGGGGTTAAAGGACGACGTGTGTTTCTTACTGCTGAGTCTGCTGATATACCAAAATTAAATGCCATAATTAATTCAAATTAAAATCAAATTTTTCTAAGTTTTTGTCATCTTCGTCTATGTTTAAATTATCTAATGCTTCTATATCGAGTTCTTTTTCGATATCAATTATCTCTTCCGGCACAGGATTTGACTCCTGTACCTTGTCTCCTATCAGATAATAAATTCCTTTATCCTCTGTAGGTTCCAACTTAAAGACAGTACCGTAAGCAGAAAGCTTTTCGTTAGCAGCTCCTCTATAACTTACAGTATTACTTTTAGTCAGCTTGTTTCCAGCCTTAGTACCGAAAGCAGCATCGGTTCCAATAATAGGAACTGCCTTCTTATCCTTTTTCTTATACTTGATGTCTACACGACAATCTGCACAGACTTGTAACAAGTCTACTGCCCCTTGGGTCAAAATCAACTTGTTAGAATCAAGCGTAATAATAGGTTCAGGATTTTCATCTACCTTAGCAGATGAAGATTTACTACTTGCAGCTTTCTTAGTAGCTACGGTGTCAACATGGATTTCTTCTTTACCAATATAGGTGATTTCACCCGTTTGCTCATTCACATCATAGTGAAACAGTATGTCTAATTTCATTATTCCCCTTCGTTATAAGCGTCAATAACTTTAATAATCTCATCCAAATCATTATCAATTTCTAAGTCTTCAAACATTCCCAAAGAAGTCTTTGCTACACAGCTACCATTATTGTTAGTGATAAGCTTATACTCCATTCTACCGGAGTCTCCTTCGTTTACTTTAGTAAAGAAGATATATGTAAACAAACCTTCCAAGGTTACTTTTTCAGACAGCAACTTACCAACAGTCTTGATAACATACTTAGGATTAACGTTGTCTCCAACATTTTCTGAGTGAGTCAAGAAGATCATTTTGCAATCCTCTCTCATCTTTTCTGAATATCTCAGAATTTCCATAGCGTGTTGAGCTAATTCACTAAACTTAGTATAACCAACTTCAGTTGCTCTATCAACGAACTCATAAGAGAGAACATATTGGAAGTCATCAATGATTACCTGCTTAATGTGCGGCATCATCTTATCAATAATTTGAAGAATTTTCAGTATTTGGTCCCACTTTGAACTTACATAGTAGTTACCACTCACGTTCTTTCCTTCGATTTTGATGGGAATATACTTCTTCTTCCATGCACGGAAGGGAAGGGGTTTACCCGTAGTACTTATAATAAAAGTAGTTTCGGGATTAAGATTTCTTAAACTTGTACTTTTTCCAGTACCTGATTCACCTACGATAGCAATTGTTTCAGCAGCCATTATTCTAATGCAAAATTAAAATTCGAATTTGAATTATCTAATTCTGTAATATCATCTAGCTCCTGTTCTACAATAGAACTATTATCTTCTAATATATAGTTTGGACTTGTATATCTCTCATAATCATAAATTTCATCGGGCTTCGGCAGCTCGTAGAACATATTAATCCATCCAAAGAAGTTTACTCCAACCTCAACATCGCAATCCCCGTATCGGTTCTTAAGTACCATAATACTCCTATAATAAGAGCCTAGATACTCAATATTGTAATGTTTATAAGTCTTCAATCCATCTCTGTGAGGATTATACAATGCAATCATGATATTACAATCTTGCACAGTATTACCTGAATCCTTAGCATCGTGAATAGTAAACGCACTTTTGCCTTGTTTAAACCTCTCAATATTTCCTTGCTCTCTATTAGCTTGCTGTATTACTACAGGACTAATAAAACACTTATCTCTAAGAAAAAGAAGATAGCTAGACAACAAATCAATATCAGGCTTTGTACCAACAAGACCAATATGGTCTACGACTACATTATAAATAAGATTAGGATTATTTGGAGTATAGACGAGGCGGGTTTCACTTTCAGAAAAGGTTCCCATTTCCTCCAACCTAGTTTTCAAGATGGCATATACCTTCTTCGGAGTTACCTTCTTGTCATAGATTTCTAACTTCTTACTAATCTTATCTATCCAAGGCATACATTGCTTAACTAAGTCATAATGCTCATCAGATAAAATATATTCTTTTTCTCTTGACAATATCTTCTTAAAAGATAGTTGGATTCCATAGGTCTCAAATATATATATGGATAACAGCTTAATATACAAAGCTACTTCTCCCATTTCAAGACTGAAATACAATACCTTAAAATCATCATCATCAAGATGTTCCATTAGTGGTCGATATACATAAGCATATAAGGCAAACGAAGTCTTACCTGCACCAGAGTTTGATAGAATTAAAGTATAGGTTTCCCTAGTAACTCCATCAATAATACTCTCTAGCTTAGGAAGTTTCATAGAAATACCATGATTTAGTCCCTGTCTACCTCTATCAATTTCATTGAGAAGTTTATCAGAAATCATAGTAATCTCATAGAATCGTAATTAACTCCGCCTTCATTCTTTAATGCCTCTAGTTCTTCCCACTTATGGTCTATTACAAAATTAGCTATTGTGGTACACAATATATTGTGTTCATTAGCCCACTTAACTAACTCTATAATATGGTTATGAGTTTCTGGCTTCCATCTGATAGTTTTACCATAAAACCTATAGAAGTCTTCAATTGTATCAAATTTCTTAGATACGCTTTTCAGACCCACTTGTGTATTATTAACTATTCCAAATAATGGATAAGTATCCCACAATTCCTTACCTAAGTCGAATGAACACTTATAAAAGTCTTTCACAACTAACTTATTTAGAGGAACATCTAGTGGGTTAAATACAGACCCTTTCTCAGGAATCTTATAGGATTTATGAATAACTCCAGCATCGCGAAGTCCAGTTAACAGTTCTATTGTAAAACCACGAGCGCATACTCTAGAAGAGAAATACTCGTGGACAATTTCGGGTTCATCACCCTCTTGGGCGATAAGAAGAATTTCTAACAACAACAGCTCACTTGGGTTTATGCTATATTTTTCACAAAACAAAAGTTGCTGTTTCAGTTCAAGATTTTTCACGTGTACAAATTAATAGATTTTCTACTAATCTATACACCAAGTCTAGTTTACTTGTTAAAGCGTTAAAACTTGGTTACGTGATAAACTTTAGTCCTCAACTTTTTCGCTGGCAGTTTCAAGAAGTACTGCATAGTCCTTCTTTAATTCCTTCAATTCAGCAGTAAGCTTACTAACTTTAGTTTCCAATGCTTTGCACTTCTTAGTCAAAGCAGACTTCATCTCATTAAACTCTTTTTTAGTGTAATAAGTTTCCATAATTAAAAACGATAGGTAAAATTCTGCAATTTTTTCTTGTAAGGTTCCCAAGGCTCTCCATTAAGTAACTTTCGTAAGTTATCTACATCAATAGTAACATACTCGCTCTTTTGATGAGACTTCTTAAACCATTCTTGTTCAACGGTATCTTCTAGCACTAATGTGAATATTTCAGAGTATTTAGAACCTTCTTTTCTAATGACCCTACCAGCGGCTTGAGTGCTTTTTGTGCTACTAGAGTCAACTCCAAGCATTATCCCGACCGATAGACCGGGACAATCAAAACCTTCAATAGCCAATTTACAGCTATTAATTACGCCCTTGTCTAGTAGGGCGAACTCCTCAAGTGTAATTCTGTTTTGTTTTTTACTTTCTTTGCCAGTGTAAACATATCCTACTCCTATCTTCTCTGCCATTGCAGTGTTGGCAGAGAATGTAATAATTTTCTTGTCTGCTCTGTGAGCAATAATCTCCCTAGCCACTTCTAATTTAGCCGGATGATTATGGATAAACTTTTTTCTAGCTTGTAAAGCTCTCATAAAAGCCGTAGAATGAAAGGTAATCTGCTTCAAAGCATTAGACAGCTCAGCTTTATCCGAACTACTACAAATCTGATTTCTGTAATTAAGCCTATTTCTGAGGCCGTCTTTACCAACCATACTCATTGCGAGTCCAAAATCAAAGTTAAAGAATTCAAAATGTCTTATAAATTCCCTATTTTGCTCTCGATAGCTTTCGATGTCTTCTGCTGTGATAATTACTTGATATTCAGTAAAATCAGATACCCAACCATTGGCTTTGGCTACTTCAATAGTTACACTATCAACTACAGGGCAATATTTCTCGACTATAGTATGTCTACCGTCAAGTCTTTCCAGAGTAGCAGTTAGTCCAAGAATTAACTTGTATTTAACCTTACTAAATACAAATTGTAAAGTCTCAGCAGCAGTTCTATGGATTTCATCAATGATTAAAAAGTCACATTCGTATCCATTCTTTGCTGTAGTATTTACAACTTGCACCTCTGTATTTAACCCTAGACCTTCCTTATCTAATATATCTACCCACTGATTCTTTAAAAGTTCCGTGGGGACTACTACCAATGCTCTAATAGTAGGATATTTAGATAGAACAGCCTTTAAACAATTAATAGCACATCGTGTTTTACCAAAGCCTGTACAGGCTTCTATGGTGCCTCTTCCTTTATGTAATAACCAGGCTCTCTTACATTGCTCCTGCCGCTCGTCACGAGTAACAGGAGTAAAGAGGTCTTTCATCAATCTATATTCCTAGTGATGTCCCATCCTTTAAGTTCTGCAACTTTCTTGATTTCTTCCATCTTATCCTTCCATTGTTTAGCCTGGTTCTCGCATTGATTTTGGAAGCGATAAAGAACTTTGTTTGATAGCAGTCTGAGCTGATCACTAGTTAAGTTAGCATATTTATCTCGTTTCAATCTACACATAGATCTAAACTCAGCATAACTTAATCCAGTATCACAGATTTTCAGAGCTATAGAAGGATTCAAACGAAGTTCCTTACTTACTACTAACAGTCTGTTAACAGCTTTACCTGTCACTGGGTCTTTACGATACAAGTCTTTCTGCATTTCTTGCTGTGTAAACCACAGTCCCATTTTTACAATGAAGTTAAGCGTCAAATGAGAGTTGTCAAACAATCCCAAGGAATCTAAACAAGCATCCATAACTAAACTTACTGGTACTTCTCTAAACTCTACAGGGATTCCATTAAGAATCTCTCCAATTGGATAGACCTTAATAGCTTCATTAGTTAACACTTCCTTATTGTTTTTGATAACAACTTTCAAGTCTTCCAAACAACGTGTGTTTGTGTATTGCTTTTCAGCTCTAAGCCATCTAATAAGAAGCTCTGCACGACATCTTTGTATTTGGTCGGACACAATTCCGAGTAATGTTACACGACCCGGATTCTTGGTATCAGAGTTGTACAACATTTGTTCACAATGATTGTAGAATCGTCTTAGCTGGTCATAACCTGCGTCTACCAATTTAATTTCCTCCTGGACCCCATTTACCTTAGGTCCTTTCCATACATAGCTATTAACGTCGTTTGCTTTATCGCTCAAAGCCTCTCTCAGCTTATCTCCTAATACAGTCATAAATTATTCTTTAAAAATACTTCATAGTTTATCTCCTTTTTAATGTTAATCTAATAATATTTGTCCATCTTCAATGATAGGCTTTTCATGAATAAATTTCAAGAAAATTATATTACTATCCTTGTATGGAACAAAATCTTTACCATCGTACCATTTATCGATGCCTTCTTCTACGTATCTTAGTGAAACATAGCCGACATCTCCTAATTTCATAGAACACTGGTTCCAATTCGGGAATCGAACACACATTATATCCTTGTAATCTAGATTATCATATTCTAGCCTTTCAAAGACATAATTAGCGTATCCCATCCCGTCCTCACATTCAGCAACAAATTTGACATGGTAAGTTACTTCTTTGGTTTCCACACTTCAAATGTATTAATATCCTCGAACTTCCTACAACCATAAGAAGCGAAGTCTCCTTGCAGCTTATCCATGTTAGGCAAGCAAGGGTAATTCTTACACCTAGTGCAGCTACGTTCAGGATGTTTGTAGTGAAAACCATCTTTGTCCTTAAACATTACTTCAGTAATAGGCATAATAATATTAATACACATGAACCAGCAGTGCCATATTTAATGACATTCTGCTTCTTTTTTAAAGACTTATTAAGACCTTCAATAGATCTATTTTTATCTTCAATTATGTTTCCATAATACAGTAACTGAACTCTACGAAGAGAATCCGTTTTTTCCCAACTCTTATTTATTAGTTCTAGATTAGTTATTCGCTTATTCAATAACGGAACAGTTTCAGACAACTTCTGATGCTCAGCAAATATCAGATTAGTTGTTTTTAGTTGCTCGCTGGTTATTGTAACGGTCGATGTATTCTGAGAAAAAGCACAAATTGATGCTATCAGAACTAGACATAATAGTAGATACTTTCTCATCATACTCTTTGTCTATATACTTAATTTTCTCCACGATGGAATCGTTAACTATATAGATGCTATCTCTAATTATAGAATCCCTTACTATTTCCTGCACATTAGGTGGAGAAACTGTGGTTTCCTTCTTAGGTATTAGCAAATAAATAATTAACAATCCCATCAAGGCTATTAAGATATAGCAAAACTTAGTCCTGTTCATTCAGATCAACGCCTATTGCCTTGGCTTTAGTTACCAGTTCAGCGCATTTAACTACATCTATACCTTCTTTAGCTAGATTCAAAGCTTGCTTCTCTTTATCAGAGAGATTTTTGATTTCATTTTTGAGGGCTTCTTTTCTTTCAAACCGAGCTTTCATTTGGTTATATCCCTTAATGATACGCTCTGGATTTTCTTTCAAGAAAGTAAGCTCCTGTTCCAAGAATGCTTTTACCAGCACTTTACCTGCTACACCTCTAGATGTAGTATAAATAGCTGGACACTTTGGATCATGAAGAGCCTTATCGTAAGCCTTCTTCTGTCCCTTAGCCAAATCGAAGGTATCACTAGGATTACATACTGCAATACCAACGGTTACTACTCTACAGATTCTAGCATAGTCCGGATCATTTGTGCATATGTATTCATCGGGAGCCACCCAACCTACTGCTAAGACACAATCATCCTCACTTACTTCAGCAGCCTGACTTAAAGCACAAGCTACAATTTTACGTTCTTCACCCTTAAAGTCTACAAATGAGTCTACCATGTACTCAATCACATCCTGTTTCATTTTCTACAATTTTAAAACCGTTATTAATTAAATATTCTTCGGGAGCAAATTGTAATTCAAAGAACCTATGCAGAGAGTATTTCTTCCTCTTACAGCATAGTTGATTCTTTTTCAATACAATGGGTTTATTAGAAGAGTAGTATTTTTCTTCCATTAGAGCAGCTCCCCAGCTCCATATTTGATATACTGAACTACAGTAGATAAACTTATCATGCGTATGCACAATCTGTTTATCCTTCTCGTAAGTCCTCCGTGAGGTCGTCATAAAATACCTTTATAATCTTAAAAATGAATTGATTCTTTTGAGTATTATAACAGTCATTCCAGCTACATTTCTGATAGTGAGATAGTAGTTCGGAAGCTTTTACACCCGTATACACATTTCTGCAAAAGCTATCGTCATCATCACAATCTGCTGCGTTTATGGTGTACTTTCCAATAGAAATCGCATAATGATAATGACTTCCCGCTACTTCGCTAAACTTTTCTTCTAGTTCATAATCCTCGTAAATAATGACTTTGAACTTGAATTTATCTCTACTTAGTAGCCTGGCTAGACAGTATGCTATATAGCAACACCCTCCACAATTAACGTCATATTCCTCATTTAAGAATCTACAAAGCTTATTCAGCCTCTCCGCTAGAATCTCCTGAATCTCCTGAGACTTCGAGTTTAATTTCCTCCTTTGCCTTTTTAAACTCATCTAAGTACCTACCTAAAGTTATAACTTCATCTTTTCCGAACTTTTTTCTTACTGCATAATGGCGACATCGCTCTATAGCAGCTTCTAGGGGATAGCCGTAGCCCTCCACTTTAAATTCTTTTCTCGGATTTTTCCCACCAATATCATACAACAATTCCAAGTCAAACCTCGGAGAAGATTCACTAATGGGAGTAAGTCTGTAAAAAGGACCTTCAATTACCATTTTATTTTGTTATTTACAAACGTCTATTACAGTTAAGTTCTCGTTGCTGGGACGATAATTAATATCCCTATGAGAATTAGATACAATAACCTGGTCAAAATTATTACACATATTAACCAGGCCTTTATCATTAACTGCATGACATACGATTATGATAAACTTGCTATTTGGATATCTCTCTTTGAGAACCTTAAGCTCTCCTAGGAAAGTTCCTCCAGCATCACACAAGTCATCAATGAACACAAATGTAGAATAGTAGCAATTCTTAGACTCCTCTATTTCAAAGGACTCAATTCTTCCAGTCTCTAGATTTCTTTCCTTTTTGAAGACTAAATAACCATAGTGAGAATAGTTACTTCCATATCTGTCCTTCGCCCCATGGTCTGGGAACACGATATTACTTTGGGCTGGAATCCAAGAGTGGTGTCCAAATTCCCAAGGTAAACATCTGTCACCAAGAAGATGAAAAGTTCTACTAGAATGTGCCTCAAGAACATATATGTTTCTATAGCCTAAGCTATTTAACATATTACATACTACTTTCAAGGAGAATGGACGATTAAAACTCATTACTCTATCCATACGCATAGACATTAAATAAGTAATGTGTAAATCCCATTCTACTTCTTGTCTATCTAAAATATCTCCTACTTGCATTAAGAGGAATAAATCCTCAGTATTAGATATTCTACAAATGACATCAATAGATTCCTTTCTGTTTAATTCCTCAGTAAGGAAAAACTGAGGCTCTCCATCAGGAAATCTAGTAACATCGTACTTAATTTCACTGATTTCCTTGTTGATTAAGTTTAATTTCATCTACTACATATTTTAAGATTTCATAACTTTCTTCTAGACCTGCCCTATCATCTAGGAGGATATTATAATAGGGTTTCTCAGAATTAGGAAATACAGGACTTTCATTTGTATATAGCTCAAAGTCTTCATCCAGACCTAATAATTTAGCAGTTTTCATCTGTTTAATACATAGCTCTTGAAGATTTGTTTCACAGGTAAACAATATCAAATGAAATCCCAATTTATAACACTTATTAAGTAAATTTATGACTTCACTATAATCTCCTCCATTATTATGGTAATCGAAAATAGTATTATCAAAATCGAAAGCGACTATTAGCTTTCCGTATTTATGATACTCTTCTAATAGTCGTTTCTTGCAAGCTTCTTTCCCAAAAGGATGATTAAAGTCCATGGTCAATTCTTTGTCTGATTTCTTCAAGAGAATATTCTTTCTTCAAGATACCATCTTCAAAGACAGTCTCTAAGCATCCCTCTTTTTCCTCCTCGATTGAGACCTGGTCGGTAGCAGTATACTTCCCATCCAGACCTTTATAGACAGCAATCAAACCTTTCAAAGAGTTCTTAGTACCATCATCAGTTTTAGGATGTTTGAAGATTTCTTTCAATTCGCCATTTACTACGCAAGCAGTAGCCTTAATAGCAAACCCAAGACTATCTCTACTTGCATACTGATAGGAATATGAACCTACTCCCAGAACGAGATTACAAGCCGCCATATGAGCGTTTTCTAATCTCAAGTAGATTTGCTTTTGACGTTCTAGAGTAATAGAATCTCCATAAAGCAGACCAACCTTAGTGCTAGGATAACGGTAATCCTTTGAAGTAGTATTCCATCCGAAGATTTTACCAAGCATATAATATGCCCCATAATATTGACCTTCGGACACTTCAACATACTCTGCATCGTCGTTAAACGGAGCATAGCAGCAATAATACTTACCTTCTTTCATTCTGGTATTGAAGTGAGGATTAGTTCTCAACCCGCAGATTATATCTACTGGGTCTCCACTATCAGGACGGATTACTACTCTACCATCACGAGCCATAATGTCTTTCTTCAGCTTGGGCAAGAAATTTTCAATTACATTCCAGAAATCCCAAGTATCAGATACAATAGAAACAAACCCAGAAGGATACAAATCATTAATTAGACGTTTGAAAGTGCCCAGCTCATCTTCCTCCCCTCCAGCACACATTACAGAGTGTTCTGTTGCTGGAACTGTAGCAGCAATCAATTCCTCGTCTGAATTAGCTCCATAATATTCTTCCAAAGCAGCAATAGCTGGAATAGTTTCACTTCCCACAAAAGAAGTCATATGCGCCATACCAGATATAATTGCGGCTTCCATTCCCGCCATACCTCGCATTGAGAAATCATGACAACAAAAACCAAGATTTACATCTGTTGGAAAACCAGTCTTGCAAGCATGACGATGTAGCTCTTTCTTATAAAGCCTAGCTCTAGTAGCAGATGTGCATGGCATCCACAAGGTACAGCTGATAATAGTCTCTAAGTAGTTAGTTAACCAAAAGAACTCGGGTAGAGTATTTGTAATGGTCATCATGGGAACCCGAATAGGGCACACAGAACCTTCAGGAAGAGCCTTTATGCGAATTGGTAGATACCCAAGGTCATATAAAGCTTCAATATGTCTGTACCCAACGGATTCAATACCAACAAAGTTGTTTACTCTACGATAGAACATCTCCACAGCTTCCTTCTTTGGTAGATTAAAGAAGTTTTTCTCAAACTGTTTAATGAGATATTCTTTGATTAGGTATTGAATACCAAATACTACTGAACCTTCGGTTGCTTCTGGGAAGTATTTATTACTTCTAGGAGTCCAGTTACTATAAACTTGTTCAGTACCTTCGGGGTACATTCAGTGATGGCCCAACTTGTAACCATCTGTAGCATTAATTATTTCCATTCTAAAAATTATTTTAATAACTAATTGTTAATAAACTTTTCATGCCTTTACCACTAGCTAAATTCTTAAAACACTGAGTGATAAATTCCTTCGTTTCTGGATGGATAGCCCTAGGAGAATTTATATACTTAATCCACCAGTTATATTCTCCTTGAAAACTATTACCGTTGTATACTTTACCAGCAGCCAGATAATCGCATACCAATTCTAGAGCATACTCTTTAGGCATCTTCACTGGAACACCGCCAATGTCTAGCTTAGTTACCCAGTATTCATAATGGTGTGGATTTCTTCCTCTGTGATGTAAATAAGACCTAGAATATCCTAGAATTTCTTTTTCCTTGTTTAAGGGAGATGTGTCATCATCGTAAAATTTTACAGAACGAGAGAACTCATACCATCCGAATTTAGATAAGTCGTGCAAGATGCCCTGTTTGTATAAACCTAACTGAAAACAGTAATAAGCTACCCAAAACTTATGTCTAAGTATTCGCCTAAGATGTTTCAGTGTTATACACATACATTTAAGAATTTCCATATCTTCTTCACTATTCTAGTTAGAAAATTATTTCCTCTTAGATTGAACTTATGTGTATATCCAGACAACTTATCTGGATTCCACACAGCATGAACTATATAGAATAAATATCCTACTGTGTATAGCATAATGTTCAGTACTGGGATAAATCCTAGGATTAGTATTACTAAAAACTAGCCACACTGGAACTTTAAGGTCATAGTCTTCTTCTATAAGTGCCACACTTCTGCTATACCCATTGTAATAAACGGTTACATGGGTATCTTTCAAGATAAGCACCGTGATGATTACCATCACAGTGCATATTACTAGATACATCATTTGTTATTAGCTACATCTTTAAATAAGGTGGGAACCTGACCATAAGTAGGAAGTTTTCCATCCCACTTCTTAATCATATCCTGCTGAACTATGAGAACTGACAAAGATGCTGAAATCTTTCTATTATATTCAGCTTCTGCATCACCCTTAATCTTAAGAGCTTCTGCCTCTCCTTGTGCAGCTGCTACTTTCTTTTTAGCTTCTGCCTCAATAGTCTTAACTTCATTCTCTGCCTTCAAAGCCTGTTGAATTGCAGCATTCTTAGCATCAATAGAATTGACTAGCGTCTGTGGATATTGAAGACCAGAAGTCATTTGTTCAAGCTGAAAATTCTCAGCCAAGAGTTCCTTTGACAGTCTATCTTCTATAGACTTCTCAAACTCCTCACGTTTACTTACTAGTTCATCAGTAGTATAGTTATTCAGCTGAATGCGAAAAGCATTCTTTACGTAATTATACAAAGTAGTGTTAATTACCTCTACAATATCTTCCTTTCTATACTTCTTAAATACTTCTGGTGATTTCCCGTCAACAATCTTCAAAGAAATTGTAGGGTCTACAGTAAATGATGATCCATCTTTAGCATTAATACTGAAAGGAGGATAGTCCACAGTCTGTACGAATGTAGGATATTCATATACAGCCGTAGTAACAGGATTGTACCATACCGCACCAGTAACAAGAGACACATCGTCTACTCCTTTACCATCTCCGTATAGATTTACCTTGATGCCTTCATAACCAGCATCAATTCTCTCATAGCCACAACTAGATAAGCCAAACACTAAAGTTAATACGCACAAAATCTTAATAATTGTCTTCATTTTCCTTATTTAAGTAATGTTTCTTAATATATTTGAATATCCTATAAACTAAACTTGGGATTGCCACTAGTAATAGTAACAACCCCAAGATATTTGCAGCATACAATGATTCGGATAATAACCATAAGCTGATGTTGTAAATTACAACGATTAATAGAACGGCAACAAATGCCTTAATTAAGTTTTTCTCGACCATAGAATAATATATTCTCTATTGCCGCTTTTATTATACCATAGTAGTACATTATCCTCTGTAATATCTACATACGGGTCATAATAAATATACGCGGCAAACATTATGCACACAATTATAAACGCAATCATGATTTATCGAGTTTTAATAGACCCAGGTCTGGTAGTTGCAGCCTGAAAGTCTTTTCCTTGTTTATCCCACCATGCTTGCTTTGCTTTTAACCAAGCTACTTTTTTCTTATACTTCATTGTTCGGAAATTATTACGATACGATTAAATTCATTATCTCCAAATTCAGTGGTAATTCCACATCCCTTAACAACCAATTTATCCTCTGGAGCACCATAGCTAATCAGAGCCTTCTTCATAGATTCTGCCCTAGCTACAGCAAGGTTATTATTAAACTCTTCTGGACCTTCTTCCGAAGCATATCCCTCAATCACATAAGTTTTTCCACTATTAGAAATATAGGAAGCTAGTTCTGAGACAGCCACATTGGAAGTTTTAGAAATCTCTGAAGAATTTTGAAGGAATTGAATTTTTGGAGTCAAAAGCTCTACTTTAGTAATTTCGATTGTGTCCGTCTTAACAATTTCTATTGGTTTACGAGCCATAAGTTCCTCATTCTTGGCTCTCAACTCATTAATAGAAGCGTTTAGGCTTTCAACCTCGGCATCACTATACAACTTCATAATTGGAAAGTCCCCCTTGCTAGACTTAAAGCGATAGGTAGCACCAATATAGACGTTAAACTCATGATTCAGAGGAGAAGTCTTGGGAAGTAACATATACTCAGGAGTAACATTTAATGCCCATCTATTAGAGATATTAAAGTTACATCTAACGGCTCCACGGGCGGATACATTATTATAGACATCTCCATAAGTATGATACCAACCAGCACCAACGATTAGTATAGGCTCAAACAGACGCCTATCTCCGTTATATCCACATATCAGGTTAGTAAGATTGGTAGTAACGTTAGCTGTCAAATTATGTGAATCAAAGAATGTTTTATTTCCTTGGTTCATTCCAGCCATCATGTCTAACTCCAAGCCAAAGATAGGAGTAATCTCCTTACCAATAGCAATGTTTACTAGTACATCATTTGGTTCAGCCCAACTTCTTGAGTTGTCCCAAGTTGTGGTACCTACATTACCAGAAACATACCAGTTATCTTTCAAACTTCCAGTTTCAACAACTTGTGCGCTAGCAAACACGCACATTAAACACAAACAAATAATACTAAAAATTTTCTTCATAATTCTATTAATTAAATTAATCCCACCAAGACCTCATACGTTCAAACTTTAGTTTGTTGTATAAGTACCAGGCTTTTTCTCTTCTCAGATAATCTTTAAGGATTGGAGTATTCCAATCGAGATCAGCAGCCTTAGGGTGGAATCGATTCCAATTTTTAGTATTTATGTGTCTATCTACAAATCCCTTTGACCCAGGTCTAAAGTCATGGTGATACGCAGAATCTATTTCTAGCACAATATCTAATAGCTTTAGTGCTAGATTTAGCTCTTTTTCGACACGTTCATTGCCTTCCGCAATTCTAGATACCTTAAAGTATTCATACATTCTAATTAGGGCTTGTTTCTCTAAAGAGAGAACAAATCCATAATCGAATGGATAAAACTTCATAGCTTCTTTGATAAGTTTCTTATTCTTATTCTTTCTTAGTTTCATATTCCTGACTTGCTTCAACTGCTAATTTATCTGCGAGATTATTCATCTGAGAAAAGAAGTCTGAACTTGAAGTATGTCCTTTCACCCAACAAAAATCTATATTAGGACAAAATTGCTTTGCCTTATTTAAGACCTTGTCGTATAAATTCCATAACTCTACGTTCTTCTTTCTTTTCCATCCTTTAGTAGCACATCCTATGACGTACTGAGAATCTGAGTAAATAGTCAGAGATTCGATTTTACGACTTACTGCATTTAGAGCATAAATTACTGCTAACAACTCACATTTATTATTAGTAGTATTAGGAATCATCTTACTAAATTCATAGGCTTTTTCCCCATCAATTACGAATACAACTCCTACTCCTCCTGTGTCTCTAGACGAGCTAAAAGCTCCATCAGTGAACACTTCTAGCCTGCTCATCAGCAGTATTTACTCTCATGTTAGTTCCGAGTAATATTGCTATCTTTAGCAAATCGTCTTGATTGTCACAAAATATATTATCTAAAATATAGTTTGCATAATCAACAATTCTAACTCTCTTTCCTATAGCACCATATTTTTCGTTAAGCCATTTAAGCTGAGGAGCAAAATCTTCTAGGTCGTCCCCTAAATGCCGTAAAGCCTTCCTAATAGGAACAGGAAACCACATTTTCTCCTTTATCCAGTCTAAATGACAATAACCAAACGCAAATGCTCTACTTAAATCCTTCTGAATAAACTCGTCTAACTCGAAATTTCTCTCATGCCTACCAGCTTCCTCGAAATCATCTTTCAAATCCTCACAAAAAATCTGATTAAATTCAATCATAACTCCAAGTTTCTAGGCAAGCTATAAGTTCCAGCATCCCATATCTGCAAATAACCTTGAATGGTCCAGTAGCTATAGAAAGATAAGGACTTTTGTTGTCATTGTACAGCTTCATTACTTCTCTTAGTAGTACGCTAGCATTTCTGGATAGTTCGTAAAGAGTGGGAACTCTGTATTCGTTCGGACCTACATACATTTTCCATGTACTTTTGCCTATACAGCGACCCTCGTCATCATATTCTCTATGACTCTTGTCCCACTGCATATACTCCAGAACCTTATCAAAATCAAAGTTCTCCATAATGCTTTTGTATTGTTCCTCCAATGGGGGACAATCATCCCTTGTCAGGACTGTTCTCTTTGTTTTGCTCATTTTTTGTAACAATTAACAAGATTCTGTAAGTTGGACAACTTATCAGTTCTTACACTGACCAGTAGCCCACCCTTACGTAAGTTGTAACTAAGTTTAATTCCGCAATGATTTAGAATTTCGATAAACTCTCTCAATGCGCTTCCCTTTAACACATTTCTGTAGACTAGTTTCTGACCATCTTGATATCCTGCTCGATAGTATTCATTCGCAACATCAGAAATAAGCCATCGCTTAATAGGAGATACCCTACTTAAGAGTTCATTGACTCTGGTTGCGATAAAATCCATATTACTGAATACTATCAATTACAAGACTATCCACACCTAGAGTGTCTACACTCATTGTGTCAGCAACTTCTTTAACGATTGCGATAGAATCGTTTTCTGGAGCCTGAGTCTTTGTATTACCTGCACAAGCAGACATCAGTGCAACCATTCCGAAAAGCAATAGTACTTTCTTCATTTTTCTTAATTTAAATTAGTTAATAATCATTTTATCTATCAAAAAAAAGAGTGGTTCCAGTATCTGTGCTTCACCAGATACTTTCCCCACTCCTATCACTCCGAAGAGCTTGTACCATTATTAGGTTGGTCAACCTCCCTCTTCATCTTGTTGAGAATTTGGGATAATAGTCACCAAGTTTAAAGATTACTTGTAACTGAAGCAAAAGGCTAGAATCCCGAAGGGATTCCGTAACTCCTTCAACACGTGGTTGACGAGCTATGTAGGAAGCTAACGCGCAGGCAAAGATGAAGCCGTAGTCAAAGACCTAGCTACACTAACAAAGACTAAGACACTCAATTAGAGAGTAGGTTGTAAATTTTTGTGTAGCCAGCGAATAAAGATTAAATCCATGCGGATTTAAGAATATACTGTTCATAATTATTCCTGTTAAGTATGTTATGTTAGCTTCCTACGGAAGTCCTCTAATTACTTAGAGGAAGAGTCGCCTTGTCTCCTAATCTCTTCGAAAATATCTAAAAGATTCTTAGGCAAAGCGATTTTTAGTTTGGAAATACGTTCCATTTCAGAAGTTTTCCAACTATTGAAACGACTTCTCAACTCTCCTAATTCGGAGGTATATTTATCGTATTTTGCTTTAAATTCAGCCATTTTCTCACGATACTCTTGTTCTTGAGTGTTAGAAAGTTTATTAACCTCCTCCTTAAGCTCAGCTTTAAGAGCATTTAACTCCTTCTCGTAAGAACGATAGGTGTCTTGAAGAGACATGAACATATTGTCCACCTTTTCTACTTCGATGGTAGGGTCTTGGTAGTAGAGAATTAAATCTCTTCCAGAGCCTTCCTTATAGATAGGACAATTCTCAGCTGCATGAACTTCTTTTCGTGCCTTACTAAAGGCTCCTTTTGGATGAATATACTTTCCATAGGTAGAAGCAAACGCCTCTAATCTTAGGAATTTATTTCTCTTGTTAATATCCCACGACTTTATGATAGTTTCTTCAGTCGGAGAAGGTAGAGCTTCTGGATACTTAGGCTGCTCTGGCAGTCCTATTCCCTGACTTTCTGCCCAATCATCAAGCATAGTAGCAGATACTTTGCCAATCATTCCTTCTTTCTCTTTGATAGCTTCTCGTACCCAAGCACAAAAACTATTCATGGCAGCGACCTTTTCCAAATCATCTTTTATAAAGTCAAGGGACTTTTGTCCTACTGTCATTAACTGCTTTTCTCCTCCACCGATAGAGGCTACAGATACTTGAAAGAATTTCACATTATTCAAGCGTTCCTGTGCTGCTTGAATCATTTCTTGTGCGATGTTCGCATAAAAGTTTGCTGACGTAGAAGTCAACCCTTCATTTCCAAAAAAATACACTGTTCATATTAGTTACGTTTTGTTAGTTTATCCACAACATTAATTATTGATTCTTCTCCTGCTATAAATCCATCACGATGAACATTTCTAAGTAAACTCTTCAGAGATTCTAATTCTTCATCTGACTTTAGAGTATTTTTTCTATATATTTCAATAAGTTCTTCTATATATCTTTCCATATTATTGATATTAAATTAGTACCCGAAGTGGGACTCGAACCCACACGCCCATTACTGGGCATCAGAGCTTAAATCTGACGTGTCTACCAATTCCACCATTCGGGCATAGTAATTAGCTATACTCACGTACCGCTAATCAACTTACTATAATAACAGTACAAGTGTTAAATTCAAAGTTAAAAACCGTTAACTTATTTAAACTGCAAACAAATGTTAATAAATTTATCGACATCAGTTCCGCAATCTACATAATTCGGAGTGTTAGCTTCGAAGTATTTGAGAACGGCCTCTGTTCCAAAAAGTCCTATCTCTTCGAAGTCATACCCCTCACCGTGAATATCCGATGTAGGCATATTTGGTCTGAATACTAACCAGGCTGTACCAGGAAATTCACAACACGTACAAACAGTCAATCCACTTTCTCTTAGTTTATCTAAGATTTGTGGACTAACTGTTTTCAATACGACACAATTATCCGAGTTCTGCAAGTCGTTGTCTGATTTCATCTTCGGACATACTTTCCATTTTCTCGGACTGTTTCTTAGCCAGCAGTTCAGTCAGGCGTGCCTTCTCAGCTGCCTTATCTTTAGCTGCTTCTCTAGCGGCCTTGTCTTTCAGCTTATTAGTGATAACATCTTTCACAATATTGAACTTTAACTCCAGTTCGCTATTGCTAGGAGTATCATTAGTTATGAAAGATTTTCTAGGACTCTTGGCTAATTCCTCGTCATAGGACACTGCCAGTCTGTCCAATGCAGGCAGACTTAAGTCCCACAAATCTTCCACACTCAAATTACCTTTACTAGTTGCAAAGCGCAACTTCATTTTAGACGCTTGTTTGTACATAATTAGAATTTAATTTTAAATGGTTTATTATCGACTTTAACTACAACCTCGTCGTGAGACGTACTAGAGAATCCTAGTCCACTCAACTGGTTATCGTTGTATTCTGCTTTAGCTCTAGAGCCAATAGCTTCGAATACTCTCTTATGATCTTTTTCGAGATCGGGTCTCAGATATTCATTGAAGAATCCTCGAACTGGGTCAGGATTTTTACATCCATCAATCATGAAGAATAGGTGCTTGTTTCCTATTTCATTACCTTCCCAATAATTTGGAGAATACATGATGCAAGAAACAGTTTGGAAACGCATAGTATCAATGCCCCACTCGTTCATAGACTTATATGAGGTTGCACCTTCGGCAATTACCGGACTTAGGGTTATATTACCAATAGAATCTACCTTGATAGTTGCTACCGTAATATATTTTCTGTCTGGCACCATCTTATCATAGTTGAACTTATGAAGCTCTCCATTGATTTCGATTTCTACCTCGAATCCAAAGTCTATATGCTCTCTTTTGCAGAAGTTATGCACTCTCACTACATATTGACCTGCTCTGAGTCTAGATTGGTCAGTCCAGATAATATTCTCAACTGCATCTCTGGTTTTACCAGAACCAGCGTTCATATCTACATCTAGTGTACCACCAGTTAATCCTCTCTTGTGTCCGTAATAGATTTCATTACCACCAGGTTCTGTTACATGGAGGTCAAGGTCATCATAGTTAAACCAGTGTAGAGAACACCTTAGGAATCCATTTACGTTACCACCTGCTGCTTTCACTTTCTCCTTAAATGAATCCGCCATAGAGCCATTATACACCCAAGCGAAGTTATTCTTCCATTTGAACAGCTGACCTGCATCAGGGTTCTCTGGAGCAGTTAGGGTAACAAAATTAGGAATATGCTTATTCTCAACAAGAATTTGCACATCCTTAGAGTGCGGCAATACATTAGTTACAAACTCCGAAATTGAGATTTCAGTAGCTTTGGTATACTCTTTAGGATTAACCATTGAGGTCTCTTTTAAAGAGTCAAATATACCTCCTTTCATACGTGAACGAGTATCTCTATTTACGAACAGAACGTCGTTTACAGAAATATCTTCTACACGAGCATGACGGCGAGGAAGGGCATCAGTTAACCCAAGTTCTTCAACCTTCTTCTGAGCAGCCTCAATTTGTTTCTTAGTAATAAGAGCAGTAGGTCTCTTATAGTTAGATGGAGCCATAATGTTCTCATAAGACTTAACAGCTCTTTCCAGGTCCACACCATTACTTAAGTCAATCAGTAGAGTTCCCATAGCTGTATTTCTAATCTTAGCTATTGGAGATTTGAAGTTAAACCAACAATAGTTAGTGCGAACCTCTGGTGAGAGATTATCGGCCTCAAGCATAGTTCTTCTGAACTCTTGCAGAGTCTTTAGGAACTCCTCTCCGCGATAGAGATTATTATCCTCTATCAACTCAATTACGGTTTCTACCGCACTTAGTTTAAGCTCGGAAAGAGAGCGTTCAAAGACACCAGCTCTAGCTCTAACATCTCCGCGATAACCTGCGGCAGAATCGAAATGATGTACTCTCTTGTTGAATTTAAACTTGTTAGGAATAGTCACGTACAAGTGAGTCCAAGTTCTAGTAGTTCCATCAGGAAGAAGTTGCACATTATGGTCACAACCGTGAAACTCATTAACATCCTGAATGAATATATCTCCTATTCCAGCTTCCTTAACGAGCTTAGCTAAATCAGATGCGGTCTTTTCATAGCCAGGAGTGTGAACATCATCCCAGAAGGTTTTCACCTTGTAGGTTTGAGGGTCTATAGCGACTACCTTACCATAGTGACGTATGAAAGACTTACAAGCATTACAATTGTGATCTTGCCGAATTGTTTCGTCCTCAAAGGAGAGAAGATAACTCATCCACAAAAGGTCTTTGTCTACATTAACTACAAATAAATTATCTGCAATCATAGCATTGAAAGCAGACTCTACATCTTTCTTGAAATCTTTAAAATTCATAATCTTTATTCGTTAAATATTTGATTGCATAATATAATAGTTAGACCAGTCATAACTGCGGTCTCAAAACCCATTACTTCCCTAGTTACTAATAGTATTGTTCCCATCAGAACTATTACTAGTAATCTTACTAATTCCTTTTTCCACCATTTCATGCTCTAGCTTCTTCAAAGTTTCTACACTCTCCTCATTGAACTTATCCACTCCCAGCTCACTAATCTTATATATCATAAGAATTTGGTGAAATCTTAGATAAGGATATTGGTCAATGATTTGACTCAATCTAGTTAATATCTTGAAATTAGCTTTCTTTCTAAATTTGATAGCTTCTTCAATTTGAGCTTCCATATTTATTAAGTATATCTAATTCCAATTCCTTAACTTTACTTTCATACAAGGAATCCTCAGCGTAGCCAATTCTGTCTAGGAATTTGTAATAATCCTCTTCTGGGTTATACTTACTAAGGATAAATTGCTTATAAGCGAACACACAGCTTATCCAACTATCGAACTTGAAGTAAGACATTGTTCTGGAGTTATACAACCCGAACAGATTGTTATTGTCCTTACAAAGTTTCGATTTAAAATTGCCAGATTCCAGAACAGCCTGAGCTGTTATAATTGCTGGATTTGGAAAATCGTAATGCTTCAAAGTATTGTACAATACTTCTTCGTTTACTTCATCCAATAAGTAGAATGGATGCTCTGGCAGCAATACCATTTCCTCCTGTTTCTGATTGAAATGTATCAGATGATGCAAAGAATAACCAGTTGCAAATCCGAATACAATACTAATCATAAGGATAATTAAAACTTTCTTTTTCATAAAACTTCTTCTTCTATTAATCTAATATCCCAGTAATTTTGAGTTACCGCCCATTCTATAGCGTCTTTCTTCTCTAGAAAAAGAGGAGAGATCTTCTCATAGTTTATAGGGACTTGCCCGTCATATGCCGTGGGAATTGAAATATAATATACTTTCATATCTCAATTGAATTAATAAATCTCGCATCATTAGCTAATTGATATACAGTAGTATTTAGCTCTGGCACATAGACTATATAGTAGTAATCAAAGAATTGATTATTATCCTCAAATCCTATGATTACTCCTTTTCGTCCTCCATCTACAATGCAGTCTCTATACATATATTTTGCAATATCTTGACGGATTCCGTCATGATTTATTACAGCCTGCAATGCAGAAAGTCCGTAGTAAGATGTATTTACACCCCTTATCTCATGTCCAAGCAAATCTTTATCAAAAGGAGAACTTACTATCATAACAATACTTTAGTTAGGTCCTCTACAGTTAGATTAGCTATCTTCGATAATTCACAGATTTGGTTTGAGAAATCTAGCCTTGTTTTAAGTTCTAAATCCCTCCATTGCCGTACCTCCTCTCGACTCTTTCTAAGTTCTTCTTGTAAGTAGGATATAGCCGCCCTTGCTGACTTTAATTGCTCTGTAGAACAAACGACAAAGTGCTTAGCTCCCTTCTTATTTGTAGAAGGAAGAGCGGCCTCAGCCTCTTCAATACTATCGAACTGTCCTAAGATAAAAGGAATATTATTACATTCCTTAATTAAATAGTACTTACTCATCTTTAATTCCTAGATAATCCTTTAATAATTGAATGTTTCCTTCTCTCAAATGCCGAATAAAAGCCTCCCTTTCTCTCTCAAATAGCAGAATTTTACTCTCTAACAGGTCTATTCGTCTTTGTTGATTTTCCTCGTATTCTTCAATAGCGTCAGAAATTGCTTTAAGTATAGAAGATTCCTTCATAGCGCTACTCATTGTAGAACTCTTCGTCCCCATTATCGTCGCCTATAGGATTCTCCCATCCGTACTTTACAGCAGTAGCCTTAAACAAAGGCAACCCATACATAGCATAATTCTCTTCAGGATAATTCTCTAAGCCCTCTTCTAGAACTTGATTCCATCTTAGTACCACGTAGAACATTAGGCTAGCTGAAATGCCTCTCTGGTCTAGAGCCTTCTCAAAACCAAACTCTACGTCAGACTTAAGTTGCTCTAGGATATTCCCTCTAGTCCATTCCTTAGGCTCTGGATAAGGCTCATCACCATCGTACTTGAAGCCTATTTTTTCTAACTGCTCTTCTGTTAAAAAACTTTGCTAATCTAGAACCGAAACGGTCATCGAGAACTACGGCATAGTCTTTGTAATTGTCTAAAATCTCATTTAACGTTTTCATTTTTTACATAATCTTTTAGGTAAATATTTTGAGGATATTCCCCGAATACTGATAGAGTTACAGCACAAATCCATACCCTGTCATTGTAATTCTTACTTTTGCATAAGTAAGTTGCTCCACATTCATCCTCCTCAATTTTAGACAACGTTATCTTAGCTGCAGCTGGGTCAACCATCTGCAATCTAACAAACTTATTATCTAGAGAATCAAGAAGTTCATCTGCACCACCAACCATTGCTAGTTCCTCTGGTGTTCCGTCGTAATCTGGCCACCAATAGAACCAGACTCCTCCAACCTTTACAAACTCAAATGTTTTTCTCATCAATTATTAATTATATTAAACAAAAAATACCCCAACAACTTCCGCTGCTGGGGTACATAGTAACGCCAACGGGATTCGAACCCGTATGGCAGGCGTGAAAAGCCTGAATCCTAACCATTAGATGATGGCGCTATCCTACTGCACAATCAAGCTATAAGCTTCTTGCAACAGTTTAATAGTTGGAACCATACGGTTATCAACAACTATTATTTTATAAATGTTCAGAATTTCTTTGTAGGTTAAAGATGTACAAGTTAGAAATATCTGCACATCTTCGTTTACAGAACCATTTGACAATCCCAAATCTACTTTAATCATACTGGGTAATGTTCCAATCTGAGAAATGTCCCAAGTAGATTTAGTTCTCCTGAAAACTTCCCGCTGTTTGGAAGTAAGTTGCTTTTCTTTCAATCTAGACTCAATAATAGTACCATCAAACGTTAACGAACCTCCATCGGTATTACTATTATTTAATGCTAGCTGAATCCTCTGAACTGCAGAGTCTTTAGGTTTTGGCTTAAGTTGCACTCCTTCCTTCAAGCCCTTAATAATCTGCAATGAAGGAATAAAGTCTTTTATTTGAGTTGCATTCCACACAAGAAATTTTCCAGGACTATCTTTAACAGTAACTATATACTTAGTCCCTCCGTTCAATGGAATAATCACTTGTAAGTCTGCATCACTCATTTTACTTAAATGGTCTGATACTCTAACTTTGACGTTTCCAATGACAAAGTAGCGAGAAACAGTTGTTTCCGCTTCGATAATCTCAGTAGCAGTTGCTACTAAATACTTTTCCAATCTAGTCATAAAAATTAATCTAATTTAATGGTTAAGATCCCCCACTCGGATTCGAACCGAGGTCTCGAGATTACAAATCACGTGTTCTAACCAACTAAACTACAGGGGAATAAATGCCGAGACTGGGGGATTCGAACCCCAACCTTCACAGTGCCGAGAGTACCAGACTCGAACTGGTGACCTTCGCATAGACAGTGCACTATTCTACCACTGAACTAACCCTCGGTGTAACTGGATTACTCCAGACTAATTAAACCCTTCTCTAACATAATATGGTGATTCGGACATAACCATACTAAATTATTCTCGTTGTTAATCTCCTTAATAAGAGTGTCTTCGTCAAATTCTAATATTCCTTTAAGATGATGTACTTCAAGTATTGCATCAAATTCATGATTATGACAATATTGACATACTTTCTCACGTTCGGAACTTTCTAATACTCTACGAGCATTAGTCCTTATTTCTTGACATTTAGATGATAAGTACTTCTGCCCAGATGTATAATAACCTAATGTTTTGTTACCAATTCCATTAAGTTCTTCCCAGCAACTACGACACATTTCTGAATCTTTATGCTTAGGTTTACCACATCTAGGACATATCTTGTTTTCATCGTGCTTTATCCTACCTCTATTATTGTAAGAAGCAGCACACGAATGACTACAAAACTGTTTCTTCCTCACATCTGCGACCCTCTGATTATCTAGTACTTCGATTACCTTACCACATTCCTTACAGTGGTTAGGATTCTCATAATACAATTTAAGAGATTGTTCTCGATTCACAGATAAGTTTAATTAATTTTAATGACAGTGTGATATGCAAGCCATTACACCACAGCCTCGATATTTAATCCCAGTACCATATTTCTCTGAGGATTTTTACTTGTTGTTTGATTTGTTCAGAAATTTTCTACATATTATTTACAGTGTTAGTTGGGAAGGGCAGAGTTGAACTGCCGTCTAGAAATTATCAGTTTCTTGTTCTAACCGTTAAACTACATCCCAATCGGTTGAGCTATAGCCCTGTCATGTGGACCTAACGGGAGTCGAACCCGTGTCCAAACAACCCTTATTACAAGGATAACGTGCGTCTCATTTTTATTACATCAGCTAGTGAGTTCTAGCATTTAGATAGTTTTACTAGATTTACTCTAAACTACACTATCGAGTTTTAGAAACTAGTTTACAAACCACCAAACTGGGCTGACCAAAGTCAACTCTCCACCACCTACTTTTTAACGCTAAAATAGGAAAACGAGTGTTTGTGGTGAGTCAACCACGCAGGTACACATCCCTTCTGTTTAAAGACAGCGGAGATTCAGTCTTACTAACTCTTAGAGTGTTCTGATTAAAGATATACCACGGATTATCGTCCGCACGCCATTAGCGGTATACCTAACCTCTTCTGTTTCTAGGTCTCTCCAGTAACCCGACTTGATTAATAGTGTCTATTAATAAGCCAGCAGCTTAGGCTGCCATTCTTACAGGTGCAATTTCTGCAGTTATTTGTTTTCTTCGTTTAAAGAGATTGCGCTCTACACGTCCTTATAATTCGTAATCGCCTGTCAAATCCAAGTAGGCCCATGTTCCAGTTTATCTCTGATTAGAAAACTGGAGAAAAGAAATTATAGCATTATAGTTGAGCCAGGAGGCAAAATTGTGACCTTACAAGTAAGCAAACGACGCGTATCCTCAACAGTAAACAGCTTAGGATAGCATAGACCGCTACGCCCACCAATGATAATTAAAGCATCTCCGTACCTCTGAACTATAGTTCCAGGCTCCATTTCCTCGTCACAGAACCAATTTACAATCTCAGCTACATCTCCATCTTTCATATTTGTAAGATGTGTTGTGATTGTCTTATTAATTACTTTTGCCATGTAAACACTGTTTTAATATTTCCTTAGTAACTACTCTATCAGCTTCTCTAGATAGCTTATCCAACTTTTCTAAGTCAAACTCGCTAGACTGGAACTTAAATTGAATCCAAGTTGGTTCACTAGGTCTATAGTCTAAATAAGTCTCACACTTATCAGTTCCCAAAACCTCATGCACCATAGCTAATATACGTTCACCAGCAGCTTTAGTTTTTACGAATCCAGATAAATCATATCCAACACCTCTAGAACTCCAGTATTCTCCTTCCTCTGGACGAACATCCTTTGGTTCCCAATGCCAGGCTGGAATACCAGACCTTGGATGAGGAATCCGACGAGCATATTCCATTACGTATTCAGATTTAGGGTCTGATGGATTTTCTGGATGAGAGCCATATCGTACTGTGCCTATTCCATTGTCGCTCCTTATTTCAAAGGTTAACTTACAATGCCTGCAAGTCCCAGTAGTAACTCCTCCACCAGAGAAACAACCACTAATAGCCGAATCACAGCCACAGTTTGGGCATCCCCATTCTTTGTATTCGTTGTATAGAATTGACAACATTATTTATTAAGCTTAAATTCTACTTCCTTTAATACAACGTATCTCTTACCGTCTTCCTTCTGTTCTATACAACCATTGGCCTGTAGAAAATTAATTATGAAGTCCATAGGAATGTGGTAATTGTCAGTTACAAGCATACTGCCATCAATATGATAGCGTTCTTTTCTCTCTAATCTAGTGGGATTACCATTTATAGTAATCTCACCAGAACATTCATTATCCTTATCTGGTTTAATTCCCTTTATGTAAATAGAATAACCAGCTTCAGCTAAATAAACTTGTTGTATTACACTCATAGTTTTGGAACATCAGAACGGTTATCATGATAGCCCTCGTCCCCAACAAGTTGGGCTAAACAACCGTGCATATAAGGAACAAGTTCGGGTTTCTCCTTATAACACCTGTATAGCATCCAACTCATGCTCATAGAGTTTCCACTATGACCATTATCAAAGTACGGAAGTTTGTCTTTGATAGCCTCAATCAGCTCAAATAAGCTAGGATATTTCTCATAGAAGGCTTTACATTCCTCTAGACTCATTTCTTTGAAAAACTCAGAGAATGATAGGGCTTGCTTTATACAAGCCATTTCATAACCAAATAGGTCATTTTCTTCAAATGTACCATCACCAGCTTCAACGAACAAACGATTGAAACGTTCGATTCTCTCCTGAAATTCTTTCGGAAGAGATTCCTTTGTAAGATTCTTGAAATCCATAATCTAATTTTAATTGTTAAAAATAACTTAGTAACGGGAGTCGGATTCGAACCGACGACCTTCAGGTTATGAGCCTGCCTAGCTACCTCTGCTATCATCCCGCGATATTACAAATGCTTTTTAATTAGTTTACAATGATTATACTCTCCTCCCCATCTAATAGGAAACTCTTTTTCCTTAGCCTCTTTATACTTCTCTGCCTGTTTCTTGTCTAAGAAGATTTGGCAATCAGTTTCATAATTTTGAGGAGCATTAGCTGGGTGATAATTTACTACAACTACATATACTTTCATAATTTTTTAAATAAAGTTTGTGGACACGCAGGGACTCGAACCCTATCTTCCGGTGTGCAAAACCAGCGCTCTAGCCATTTGAGCTAACGGCCCATTTTTGGGATTTTCTTTTTAATTGGTGACATACCCATAAATTTCCACTGTTAAGATTCCACAACTTAACAACACCAGATAAGTTTTTTTTGTTTGAATCATGTTCTAGTAGCATAAGTCCGCAACCATGCTACTCTCTCAGTTCATCGACTATCGTATCAGAAAAGGTCTTTATGATTCCGCAGGGACTGGCTTCAACTTAAACCCCGAATGGATTTTTACCTTGCCAGGTCAGGATATTATTACGTTTCTAGCACTCTGAATTGATTTAGCCTGTTTAATCTTATAATCACGAACTACTTCTTTCATATAAGAGTTAAATTCCTTCATGTCTTTCCATGAAATCTCATTAGCTAGTTTTGGAGTTTGAAACATTTTGTACTTTTCTAATAGGTCTTTCATTTCTCTCTTTAGTTTTCAAAGCATTTTCACACGCTTGTTTCTTCATTACATATGGACAATCACAATTTCCACTGTAGTACCAACAACAATAATCACACTGATGCATAATCTAATATAAGGTCAATAGCTGGGGCACATGGACTCGAACCATGATTCTTTGATTAACAGTCAAAAGTTCTGACCTTTGAACTATACCCCAATAGTTAATTTTCTCCACGGGTGTAGATAAGTACCCTTTGGTACTTACCTTTTAGTAGTATCTTTACTCTAGACCTCTATAAGGAGGCGGAATAGTTCCAGAAACTAACCATGTATAGCTCTTAGAACTCTGTTCAAAATACCACTTAGCAGCTTTCTTCACAACATTAATTACTTTCTTCATAACATCAAAGTTTAAAATTGTTAATAATTAATCTAATTCAGAGCCACAAAAGGAGTTTCGTTGCGGAGGTAGGATTCGAACCGTTTATGACGATTTCTAGGTTATGAGCCTAGCGAGATGACCACTTCTCTACTCCACGATATTGGCAGCTACTTTACATCCGCTACCCAGGGATGCCTCTATCACCAGTGAGGCACGGACTATTCTAACCGTATAGCACGACTGGTTGGTAACGTCTCCAGACACGGCATTTAGACTGAAAATGTCGAAACAGTGATTTAAAGATTAAATAGGCTCTGGAAGATATTTCCAAATGTAGCCATACTATGATTTGGTTTTATTCTTACAGCATCCTATAATATGACTCTATGCAGATTTATTGTCAGTAATTCCGTTATTAATTAACCATTCCTAAGCTTCTCTGGAACCAAAGAATACCTGTATAAAATTACCTGCTAAGTCATACTAAGCAATTAACTTTGCGTTACTTTTTCTAATTTTTATATTATTTGCCTTCAAAACTTTGTAAATAGTGTCTTTACAGCACCCTATTTTTTCTTGTATCTAAGAACTAGTATATCCCAATCTAGCTAATTCTACAATTTCACTATGATTGTATAGAATAGTGCCATCTCCTCCTTTAGAGGCATTGTACCCATTAGAACCATAAGTTCCTAGCTCTTTTATCCAATAGATTTCTCTTTCAGATAATTCAGAGTTACTATCTACATATTCCAATTCCTCTATCATAAAGTTCTCAACACCATACTTATTCATGGCATCATATAAAGGTCTTTTGTTGCATCTTTCTTTCTAAAAGTCATAACAATGTTCCTTCCAGCGCTCTTCTATAGAAGTAGTAGTTTTTCCTACGTATCGCTTGCTATTAATTAAATTTGTAATGCAATAAATATATGCCATATTTTTAAATTTAAAATTAGAATCCGTGGAGGGATTCGAACCCTCATTAAAGATTTCTCTTTTCAGTTTTGCAGACTGATGGCTAAACCATTCACCCACACGGATATTAAGATTTAAAGTACTTCTCTCTAAATGGGATATTAAATAATGAATCATTAATATCCTTATCAGTTATTTCCCTACCTAGAGCCTTCTCCGCACATTCGCTACAGATAAACACATGGTGGTCTGGATAATAATCTTTACCTCCCCTTTGTAATAAGAGGAGAATTTCTTTGCAGCTTCTTTTTCAAAATTGGTTAGCTTAAAGTAATTTATTATCTTGTTCCAAACCTCATCAATAAACATTGGAGAGTTATGGTCTCCATAATAAAATTCTTTATTACATACTGTACACTTTATTTTCATAAAACTTAAATTTTGAGTAGGTAATGAGAATCGAACTCACATCCTCGGCATGGCAAGCCGATGCACTAACCGTTGTGCTATACCTACAAATGTGCAGATAGAGAGACTCGAACTCTCCCCTTCAGATTGGAAGTCTGACGTGCTCAAACCATTAACACCACATCTGCATAAGGAGAGTTATACGATACTCTCCTAAACGCTATCTTAAGATAGTAATTCCTGTGCCTCAATCTCGCCGATTATTTTAGTAACCGCAATCTTGAACGGATTTCCCTTAGTCTTGTCAAACAGATGTACATCACGTACCTCGTCAACCTTGTCAGGAACATTCACCTTTCTTTTCCCTCTCTCTATGGTCTTCCAAGTGATGACTTCGCACCATTTCACGTCATAAACGCTATCGTTGCGGTCTACATAGACCCTGAAGAAGTTCTTCTTATGCTTCACAATCTCAACTCTTTTAAAGTTTTTGATGTTAGCATGAAATTTCAAATCGCATTTTCCGTTAGGTAAGAAAATCAATTCTGCCATAATGATACTCCGCATAGTCGGAGATTCAAAGTTAAAAACTATGTTAATTCCAGTCTTTCGTCTGGCACTCCACCTCGTTTTAACCAATAGCTACTGTTCTTCACTACTTGAGCTAAGCTCTAAACTGGGATAAAGGTATTATTCTATATAAATAAATGGTTTTCCAAATTCTTGCCTGAAAGACTCAAGCCAGCCTTCCATTTCCTCATCACTATCAAAATAGATAGACTCATCATGTCTCTCAGAGAACTCTAGAATAATATGCGGCTTCTGGTATACTATTCCATCCTTGTAGAAGGACGTTCTCTTACTAATTGATTCGAGCATCCCTTTCTCAGAGTAAGTCCCAAAGCATGGGTCTAGAAGATACCAATAGTCAATATGTTTTTTCCAGAATAAGAATTTAGTATCTGCTATTCTATGCTTCCATTCTGGATGTTTTCTAGTTTTAAAAACTAGTATCCTCTTTATTAGATTTCCATTAATATATTTATCCATAATTAATCCCAATATTCTGGACAATCATCTGTCGTTAATAATCCTTTCTCGCATAGACCTCCATCATAGAATATACATGATGAGCATGAAAGATTGTCCCTGGACTCATATTCCTGAATACCTTCCTGGATATCTTTCTTAGCCTTATATCTATCTTTTCTATTCTCTTTCTTATATTCGTACTGCATCATCTTACTTCTGTAGGGAGAAGTGCAATTCTTAAGCATTTTGGCATACTTGGAATCATTAAGAAAATCCGTAATTGATTCACAAATTCTCAGTGCTCTATTTCTGAAAATAGGAACATTATACTGAACACTGGCTTTAATTCCGTTTACCGGGATATAGAACTTCCCGCAAGAGTTATAAACTTTTTTAGCTCTAGAAATCCACTTTCTTTTAGAAAGCTCTCTTCTTAATTTTCTGTCCATAGGCAAATAAATTAGTGTAGAATCTGGAGTGGGATTCGAACCCACGAAACACGGTTTTGCAGACCGTTCCCTTAGACCACTCAGGCATCCAGACATAAAGGGGAGACTAGCTCCCCAGTTTTTAAAGTACCAAAGAATCGTATCTTCCCGTACGATACAGAGATGGCTTACTGTTAGGATCTTTAATCCAGTAGTAGTTAATTTCGTTACCGTTCTTAGTAACAATAACATTCAACTTCTTGTCAATAGCGATAATCTCGTCACTGTAGAAGCCGTCTCCCACCTTAAGATTGCTGAACTTGGTAGAAGAGTAGATAAAGTAATACGACAGGTTGTGGAAGTTATGGCGACGATACTCATAGTATTCGTTGAGAGCTTTTCTTTCCTCCATAGTACAGTTATCCTCATCGTTAACAATAGGCTTAGGTATAGGATTATTAAATCTCTCAACAGCCTTGGAGAAGTTCTCAATAGAGAACTTATTCTTGTCTTGCTCAATTTCTCCAGTGTAAGCATAACCTCTGATACAGGAATACTCATACTCATTAGTTACTACATTGAAGAAACTCTTAGCCTTTCTCAAACCTTCAATTCCATGAATGTTAACTTCATTAACTATAGTTTTGAGAATATCAATAGTTGATATGGTCAAAGAATCAATGAAGTCAAGCAAATCTTGACGTGCTTCTGGAACTTCCAAGGCATCGTCTAGATATTCGTTTACAACCTTCAAATCAAGATTTTCAAACTTCTTGACGTAGCGGATTCTAGACGGACGTCCTACCATATTATCGTTGATAGACATTGCATTAGTAGTCAACAAGAATACCTTACGATACTTAGAGTTATAAACTCCATCCATAATTTGGAGGATTGTAGAATCCGACTCGCTGAAGTTCTTTTCAAACTCGTCTAGGAAGAGAACACAGTCTCCCTCAATGCCAGAGAGAAACTCAATCATAGATTGATTATGGTCTCCCATATCCTTTACTATAATAACAGGAAGGTTCAATTTGTTAGCTAATTCTTTAGCTGTGACAGTCTTTCCAGTACCTTTTGTACCAGTAAGCATGATTCCCAAGTTTCCTTCCGTGTTACTATAAGTTTTGATTACATAGTCTATGAAATCTTCCTGCAGTCCATACATCTTGTACGGAAATACGAACTTGTCTGCATACTTATCCAGGTGATAACCTGTCATTGTCAGACTAATACCGTAAATACCGACCGGAAGAGATTCCGAAACCTTGTAACCTGAGCCTACTTGGGTGTATGTAGACCCGGACACATCCAAACTTTGTTCATTTCTTTATTTTTAATTGTTATTTAATATGAATGTTTCAGAACATTCAGTTAATTAAAGTTCTCCACTGTCTTTGATAAGTTCTTTAGCCTTATCCATTCCAGCTTCGTAAGCCTCCACAACGTACTGTATAGCAGTTTTTGAATCAATCTGATTCATGGAGTTGCTATTTTCTACCAATTCTTGAATAATTTCACTTAACTCTTTCATAATCTATAATCGAATAAAAGTTGTAGGGTAGGAGGGACTCGAACCCTCACGCCTTGCGGCACATGGGCCTAAACCATGCCTGTCTACCAGTTCCAGCACTACCCCAAGGTTACAATTCCCTGTCTCTTATTTTCTCAGCCATAGCACACATTTCTTGATAATACTTGACTACTTTATTGAACAATTCTTCAGGAACTATTGCACACTTTTCACTTCCCTGCCCAGGAAGCCATTGACGATTTATCATTCTCTTCTTTTCAAGACCTATTCTAGTTGTATTGCTGTCTATGAAGACCTCATAGAAATCTTCTTTAACATCTTCTCTAAAGGCAGTAATATCTTTAGTTATCTTAAAATAACCAAATGATTGTCTATTGAAGTTTATTTGAAAGCATTTTCCCTCAAAACTTTTTAGAAGTTGATTATTTTCTTCTTCTTTTAGTCTCCTTCTTTCTGCTTCCTCTCTAGCAATATTATCTAAGTATTCACAATACTCTTGAAGAGAACAGCCAGGATGTTTCCTGGCATATTCTTTCATTGGACTTTCTCTTGACCACATTATTTCACTAATTTTATTTCACAACAAATATTGAGTTTAGGAATAGAAATCCACTCACATATTCCATTGCTATCAACTGGTTTTCCTCCATTGATTGTACAAATAGTAATATGTGGTTTGGCATTTGCACAAGGCAAGTCTGGTATAGTAACTCTAAAAGCTATTGCTTTGTTAGAGAAACCTATTCCATTTACTTCTACCATCCATGATTCATCAATCTTCTTTACAAGAGAGTCATATATCTCTTTGTCGTTTTGATTTCTGTGGAGCAGAGTACAATGGTCTAGATATAAAGTACTTCCTCTTTGAAGGACCAGATTAGCTATAATAGGATTAGCAAAAATGATTTTCATAAGCTCATTCCTATTATGTTCATTTAAAAACAATCCGAAATACTGATAATTCATAAATTCCAATTTTTAATTCTCTAGTGGACCTAGAGGGCTTTGAACCCCCGACCTCCTGATTATGAGTCTTTCTTTCTTATTCCTTGAATAACTCTGCGAGTTAATCCAAAATGCTGAGCAACTTTCTCCCAATTCTTAAGTATTTCGTACTGCTCATTTACTTCTTCTAGAGAAGGATAATGTTTATCAGCATCTCTGCATTCCTTAGAACAGTATATCTTACCCTTAGATTTAGGAAATCTTTTGCCGCATACTGGGCATACAGACCCAGTCATATTTTCAAAAGACGTCTTATCTTTAGCTTCAGTATTAACTAAATCTTCAACTTCGTCCATTCCCAAGTGAGGGTTATGTACTTCTCTATGACAATTAGCGCATAGAAGTTGACATTTATCTACTTCCTCTTTAAGCCTTTCTAGACTTGTATTAGATAAATGTCTCATATCTAACTGAAACTCTTTCTCATCTGGATTGATATGGTGAAATTCTAGAACAGCTATGTTTCTATCATAGCTACATAGTTCACATTTACCACCACGAGATTTTATTAGCTCTAATTTGCGCTTTAAACCTCTTAACTTTTGTGTATTATAATCATTGTAATTCATATACAAATATATATGAAAATAATCATAATACCAAATGTTTTGGTGCAAAATTAAAAATTCAATCCAGAAGTTGTAGGGACGGTGGGGTTTGAACCCACGTGCGACCAACTACCCTTTCTACAAGGTATAAGCTTGAGGGGATACGTCCCTATCTGACTCATAATTAGTTGCTCTGACCTGGCTGAGCTATAGGTCCGATTTAGTCTCACTATCGTAGGACTATAAGCTCCCAACGTCCGACTGGCTACGGAAGGTTATTTACCGGTCTAATAACCTATTCTACTATTAGTTCCTGTTCGCAGACATATTCAACTAGCAATTCATCATTACCAAATACCATAATCTGCAATACCACAATTTCCGGCCCATCCTTACTTAGTCTTGGTCTACTAGAGAATGCGTATTCTGACATAGAAGACCTAGAATGAAACCTTACGAATTTACTTCTAGGATGAGACCTCTGGATTATTCCGCTACTGGGAGTATTTAGAGATACTTTACTAGTTATCTCCCCAATATTGAAAGAAGTTACGTTAAGCATAAGCACTTATTGATTGACATTTAAATATTATAGTTTTACCAATAATATCATCAGGCTTTATGTTAAACTTAGCAAACTCCTCAACCAGCTCATTCATATCTTCTACAGAATACGTTTCTCCAATAACTCTCATATTATCTAGAGAAGTTTGGAAATTCTTTAGTAGTTCTGTAAGTAAACAGCTATTAATTATCACTTTCATTTTACTATGATTTGCTCTTCAGGTTTTAACTTAGCTGGAGCATCAGAGTGTAATTTACCACATCTTACACACCAACAAACTCCAAATGAATTTTTCTCTCACTTTACATCTGCCTTTCTCACAGATTTTAACTACTTTTCTGTAATTCTCCTTATCCATAATTATATAATTTAGAAATACAGCCTTACTACCCCTATGTTCCTAGTTATTCTTTAGCTAGCTTTAGATTATTACTAGGTAATACCGCAACGGATTTATTCAGCTGACTTTACCGCCTCTTGGTATGCAAGGCTAGGTCTCCCTAGCGAAGCTGTATTTAGTTGGGCTACCAGGACTCGAACCTGGACTCTCAGAACCAAAATCTGATGTGACTACCATTACACCATAGCCCAGTTTAGCTTAACTATTCTCTCGAACCGTTAAGCCCATATTTACCATGAAAAACACACAATGCGTGGGACGAGGCAGGATCGAACTGCCGCTATCGTCCTGGATTTTCAGTCCAGCGCTCTACCTACTGAGCTATCGTCCCATGTAATTAGATACTCAAATCTAATACTTTTTTGTTCCACCAGTTAGTTAAATCTTGTAAAGAAAACTTAAATTCTTCCTCAAATTTTTCTACCGGAACAGTTTCATCTCCTAATTCTATTGCCCATCTCCAGCAAGCTTCTGTTTCAGCTACGTCAATAGGCTCTTCCATTAACCAAGTATCATCCATAAGCATATCAAGAAATGACTTATGAAGAGACTTAAAGATTTCAATTCTTTCTTCCATAACAAATTTTATTAAGCGGAGGCAGCTGGATTCGAACCAGCGGGACCCGAAGGCCCTCCGTCTTAGCAGGACGGTGGTTTAAGCCACTCACCCATACCTCCAAATTGCGAAGGGGCTTTTGTTATACTTTACTATTGAAATTGTAAAGCCCCTTCGCTGTGAATTACTTCACTTCTTCAAACTCAGTTGTTTCAGCTTTCTTCTCCTCCAACTCTTTCTTGCCGAGAACACTTTTCAGTGTATCAGCGAAAGGTATAGAGCGAAGCAAGTCGAACGCAGGATTCAAGTTCTCAGCAGTTTTAGCCATGAAGTTACCAGCGGTATTCTCGTTACCATAAACAGTAACCTGTCCAAGGTGAACGTGTTCAAACATCTGAGCAGATGCTTCAGCAATACCGGTCAATTGATCAACTGTCTTGTACTGAACCACCATTTCTGGAGTCAAGCCGGATTCAATCATCTTCTGGACTGCCAGAGCAGGAGCCATTTCAATAGCCTGAACCTTGTCAGCCTCAGCCATCAAAGACGCTCTCTTACCCTCAGCTTCAGCAAGCAGTTTCTTTCTTGTACCTTCAGCTTCGGCTTCTAGCTGCAACTTCGTAGCATTTGCTTTAGCTTCTGCTTCTTTCAGAATTTCAGCAGCCTTAGCTTCTGCTTCAAGTACAGCCTTCTGCTTAACAGCTTCTGCCTCAATCGTAATACGTTCCTTTTCTTTTTGGGCAGGAACAATTGTCTCAGCATGAAGCTTAGCTTCCATAGCCAATGCAGCTGCTTCGTTTACTTCCAGTTGCTTTTCTTGCTTAGTTTTCTCGATAGTCATTTGAGCTTCTACCTTAGAAGTTCCTGCTACCTTTTCAGCTTCAGCCTTAGCTTTCTCGGCTTCTCCCTTAGCTTTAGAGACTTCAATCGTGGCATTTTGTTCTGCCACTCCTGCAATCTTATCAGCTTCGGCTGCCTTTACACGCTTGTCTGACTCATACTTAGCAACTGCAGCTTCCTGTTCGTTAATTGCTTTTTGCGTCTCAGCTTCCTGTTTTTGCTTAGCCTGAGCAATACGAGTTTGTTTCTCTGCTTCTGCTTCTGCTTTCTTAGAGTCAGCTTCTGCTTTAGCCTTAGCTACATTAGCCTCAGCTAGTGATTCAGATTCTGCTCTATTAGAATCGGCTTCTGCTTGAGCTTTAGCTATAGCTGAAATTTTCTCAGCTTCTGCTTTAGCTTTCTCCGATTCCGCTGCAGTATTAGCTTTAGCAATATTGGCAGCTTGCTCAGCTTTCTGATTAGCAATACCCGATTGCTTATTCTTCTCAGCTTCTGCAAGTTTGATTTCCTTCTCCTGGTTAATCTCTGCCACACGAACCTCTTGCTCTTGTCTAGTCTGAGCAACAGTAGTTTCACGCTCTTTCTCAGCGTCTGCTACAGCAATTTCACGTTGCTTGTTGGTTTCTGCAATCTGAATATCTCCTTTCTTTTTCTCTTCTGCAATGTCTGCTTGTGCCTGAGCAAGAGCTTTAGTTGCAGCTTTCTGACCTAGATTCTTGATATAGTTTGCATCATCCGAAATATCAGCATTGTTAATGTTGATAATACTGAAACCTACCTTATTTAACTCGGTCTCAATATTCTCCTTAGCTTTGCCGATAAACTTGATTCTATCAGCGTTAATTTCCTCAATCGTCATTGTAGCCATCAAGCTTCTCACTTCACCAATGAGAATATCCTTGATTTGGTCTGAGATTTCAGAAGTTTTAGCTGTTAAGAATCTACTTGCAGCGTTTTGCATTAATGTTTGAGTAGTTCCAATACCAGTGGTCAATGTTACAGGAATAGTTACCTTAATCATTTGACTGGAAACACCAGTAACATTTACTTGAATTTGGATAGGTTTCAAGGACATTTTAGCCCAGTCTTGGATTACTGGCATTACGAATGTACCTCCACCATGAATGATTTTGGACGGCAGAATAACTTCCTCCGACTTTCCAGTCTTCTCGTTAACTACCTTCTTCTTACCAGCCTTACCAAACACAACCAAGATTTCATCACTGGCACACTTACGATACCGTGACAAAAGTCCAATAAAGGTTAAGACTACTAGCAATACAATAACACCTGCTACAATAAGAGTTTCTGTTGTCATCTTTTAAAAAAAATTCTTTTTTAGTTAAAATAATACTTTCCATTCTCAAATTTAGAAATTACCACACGAGTACCAACCATATATCCCATTTTTGGGACTTCTGGATAGGCTACAATTTCCTCAGAACCTCCATTTACTTCAATAGTAATGAAGAAATGGTTTTCACAAGGAACTGTGATAATTCCAACCCTTCCAATCAAGGCTTCACCCTCTTCTGGAATGACTTGATGCTGGAGTTTTAAACAGAGTTTATATAAGTAGTAAAGTATAACCACGAAAAGAATACCGCACACTAATGCGATTAGATAATCATACCATTCTACAGAATGAGATATGGACTGCTTAACACAAAGCCATCCACTAGCTCCCATTATAAAATGGATTAATCCCTTAAATGAGACAATATCACTCACGTTCATATCTAGTTCTCCATCTAAGTCAACATCTAAGTCAGTGTCTCCACCAAACCAAGATAAAATGAATTGAACTAGAAAAATGCCATATGAAACGGCTGCCAAAAGATAATACACTTCACTCATCTCTTACAATATTTACAATCTGGGTCATGGACCACTCCTACAACCTTGTAGTTTCCATTTCCCTCGGTGAATTTAATGTACTGATGATTCTTGTATTTAAAGTGAACTGCAGCATCAAATGGAATAATCCCATCTCTGGTATTCCTAGTAGCTTCTAGTTCACTAGTTGGACCTGAACAGTAGTATAAGTCCTAACGAAATGATTGTTAACTTTTTCATAATCTAATTTATTAATTAAAATAGCATAGGATAAAGGATTCGAACCCTTACTTTCGGTTTTGGAGACCGACGTGCTAACCGTTAAACACCAATCCTATATATTGCGGAAGGACAGGGATTCGAACCCTGGGGACGTGTTACCGCCCGACGGTTTTCAAGACCGTTGCAATAAACCTGACTCTGCCACCCTTCCAAAAGCTAGTCTTATGACTAGCTAAGAATCATACCAAGAAGCAATAATACACAGAATATAGCTAGAATACACCAGCCTATAGCCTGGATTGCTCCTCAGCCAAATATACAAATCATTGAAGATATAAAGAATACAGCTCCTCCTACCACACTTATCCAACCTTCAGCATCTTCGTCATTCTTAGATAGCTTTCCTCTACCAGTTAGTAGCATAAACAAGGATATTCCTAATAATATGATACCTATTACAACACCTGCTATCTCTTTGTAAAGTAATTTCCATACTACGATAGTTATTGCTGTTTGTCCCAAATTAGAGTCTGCTATTCTGATGGCGGAATCTTCAACTGCTTTAAGAGTTTCATTAACAGCCACGCCTATTTCCTTACCAAGGTTAGCATACTCAGAAACTTCCTTGATTTCACCCTTTATAGCTTTCTCTGTTGTTATCTTCTCAATTTGAGTTCTAGTATCACTAGGCAACTTATCATAGTCTTCTTGTGATATAGTTATCTGAGAAAAAGCTGCTACGCTCATCCAGAGCATAGCAAGCATAATTACAAGGAACTTTTTCATTAGTCAAGCCATTCAAATTCTTCACCCTTGAAATGTCTTGCAAAACAAGCATCGAACACTAGCTTTCCAAACTGGGTTGATACGTATTTGGCAATCTCTTCAGATTTGCACGCAAGCATCCCGACACCGGAATAGGCATAGCCGACGCCACAGTAAGAATCGAAATAGCCGAGACCCGCACGGCCGCCAAGACGCGCGTCGCCGCCCACCAACGCGAATTTCTCGCCCTGATAACGGAAGTGACCAATGACTTCTGCATCCTTCGGAACTGATTTCATTCTAAAGAAGCGAACCCAGGGATACCATATAGTACCAGTTAACAGATTGAACTTGTGACCTTTATTTAGCGCATCCAAGACTGTCTGCAACTTAGCTAGAGAATTTACAGATCTATTGTAGTAAATAGTATCTCTAGTAACACACCCTAGATAGTTTACAGCATCCTCATAGGTTCTTATCCGTCCCATAATGTTTTCTGGAACGATTTCAACATTGCCAGTTTCGGCATTATAGATGGGTTTATAACCATCTGGACATTCAATTTCAATTGTCTTTTTCATTCGTTATAATATTTAATAAAACATGATTAGGGTGTTATAGCGGACTCGAACCGCTGACCTCTACAGCCACAATGTAGCGTTCTGCCAACTGAACTAATAACACCATCAAATTATTTAAGTAATGGCAATAACTTTTTACCAAGAATCTTTACTGCTTTCTGTGCATCAGCTACAGTTCTGAAATAAACAACACCTGGATACTTTACATTTTGATGCATGGCGACGTACACTCCTTTTATATCAGTTTCCGTCTTTCCAGATAGAGAAGAACCCCTTCCAAGGAAATAACCGCTGTTACTCTCTGTTTTATTCCAACCATTGTTTAAGCAATTAGCTACTATTTGTAGACAAATTAGAGACTTAGTTTGCTCTGATATCCCTAAAGGTAAAAATAGCATATCCCAATCCTTTTCAGATTCTAATATTTCTCCAAGAGAAGGGACTAGAACTTCTTCACTAAAAGCGGCAAGAGCTAATTTTTTCAAGTCTTCATTGCCACTCTCATACCATTTACGTGCCTGTTCTAAAGTTATTTCAAGGCAAGCTTTTGTTTTATTCATTTTATTCATTTTATTTATTAGTTTTTAATGGACACCAATCTGGAATTAATACCCTTTCGTAAGGTCTTAACATTCCTTCAATTAGTTTATTCTCAGACTCCTTACAGAGCGCTTTCTCGTCGTCATCATTGAACCAGTCATTAGGATCTGGGTCAGGAACAATTAAGCAGTGCGGACATTCTCTACACTGCTTAATTTCTTTTTGAAATACTAGTACCAGATTTCTGGTAAGTATCCTTCTCCGTACTCATAATTTGTCATTTTGTAATTTCTTTAAATTCGTTTATAACTGTTTTTATAAATGGTTTAATATCAAATAATAGTATTACAATAACAAATATAGTATTTATTACTGGTAATGCCATTATTTGCGAGTCTTCTAACTGTAACAAATCGTTCATTTACTGCCATATAAAGGCCAACTATGTACGTGCTTATTACGTATATAAATGCTGAATATACAAATATCATCATAATATATTGAAATTAGTGTGGGATTGGGAGGACTCGAACCTCCAGTCTCAAAAGAGAGCAGATTTACAGTCTGCGCGGCTACCAATTACCGGTTACAATCCCGAATCGACCTAGTAGAGACCCTGGTTTCCTCATTTAAATATGACTAACCTTTATGCAGTGGGTATACATATTTCTAAAATCCATATCCTAGGTCTCGCTAATAGGGTTTTATTCATAGATAGATTGATAATAATCTATCCAATAGTCTGCCTGCATATCTTCGAAGATTTCTTTGAGTTCTTCATCAGATAGCCCTTCATATTTGTCTTCCATTATATCTTTCTCCTATTAAATAGTCTAAAATATTCGTCAGAATATACGCTGCATAAGTCCTTATACTTTTTTGGCATAGGATAATCAAAGTCATCAAATGCAGACTCTTTAATAAATCCATCATGTAGAGCCATATTTGCTGTGGTAACAGCAATATTACAATTACGCTCCTTTCCCCCAGTCAACAATGTTACTCATAACACTATTAAAGTATTCTGTATCATTATCTACTTGGAGATAGATTTCCACTCTGCAAATTGCAGGATTTTTGAATCCTTGTCTAAGAGTTATCTTAGATACGAAATTCAAGTCTAGCAAATCTGCTATTCTATCCTTAGCTACAATTCTAGAAATTCTTATCATCTTTTGGTAAGTTATTTTACATAATTGTGGGATAGGTAGGATTCGAACCTACTAAGCCTAAAGGCAACGGATTTACAGTCCGTCCCAACTCTCCATCGTTGGCGCTATCCCATAAAGCAATTAACAGATTTGTTCTAATTAACATAGCTACTACAATTCTTCCTCTTGGCACCCCAAGTCCTCTAGTAGCTAATAGCCGCACTAGTGCGTGGTAACAATTTTAAGGGAACTCACCTCTGTTAATTGGAGTAATCAGGGATTCATCTAAAAGGCACCCTACAGTCCTAATTGCTGTACTAATAGTGAATGTTGATTACTTCTTGTCTGGATAGCAGGACTCGAACCTGCGGTCTCTACATCCCAAATGTAGCATCTTACCAACTCGACTATACCCAGATGCAAACACGTGTTTCACAACAAATGTTTACTAGCGGAATAAAAGAAAAAGACTTCCCTATTAATAGGGAATTATTTCTCTATCTTAGAGAAAGTATAATTTAATCTTTCTATAGATATGATGCAATCTTTTGCAAAGTTTATACCTTTTGTCTAATTATTAGCTGGAGGTTCCTCCCTAATAGTAATAGAATTTCTATTAGCAACATCACATTCTGGAAATATATAGATGTTATGAAGGTCGCAACATATCATAATATCTATTTCATCCTCGTTGTATTTGTGAACGGTCCCTTTGTTATAATTATTACTTGTTAAACTAAAGTTCAACGAGTTATTTACAGTTTTACTCGCAGTAGTTTTCACCTAAGTTCTGTAAAACTTGTTATTATAATATATAACAAAATCAAATGGTAGATTGTCAGACATTGGTAATAAAATATCTAATCCATATTTTGATAATTCACCAATGGCTATACGCTCTCCTATTTCTCCGAGCTACTTTTTGTTTCTTAATTCGTCTACATTTATCATAGCTTAATTATTTAAAGTTGGTTCTCCCTAAGAGAGTCGAACTCTTGTCTTTCGATTAAAAGTCGAAAGCTCTACCGTTGAGCTAAGGGAGAATAATAGTCTTTCCTTCCAGATTCGAACTGGAATTATCTGTTTAGAAGACAGAGGTTCTATCCATTGAACTAAGGAAAGGATAACTAAGAGTTTGCCTACTATTATATAGTATAATCTAGATTTCTCCTAGTTAAGAATTGTTAAATCTTCTCTTCAGAGATTAGTGCGTTCCCACAAGTAATTCGGTCAGAATCTTCCTCCTTAGATGGAACAAACACTATAACATCCCAACCTTCTTTCAATAAAGGTTGTTCAAAGCGACGATAAACGTCATAATCAGAGTATCCAGTTACCTGGAAACCATTCTCTATAGCAGAAGCTGTTTCATGTATAGGAGTGATTTTAACAATAAATTTCTCCCTATCAAATAGCTTTGACAATTCCTTCGCATCGAGAATAGTTTGTGAGGTTACTGGAAAATTTAGAGTATACTTTCTGCCTACTGGCATTGGTAACTCGTCAGCCAACCGGGAAATTTGTGCTAGTGACAAACTCTTAGAGTCAAACAGCTCATTTCTCTGTTCATCGTCTGTAGAATTGATTGAAAACTGCAAGCCTGCTTCTCCATTGTAGAACTCATTTTTTATGCTACACCAAACCTGTAAGAAGTTTCCAAGCTTATTATTTGCTTTCGGAAGCATCGTGGAAACTACTGGATGAACAGTTTTAGCTATTAACCCTGCAGACTTAACCACCACCTCTGAGAGCAAGTCCAAATGCTAATACATTATCATTCCATGTTGGTTCTCCCATTCTAGCAAATTAAACCTGTCTGTTTCTCTGACACTTTCGCCTTCTATAATAGTTCGGATTTGTCTATCCATATCTTCTATAGAAGCATTTCCATAGAATCCAAACTTGGGAACATCACAGAATTTACAATGCATAGGACAGCCTTTCTGAGTTGAAATAGTTGCTACCCATTTCTTGCTTAGGTCTACTGCTGTATTCTCTACTCCATTGATTTCCTTAGTTAGACCTAAGAAATCAGCCTTGATGTTGTTCTCCTTACCATAGTCTCCTACAGTTAAGAACTCTAGTCTATGTTCTGTATCAACATAGATTTTTTCCTGTATGGGTTAATACTGTTTTCATTCGTCTTCAATCATTTTCCACATGATGATTTAATATTATAAATACAACGATGTATGTCATACAATCCTCCAATCTGGTCTATTTCTAGTTATACGAAATTTGTTAGCCTCAGACCAGCTTGAGAAGGCCCTAACGACCTTCCCATAACTGTCTAACAGATAATATTTCATAGCGAACTAGTTCTCCATTTTATTTGTACTGTAATCAATACTATCTCTCCTACGATAATCATAGTTTCTACCACAATTATCTCACCGTTTATTTCGGTAATTCTTCTTATCATTGCCATAAGTCAAATACTTTTTTGGTTAGCGGATAGTTTCCTCTCCATTTTGTTGCATACTTAAAAATCACAGACTGTCCTGTCTTACGCCAGATAGACCGAAATAGCGGATATAATACCGCCATGACGATGATTACCAATACCAGAACTATTAAGGTCATAGCCTTAAGTATATGTTCTAGCAACCAAACAGGCAATGTTATTGCCCATCTTACTATTGTTAACAAATCTTCCATCATTTCACAGATATTAAAGTGTTATATATTCTCAATTCTTCTTCGGAAACAGGAATTAACTTCCCAAATACCCGAATATACTTTTGTTCTTTAATTACTAATGTAGATGAAATCTCTGTAATCACTTCTATGTTCTCCTCGTGAAATCTTTGGAGGTACATTGCGTGAATCTTTCTTGACAACTCATAGTTGTCTGATGAAGCAATTCTGCTCATCTTAAATCTCTTTCTCATGGTTTCTTTTTTTTAATTCGTTAAATCTTTTTCTTGCTAATGTTCCATTCTCAAATGTTTCAGTAACTGTTCTTACTCCTTCTATGTGAATGGCATATTCGAAGGCATGGGTTCCGACTAAAGTTATTACTCGTCCCCAAGTATCTATAAATCTTGCGCGAACAGTTGAATCGCAATTTAATCTGTTGTACTTTCTCATTTCTTTTTCTTTTTAATCCTGACTACCCAAAGATGGGTAGTTTCGTCTTAATTTTCAAAGACTCATCAGAGGATTTTAATTAGTCCGGTAATCATGTTATCTCCAGAATCTCTGTATTTGTACATGTCTAAGAATCTGTCTCTAGTTGGATCATACATACGTTTAACATACTGACGATCTCCTTACATCTTGTATCATTTATAAACACGTAATTTCTTGGAATATCAAGTTCTGGGAAATTCTTTGCCAACCACTCAATTGTTCTCTCGTCTCCCGCAGTTCTACAACTAAAAGTGATATATTTATTTCTAATTGGAGAAAGCTGCATCTTCGTATAAATATATAGTAAATCTGCTCCATTATTTATAATAGACTTGCAGAAATCACAATCAACGAAGTTGAGCGGACTTCTCTCCGCTGGAGAATTAGTAAGTAAATCAAACTCTCCAATAAGAGAATTTCTTCTTACTAATGCATCTGCTGGATTGAAGTCAACTAGGACACAATTTTTATGTTCGGGTACAACTTCTAGGTATTTCTCAGGATGTAATCCTCCCAAACCTAGCATAGTTTTAACTTTAGTTATTTTCTTGAATAATTGTTTTTTGAGTAAATCTCTTAATTTTTGCATCTAAATACTGTTCCATAATCTTTTTCTTTTATTAATCGCATTTTACACCTAAAACTTACTATCTCTCTGGTCTAAGACTTTCGAGGCTCTGTCCTGCCCATATAGGCTTTTCAGAGTATTTATTCATAAGAAACTGGTGCCCTCAATGTCTTGGGAAGTTATTGAGTTTTTAGTCATCGGAGATGACTTAGAACAAAGGATATGAAGAGTTCAAATCCTACACCTTTCCGTTCAGCTTTTAGTTTTTCTGGAATCCAATAGAGAGCCTTTACAAGCTGGTAAGCTGTATCTCTGTTCAGACTCAAATCTCCATTTTGGAAATTAGTGATTGTTTGTTCCATCAAATTATAACTACGAATATGGAAACGATGGATACTTCCATTATCCTTTTTGAATTCTACGGCATCCTCATTTACACTAATAATGTCCTTTCTATGGTGTTCTAGCATTTGGACACATGCGTCCATTCTCATTTTCAATGCTTCAATGCATACAGGAGCCCAGGCATTCATAATGTCTTGGATTGTAACGGTTGGGACATCTAGGAAATCTTCTAAATCAAAATCTTTATAAGGAATAAAGACTGAGGTTATAATCTCTAAATGATTTGGATAAGTTTTAATCTTTTTCATTTTTACTTTATTTTAATTATATTGCATGTCCTATTTCTGAGCCTATTCTCCAACAAAGTAGTATTGTAGCTAAAAGTCCGAAAAACAGGCATACTCCTACACTCTTACATTTATAGCCTATGATAGCTATTATGTATAAAATGATTATGGTTATCATATTTATATAGTTTTAAATTAATATTCTAGTTAAAGCTACTATTCTCACGAACTGTGGCTGAAAAGTAATAATCACAAATAATATAACTATGAAGATAATATAAAGATCCCTACTCTGGACTTGAACCAGAATCTTCTCCTTTAAAGGGAGACGCAATCCATTATACTAGTAGGGAAATCCTATCTATATCTAGAATAAGATAGGAGATTATTTCTCAGTTTTCCATGCTGAGGACGTTATCAACGTTCGCAAAGCGGGAACACCAACTTCGTTGGTATTCCATCACTAAATTTATAGATAGCTAGTCTATAAACTTGCGAATAGGTTCGAGATGGAAAATGAACCCTTATGAGGTTCTCTCTTACTATCTAGAGATTTTAATCAGGCTTCTTAGACCTGGCAACTTCTAACATAATTGTATAACATATTTTATATGTGATATGTACGGTCACTGACATATCAGCAGTACTCATAATATTGCTATAAGTGACCAATCCTTATAGCTCAACCTAAATCCTATAGTGCTCAAGTTTGCGAATATGCACATAGAATTTGTAGCAGTTATTTTTGGTGTTAGGCTCTTCTGCGTAGCCTCGCTTTTTGTTGCCTTTTTATAGGCTAAATACTAAATAATGTCCATAGAGAGTGTGAGCTATATAACTCCTACTCTGGCGGATTTTTTGAAAATCGGAAAAAGTCCGGAAATTGAGGGTCTTTTTTAGTGGACAATTTCTCTCCTTTACCGAATTTTCGCGTTGAACATTGAAAATACTAATAACAGTTACAGTGTAAACTTCTATCCAGGAATATATCTCAATACTAAGTGATTTCTGATAAGAAAATATCCACTTTTTAAGTGATAATTCTCACCGTTTTTCACTTTGTATCGAGTATAAGGACCGGTGACTAACCAATCCTTATACATTTTGCCTTTAAGAGTTACAAAACTTCGTTTAAGCGAAGTTAAGCGTCCACACGTTGACGTTTCTTGTTTCGCCATTGAACTCGGCTACCACAACGGTTTTCTTTTCAAACTTAATCTTCTTACCGGCAAGCTCTTCCTTGAAAGCTTCATCCATTGTAGCGTGCTTCTGAACAGCATCAACAACAGTACCAGTTGGACGTACAAAATCACTACCGTCAGCAGGACGAGCGCCACGAGTCAAGCAGCCAATCCAGAAGTCCTTACCTTCTTCAGTAATAACTTTGGCAGCTTTGTTGGTTGTTCCGCTAATAGGCATTAAGAAGATTTTAAAGTCTTTAGGAATCGTCACCGTTTCTCCTTCATTGATATTGTTCAATTCAAGAGAGCGAACAGCCCCTACACCTGCATCTTTGAAAGAGTTGAATACTTCACCTTGAGCAGCAGCTCTTTCTTCACTAATCTGTCTAGCATTCTTTTCAGTTGCCATAATCTAATAATTTTTTTTGTTAGTAATTATACATTTATTGTTCACTCGGGTAATGTTGGGGCCTGTATACAGGCTATTTATACCTTTATATTAATTATGAATAGAGGGAGATTATTTTTTCTAACATAGTTTTATGCACTTAATTCGTGTCGTGCGCAACTTTATATTATTGTAAGTTAGTTAAGCATGAATAAACAGCGTTTTTGTATTCTTTCAGAAAGTTATCAATTCCCATATAATAAGGAACATTGAATTTCTTTGCGTCTTCTACAAAGTCTTCCCAAACTAAATATTCCGCTATTAATGATTTGCGGTTATCTGGGCAAAACACGTATCTATTAAATTGCTCATGCAACATTGACCAACCACGAGATTGAACCCCCATAAAGTTCAAATAATAGGTTATATCTTTCTTCAACGTATTCTTTTGTCATAATGTTTAAATTTATAGGGTAGGTCTGTCACCCCTACCCAATGTTAAACTATTTTACAAAGTCGATGGTTGCCACCTTTGTGGTAAAGTTTTCACCTTCAACTTTGGTAAATTCTTTTACTATCATAGGTTTCCCAGTGATGCCCTTAAATGCCTCATCGTAAGAGGCATTAGGATTTTTGTAAAACTTTTCGATTACTGTACCTTTAGGTCTTACAAAATCTCCCCCGTCTTTGGGCTTTGCTCCACGTGTGAGCCATGAAACGTAAAAGAATTTTCCTTCTTCGGTAACAACAAACTGATATTTGTTACCGTTAAATTCACGTTCATAGATTTTGTAGTCATTGGGAATTGTGAACTCTTCCCCTACTTCCACGTTTGCAAGTTCCGTAGGTGGTAAATTAGTTTTTCCTGCTGCTGCAAAATCCTTGATTTGTGTACCCTGTGCCGCTGCGAGTGCTTCACCCTTTTCTCGGCTGTTTCTTTCTGTTGCCATTGTTATAAAATTTATAATTATTACTCTTATATGGTTAGGGATTATATATATGGATATTTATTTTCCACTACGAACCCCAGGGGGGTCTAACGTAGTGGTGGACCGCCACTACACTCACTCTATGAATTTTTGGAATCTAGGTAATTGCCCTCCAAATATAAAAGTCGGAATTTATAATAACCCCAGGGGGCTATTTATATAAAGTACCTGTACCGGCTTTCCCCTTAATATATAAAATATGTATAATATTTGAATTAGAATTTTTTAACTTTGCGTTTAACTTTTCGGAGGTTATTGTTGTATATAACTAAAAAGAAAACAATTATGATTACAGACTTAGAAACATTGTTAAATTAGGACTAGTTTAAATAGCTAGTTGAGGCAATTAATACGAATCAAGAATATTATATGTCTGGTAATGGGCTAACTATTAAGTCCGAATCTACCGACGATTCTTTGTTCTTATTAATATCTTATGAAAGATAGAAGGAAGAAAGCTGTCTAGCTAATGAAGAGGTAGACCAATTCCAGAAATATTTAGAATCTCTAGATGATGATTTATTTATAGATGTATGCGAATATCTAGGAGAGCTTGAAGTTCATAAAATACAAGAATGCTTAGAAAGCGGCAAGTTAGAAACAGTAAGAGCTGGTATTGCTAAATTCAAAATGGCATTGTCAGATATAGCTAAAAAGAGAATTGAACAACTGAAAGCTTATGTATGAATAGGTTGCTCAAATGAGAATACTATTAGCTAATATCAACGCTACTATGCAGGCTTTATTTCACGAAAATGAACAATTAAGAAAAGAACTAGAGAAATTGGCAGCAGAAAATAAATCTCTAAAAGAGAAATAAGTTACTGCCCTATGGTGTAATGGTCAGCACAGATGACTCTAAATCATTTAGTCTGGGTTCGAATCCTAGTAGGGCAACGCCAAAATTAATAGTTATGATAAAATTAAATGAGAATTATGTAGTAACTCCAACAGGAGCTAAAACTCTTATTATAGAAGAGGGAGACGATTGGAATAAAGTTTGTGAGAAGGTAGTTGGAAGTAAGTTTGATTATATCTTTGTACCTCAAGAATTTGAGAATCAAGCCTGCTATTTTCTTCCGCAAATAACAATTCAAGGAAAACAGATAGGCAAGATATGTACTTATAAGGTATTGAAATGAAACAGTGTGCAGTTGTATTAAATGGAAATGATGTTGTCAAAGTCTCTAATTTAAAGAGAAAATACGACAAGATAATGAATAACCCTAATATGAAAATATTAGAGGAATGTGATATGGAAATGTTAGATGAAAAGTACAACTATTGGAATAGAACATTAAATAGAAATACAGAAGAGGAGAAAAAAGAAGAGACTAAGATGCATCACTTTAAAAATCCGAAAACTGGATGCTCTATAACAAGTATCTATCCAGATTTGGAAGAATGTAAATCATATATAAAAGACTGGATGGATTATGTTAAACTTGATTGAAAAATATAACGAACTTACTAAATCGGAATTAGAGGAGCTAGCAGAAATAACACTATTAGCTACAGAATCTTTAATTAATACTATTGTAGAAGAAGGAAAACAAAACGAACAATGGTTCTTAGATTATCTAGACAACTTAAATAAGCTAAGTGTATCGTACTAATATGTCAGTAGCCGCAAATATGATGATCTTCAAGAATTGAGCGTGAAGAAAGGGAAGTATATGAAAAGGCTCTTAAACTTTTACAAAGAGCTGCAGGAATTTCTGGAGAAACTACAGATGATATAAAAAATTTCGTATTTGACATTTACATTAATGGCAAAGTACTTAGCAGTTTAAGGGCTAGCTATCCACAATATAGTCTTTCAGATGATTCTTCTATATTATTAGATATATGGAATCAAGTAGACCATCAAGTAAGAAATATACTACAACATGGTTTATATAAAGATACTACAATAGAGAAAGCAATTATTAACGACACTTTTGAAGGGTATGATAAATTATAAGAAAACAATAACTAATATTCATGAGCTGCTTCCAGAGCTAGACTTGGATACATTATTTAAAATAATGGAGGCTATAGTAGAGGAAACTACTCCAATTATAAATTGGCCCAATAGCATCAGAACTCCACTTTCAGATAAACCTTGGTGGGAAGAGCCAAACAGAATCACTTGTACGTATAATAGTAAATAAAAATAGGCGAGCCTAGACTTAATTGTCTAAGTTCGCCTATTTTGTTATGCATTAACTTTTAGATATTTTATCCATGAAAACATCTTTCTCTATCCTTCTAGATACTGTAAATTGTCTTCATTCATATAAGCTTCTTCTTCAAAGCTTACATCTCTGTAGCAATCATTTTGAGAATCTTTAAGTCTTAATAGTCGTATAATTAAATACTCTAATCCATACCAGATATAGAAAGATGGAATAGCTAACCATACCCATTCTAATCCAAATAATATAGATATAAGTATTGCAAACGCTATTGCACATTCTAAAATCTATACTGAATGGATATTCTCGTGATTCTTATCCTCATCAGTCAAATCCGACTTAGTAAATATTAATCCAAACAGATTAATTACTTTATAACCTCCAAACGGTATAATATTATTTTTAATTATCATATTATATAATACCAATCATTACGTTCCATAACTCCTTTCTCCTTGAGCTATTTGTTATCTAAATGATAGTCTCCATTTCTAAAATTTAATTCATTCTTAGTATAGTCCCAATAAAAATACCCTTTCCAGCCAGGGAGTAATAAAGTACGACCAGTAGCCGCATAAAGAGTTGCTCTATTATAGTCCATATTACTTATTAAATATAAATAGTAAATAAAGATATATCTTAAGTATAAATTCTTTAATTAATTTAACTACAGCGCTCATTGCTTTCTTGTTTTAATTAATCCATAATTTCCTTTCTTTAATCTAGTAGTAGGAATCCATCCATTATCTAGAATAGATCTATGTCCACTTGGTTTATGTATCTTAGCTCCATCTTCGTGTTTCCATTTAGCCGCGTTTCTAGCAAAGTTAGCACGCTTCTTCTGAAGAGGAGTAGCATTAGGATTGTTTAGTACAGATTTAGCATGTTCCTGTACAGGCTATCCTGCAGCCTTAGCAGAGGCAGTAAATTTACCTTTGTTTTTCTCTTTAATATGAATGCCTGACCCGTTTTTAAAAATTGGACATCCAAATGTTACCATTTTTGTCATATTAGACATTTTTAATATAATGTATTATTTATTGATTTGTATCTTACAAAGAATATTAATATACTTGAAAAGTATCAAATAAATATAGATAAATGTGATAAATGATTAAATGAATTATGACTAATGGACAAAAGTAAAATTACAAAACAAAATGGGAACATAGCTTTCGAAGAGGAAGCTCATATTTATTATGATGTTACAAAGCCAGAACAGAAATTTATATCTGTAACGACTTTAATTCATTCTTTCACCCAACCCTTTGATAAAGAGTTCTGGTCAGCTTATAAAGCACTAGAGAAACTTCTACCTAAAGAAGATTGGGCTATCGAGAAAAAATCTCTGCTGAATACTAAGAAATTTGACAAAGTTCTACTTGAACTTCATAACATTACAGAAGACGAGTTTAATAAAGAACAACAAGCTATCTTAGATGCATGGGATATGGAGAACAGAAACTCTTGCGAGAGAGGAACTAGAATCCATGCAGATTTGGAAAACTCTTTTTACAAAAAGAAGAAGGATATAGACCTAAGTAAATATCAAATAGGTGGCAAGTTTGAGTGTATAAAAGACTATAACAATCTAGATTTGGAGAATGGGGTATATCCTGAGTATCTAATCTCTAGAGTATCTGAGGACGGAAAACTAAGAATAGCTGGACAAATTGACTTATTAGTTAAAAGAGGTAATAAGATAATTATTGGTGACTGGAAGACTAATAAAAAAATAGAAACAAAGAGCTTCTTTAATTCTAAAACTAAGACATCAGTTAAGATGAAGTATCCTCTAAATAATTTAGATGATGTTAATTATTGGCATTATACCCTTCAGCTAAGTACTTACGCCTGGATGATTCAGAAGAAAAACCCAGAATTTGAAATTGAAGACTTAGTTTTAGTACACTTCGACCACAGTGACAACATGACAGTATATCACTTACCATATTTAAAAGATGAAGTAATAAGAATGCTTTCTTTTTACAAGAAAGAATCTATATTGGCAGAAAATAAAAAGAAACGTCAACGTATTGAATATTAATTATGACACTAGAGGAAATAGAAGAAAGATGGAAAATATGTAGACGTTGTCCAATATGTAATCAAGAAGATGCAATATGTAATGGACAGTTGTATTTAAATCCAGAAAACAATGACATAAGTATTGGTCCAAAAGAAGGATATATAAAAGGATGCGGATGTCTACTGGAATTAAAGATACCTAATGAGAAGAAGCATTGTCCTGCGAAGAAATGGTAAATAATTTATTACTATATGGGACTCCAGTAATGGCTAACCCTACTAAGGCTTATATACTTATGACTCAAGAACCTACTGAAAAGATGTCAAAGAAATGGATTAAAGCAATATTTACTAAACCTTTAGTAATATTGAAGAGTATATATTTCCATATATTTGGAATTAATCAAGATTTAGCAACCACAAGATTAAATATTTGTAATACTTGTCCTCATAAATTACAGACTTCATTTGGGGAAGTATGTGAGGAGTGTGGTTGTATACTAGAGAACAAAACTAGAATAGAAGATGAACATTGTGATTTATGTAAATGGTAAAATGAATTATGGAAACTTTAAGAACAGAATTGAACAGTAATGAGAAACTAGCACTAGCTATAACTGGTATGGAAGGTACAGGACAGCACCTTATAGTAAATGGAGAAGCTGCAGATAAAACTTTATTAAGAGAAAAACAGGAAAGATTCAATACAGCAGTAGATGAATTAGAAGATAAATTCTCTAAACATAATGCAGCTTTAGAATCTTACGCCAAATCATTATCTGAGGATATGAATGGTGTAGAAATTATGCCTATGTATGGGTATGCATTAATTAAACCTTTCGAACAAAATCCGTTTCAAAAAATTAAAACTACTAAGAGTGGATTAATTACAGACTTAGGTGGATTTGCTCCAACATATAAATCTAATGAAACAGGAGAAATAGAAGAAGAACAACAATTTATTAAAGTGGGTACTGTTATTGAGGTCGGGCACAAGTGTGAGTTCCTAAAACCTGGAGATATAGTATTCTATACAATAGCTAGCGAGTGCATGGTTCCGTTCTACAAGTTTGGATTTGTTGTAGTTAATGAGAACAGAATTATGGCTGTAGTTAACGAAAATCTAACTGAAAGAAGAAACGAATTGAAGTATGGAAACAATTGATGAAAAAGTTTATTTTAAGCCTGGGGATTGTGTTACTTTACGGTAGTGTAAAGTAATGCATTCTCCAGTTATGCTTGTTCTAAGAAGAGAAGCAGCTTTATTTAAAGATAACCAAGGATTACGAGGATTAAGATGTAGATGGTTTACTGATTCCGGACTTATGTAGGAAGCAGTGTTTAATACTAAGGATTTAATTAAAGTAGAAGAGTAATGGCTAAAGTGTAGTTTGACCCTGAATTGATGCGTAATATCAAAATTATTTACGGAGATGCGGACTTAGATGAGAGAACCTTGAGGTAGTTGCATTAGACTTGGGCAACTAATCCAGACATTATTAGAAGAACCGCACAATAGAAAATGCCTAAGTTACAAGAGGCATATTTTGATGCTCCAGAAATGCCTTCATTACCCACAAGATTAGAACCTCTTCCTACTGCTGAAATAGCTTAGGATGATTTAAGAGGTGTTAAAGATTTTAAGACAGCTTTTAGGGCTGCTAGAGAGAGAGGACTAAAACAGTTTATGTGGGGAAATTCTGTATATACTACAGACTTAGGACAGCCTTCAAGTAAGCCTAAACAACCTTCTACCATTCAGATTCCTTAGTCAGATACTTAGATTAGTATAGAAGCTCCAGACCTAATTGCTACAACAAAAGGAACTACTTGGGGTAGAGGAATACCAACTATTACAGGAGGCAGTTAGCCAGCTAGTGAATAGACAAGAGCCGAGTAGCCTTCAAGTAAGCCTAAAGTAAATCCTGTACAGGCCACTATCAGTAGATATACTATGGGAAAGACAGTACAAGGAGGAGATTTTGGGATACATAGGGGGTTATAGAGATTATTTAATTATCTTGGAGATGTATGGAATTCTAGAAAATCAGAAGCTAAACCATTAACATTATCTCCGGGACATACAACTAAATTTCAACAAGGAGGAACAATGAATAATCAACAAGAATTACAAAAAGCGTTTGTGGCATATTTAATATAGGATGCGCAGTCATAGGGAGTTCAGATATAGTCTGAACAGGATTTACAAGCTTATGTTGAACAATTAGGTGAAGACGGCATTAAAGCTAAGTATCAGGAATTTATGCAGAAAATGCAAGGAGGAGTAATGGCTAGGCTTGGAGCTAAGCTTGAGTATTATAAGAAGCTAAAAGGAGTATGTCCAGAAGGAGAAGAGCTTGTATATTTTAAGCAAGGCGGTAGAATCTGTAAAGCTTGCCAGAAAGCACAAAAAGGAACTAAAGTTACTAAGAAAGCTAATGAAGTTGATAAATTTAAGGCAGGAAGAGCTTAGTATAAGAAAGATATGAAATCTGCTAGAGACGAAGCCTCAAGAGATTCTATATTAATCAATAAATACAATGATTAGGAAACTATGGCCAATAAAGGACATAAGGGTAATTTCCAGGGAGGAAAATGGGTTCCTGACAGAAAACAATATGCTAAGAAAGACGCTTGTGGCTCAAAAATGAAAGTCAATAAGTGCGGTTCCAAAATGAAAAAGAAATAATAAGATTATCTAATGTGTATGATAATGATTAATGATTATGAATGTATTTAACTATAACACTTTAACTAAATAGCTAGAAATAAATGAACCAGAGATATTACTAGTTAAGGAATTTAAGGCTTTAATCTAGAGGGATAAATCTGCAGAAAAGGATAGAGCTACTAGAGAACTATCTTACATTTATTTAGCTATAGACTGGAAAAGTCCGTACAGTTAGTATTCGGAACATGAACGACATGACGAAGCTATTAGTGATTCTGGATTGACAGAGTCAGAATTTAATGACCCTATATTTAGAGAAGCTTGTAGGAAATACAGAGCGTTACAAGATTCAAACAAGTCAATAAAATTACTAGAAGCAGCTAAAAGAGCTGCAGACTAGTTTATTGATTATTTCGAAACTATTGTAGATTTAAATGAGCGTGATAATAACGGCAAGCCAGTATTCCAGGCTGAAAAAGTAATGAAGGAAATGGCTACTCTTCACAAAGTTCATGAAGAACTCATAACACTAGAAGACTAGGTTAAGAAAGAACTTACTGAACAATCTACTGTTAGAGCTGGAGCTGTGGATGGTTTTGACCCAGGAGACTTTTAATTATGCCAAGAAAAAAGATATTACCTGAAGAAATATAGAATATTGTAGATTAGGTAAGAGAAAAAGAATAGAAAGAGGATGCTAAAGAAGCTAGAGAATTAGTATAGAAAATAAGAGAGGAAAGGGTCAGAAATTCTGACTATTGGGATGTTAAAATAGGAGATAAAATAGAAGTATTTGACCCTACCTTATCTTATGAAATAACTGGATACAGACCTATTGACGAAACTCATGGATTGGACTTTAATCCAGATTGGTTTACCGAGACTAGGGAAGTATATAAACGAACTGGTCAATACTGTCCCTACCTTAGAGATAGTAAGCGGTACAACGAATTTTGGAAAGAGCAATATAGAAGATGTAAGTATGGAATGACAGTTAATGGATACACCATTACTGGAGATAATTACTTCTTCTTAAATTTCTATTAGTTACCTACTATTGACTAGCAGAAAGCCTCTGGTGAGGGTACTGATAATGACTTCCCAATATTCTTTGCATCACATTATATGTTCTTTCATTATCTATAGATGGCTAGAGTGCTACACAAGCACGCAGCTTTAATGAAAGCTCGTTCTATTGGATTCTCTGAAATAAACGCCTCTCTTTCTGCTCGTATGTACTCTGTTATTAGAAGAAGTAGGGTTATGATTACTTGCTTTAATGATACCTTCCTTAAGGGTACCTTTAGTAAGTTTGATAATGCTCTTACATTCTTAAATACCTGTACTGGAGGAGGATTTTTTAAATTGCGACTTATTGACCAGGATTTGAGAAAGAAATCAGGTAAACAAATCAAAATAAATGGTTAGTTTGAAGACGTAGGATTTAAATCTGAGGTTGTAGCAATTAACGGAGCTAAACCATCTAATATTCGTGGAGACCGTGTAGATTTATTAATATATGATGAAGCTGGTTCCTGGCCTGGACTTGATACCGCTGTGGTACAAGGTCAAGAACTTTGTGAAGTTCAAGGTATGCCTCGTGGAACAATGTTGTTTGGAGGTACTGGCGGTGATATGGGTGCTCCTCTAGAGGGCTTAAAAAAGATTTACTATAATCCAAGAGCATATAAGATTCTTCCATTTAGACATAATTGGACTTAGGATGGGACTACTATAGAGAGTGGATTCTTTATTCCATACTTTATACAATCTTTGAATCCAGAATTTATGGACCACAGAGGAGTATGTAATACTGTGGAATATAAGAAATTCTTATAGGAGGAGCGAGATAATCTGTTAGCTGTACCAGAAGACTACCTAAAGAAATGCGCTGAACGTTGTTGGAATGCAGAAGAAGCATTTAATCTAGAAGGTGTTAATAAGTTTAATAAAATTTTAGTTGCCGAATAGATAGCTAATATAAGACTTAAACAAATTGGCCCAAGACCCGAATGTGGTTATATTGATTATTTTTACAAAAATAATAAACATACTTAGGATAATATTGATGGTTTTAAATGGATTCCTAACAGCAATGGCAAAGTAAAAATTCTAGAGCATCCAATATGGTCTGACTTATATAAAGAACAAATGGAAAAGCTTAGATAGGAGGCAGAAGATAATGGCTAGGATTTTGAAGTTCCAGTTTATAAAGAGATGCGAGACTTGTATGTAGCAGGTATAGACGGTATTGATATTGGAGCGAATTAGACTTCTAAGGAAACCAGAGACCCGTCTGATTTCTGCATAATGATTAAGAAACGTGCGTTTGGTATGAATGACCCTCAGTATGTTGCCATGTACAAGGATAGACCTGGAGACATCAGAGAAGCCTATAAAATAGCTATGTGTTTAGCTCGCTATTATAATTGTAAAATAAATATAGAAGCTACTCGTATGGGTATGGTTACTTGGGCTAGAGAAAAAGGATGCCTTAACTATTTTATGAAGCGCCCAAGAGCTACTCTAACTGACGTTAGAAATGGAACTACTAAATAGTATGGAACTCCTGCTACAAAAACTATAATCGAATAGCATACTGATTTAACAGCCGCCTTTATAGAAGACTATTGCCATACTATATGGTTCGAAGAAATGCTAGAATAGTTCACTGCATATAATGATGAAAATAAGGGTAAGTATGATATTGTAGCCGCTGTAGGTATGACTGAGTTAGCAGACCAAGAGCTATCAGGAAGACAGCCCATACTTGTGGAGAAAGAAGTTGAATAGTTCCAAGATTTTGGTTACTATTACGACGAGAGAGGAATTAAAAGATTTGGAGTTATTCCAACTAAGAAAACTCCTGAACTTAATATGCAAAGAAACGAATATGATGACCCATACAGAGTTGAAACAAGTGATCCTAGAATATATGAGGGACTTGTACAAAATGGAGTATATAGGCGGACTAGATATTGAGAGTTTAGACCCAGTTGGGTATAAAGTCTCTTTTAACTTTGATAGGTCAGAAATGCCATTAGTAATAATAGCAGATTTACCAGACGAAGAATTTCTGCCATTTATTAAGGAAGAATTAAGAAGTAGGAAGTTACAAAGAGTTAAGTATTATAACGCTACTAAACTTCCTCCAGAACAACATAATTTATGTTATGAAAGAGAAGGAATTGATAGACAAGACAAACGAGGCTATTGCGGAACTTGTATATGATAAGTATGAGTTACAGAAAGCTTATAATTATTATAATGGTAAAAGAGATCCTGAATAGTTCCGTTATCTGGAAGAAAACTTCGGAATAGGTAGCCCCACTTCGGTAGAGTTTACGCCTTTATTAAAGAAACACGTAGATGCTCTAGTTGGAGAATATTTAGGAACTCCTATACTTCCGAAAATTTCTTGCAAAGATTCAGATACTATCAGTAATATAACAAGAGAAAAATAGCTAGAAATAACCAAGGGAATAGTAAAGTTTTTGAAAGACCATTTAAGTAATTCAATTCTTAAGTTTATTGATGGCAAGGATATTACTGATAAAGCTGTAAAGACTTAGTTAGATAAAATTATATAGGATATTGACCAATCCTTTATTTCTCAATATGAAATTGCAGCTTAGAATATAGTACATTATATTATGCAATCCAGAGAAACCGATTTAATTACTAAGTTACGTTAGTTACTAACAGACTTATTAATTACTGGTTATACATTCTTTAGAGTGAAATCATCGGCTTCTGGAACTAATATTGAAATAGAGGTATTAAACCCACTTAATACATTTGTTGATAGAAATCCAGAATCTCCATATGTAAGGAACTCATATAGAGTTGTAGTAAGAAAGTGGATGAGTAAGAGTTAGATTTTAGCTAAATATGGCAAAGAAATATCTAGAGAAGATTTAAGAAGACTAAAAGATGAATGGCGAGCTGATGATTCAGCTGCTGTTTATAGAAGAGTATATGGAGATACTTGTACAGTAGTAAATGAAGATTAGAATCATGAAACCATTCCCGGCTATCCAGACAATGAATATAGTGCTCATAGGTTCTAGTTAATCCCAGTCTATGATGTTGAATGGATTGAAACAGATGATGATTTTGTGATGTAGAGATACAATACTATCAGAATAGGAGAAGAGATATATATTCTTAGAGGATTAGACAAGACTGTTATGAGGTCTAAAGATAATCCCAACTTCTGTTCTTTATCGGTAAATGGAGTATATTTCTTAAATCGCTCTTAGTAGCCTTATTCTCTTATATTAAAATGTGCACATCTGTAGGATAGATACGACTTATTAAACTATTATAGAGATAATCTAATAGCTAATAGTGGTACTGCTGGAGTTATTATGGATATGTCTCTGTTGCCTACCAACTTAGGAGTTAAATGGCCAGAACGAGTACAAAAATGGTTAGCTTATAAAAAAGGTGGTATCATGTGGATAGACTCAAGCCAAGAAGGTAGGAATGACGGACAGCAAGCTCCAAACTAGATATATAACGGATTTGATGATACCTTAAAAGCATAGGCTGTATAGGCTATTGAATTAGCTATTCAATCAGTAGAACAAACTACATCATCAATAACTGGAGTATTTAGGGAACGACTTAACGGTATAGAAACTAGAGATGCAGTTACTAATATTAAGTAGGGAGTAGCTAACTCGTATATAGTAACTAAGCACTATTTTTAGCAGATGGATTTAATAACCTGCGAGATACTACTAGATAGTCTTAATTAGGCTAAAGTTACTTATAAGAAAGGATTAACTGGAACTATTATACTTGGGGATAAATATCAACAGATATTTACAGCACTTCCTGAGTATTTTACTGTTACTGACTACGATATTCATATTACTGCTAGTTCAGAAGTGATGGAAGATCTATAGACTATAAAAGCAATCATTCCAGAGTTCGTAAAAAGTCAACAGATGGATCCAGATATTATTTTTGAGGCTCTTACATCTAAGAGTCTGACAGACCTTAAATATAAGGTTAAGAAAGCTGTTCAAGTTCGCAAAGAGGAAAATAATCAGCTTCAGCAACTACAAGAAAAATTAGAAGAAACCTCTCAATAGGCTTAGTAGTTACAGCAAGAATTATAGAAAGCTCAGCAAAAGATTGAAAGCTTAGATGAATAGAGACTGGGATTAGAATAGTAGAAGATGCAGTTAGAATATAAAGTTAACTGGCTTAAAGCTCAGTCTGATTCTACTTATAAAGATAGACAAATGGATATTGAAGAAAAAAGAACTGAAATAGAGTTGGCTTAGCTTCATGATGGAAATCCATATAATGACAAAATAAGACAAATACATTAATATGGCAACTGGAACAATTGTATACAACAAAGATTAGTAGTAGATTTATCCTATCTCTGATGGGACAGTAATTATAAGTAATGCTTCCGGTTCTAAATCAAATGTAGAAGACGACTTAAAAAAATTATTTAAGTAGGTATCAGATTTATCCGGTTCAAGTGAAGCAGTTAATAGTATTATTATTAAAATACATTATCTCCCTGCTAATACTGCCAATGAATCTGAAATAAAACTATCAAGTAAGTAGTGGTCTGATACTTTTGAGCTTCCAACAGAAGAGAATCCATATATATGGAAAAGAACTAAATTTACTTTTTAGGGAGCTGATGAATCATAGGGAACTACTATCTATGAAATAGTAGCGAGTGAGGTCTCTACTATTATATAGACTATATATACTAGAACCAAGGGAATAACACCAGTTATAGAGTATAAACAAAAAACGAATGAAAAAGGAGATCCTCTCTATATGGATTCTGACGGGAGAGAAACCACAGAAGTAACCTCTACTAAAGCCTATGACTATAACTACTACTGGAATGGACAGCCCTCCTCTGGGATTGATAAATTACCTCCTACTCCAGATGGATAGTCTTATACCTGGACTGACTATCCACAAGATATTAGTTTATCTTTTACTTCTGTTTTTATGTCTAGACGTATAAAGCAATCTGGAAAGTGGGGACCTTTTTCTACACCAGCTCAATACGGTCAATGGCCTAACACTTAATATTATTGCAATATGGAATTTAGTATTGATATACATACCCAAATTAATGGGGAAATACTGATAGAAGATTTCTCAAAAGAATATGGCTAGTATATTGATGAAGATGTAGAGGTAGTAACTTCTTACGACTCCTATAAGTATAGTGAGAGTGCTACCTTGAATACTATCATCAAAGTTAGTATAAGCGATGCTACTCTGATAGATGTCCTACTTAATGACCATACAGAAGACTTAGACTCGTGTATGTTTAAGGTCAAGGATGATGGTTATTACGTAGTAGACCATATCATTATTCCTAATATGAAATGGTATGAAAATTCATCGGACGAATACAAGGAATACTATGAGACTATCTATGTTACTGATGGAGAAAAATTATATAAAGAAGTAGAAGGTAAGCTAGAAGAGTGTACAGTTAAAGAAGTTCTTGAACGAAACATAGAAGGAACTACTATAAAAAAATGTAAGGTAGATGTTTTCTTTACAGGAAACTTGTAGTAGTGTTACATTAATTATTGTAAGAAACTCTTTGATGCTTTACTAAATAAGTGTCTAACTAGAGATTAGGAAGCAGATATATTTGCTCGAGATTTCATATGGATGACTCTTAACATTATAGATTATTTAATATGCTTTAAACAATTCATGGAGGCTGAAAGATTACTAGCGATGTTCCGTACCTGTGGAGGATTCTGTGACAATCACCACCATGGACATAAACGTATAGGTTGTGGATGCTCTTAAGAGAAAGGCTATTAAAAGGTATGAGGATTTTCTAAGAAAACTCAAAAAGGGATATAAACCAGATTATCAAGATATTCTTAATCTAATTTGTTTTATTAACCTACCTGTAAGACTAGATAATCACGAATTTATTAAATAGCAATTATTAAACTAGAATGATACAGTCTATTTACACTTCGGTAAGTAACGCAGATATAGTGCCTTGTGGTAAAAAGGGTAAGCCTATAAAATGTGAGCCTATACCTCTCTTAAGAAATAACTATTTAGGAGAATATAGGACAGAACTAGAAAAAGCTAAAGTAAGAAAGAACTTAGGTATTGCTGATGAGTAGAGTCTATTGTGGGGAAACATTAGTGGAACCATAGAACTGCAAAAAGACCTAGTATAGTATATAGAACAAAAATGGACCTATACTAGTGACGTTGCAGAAGGCATTAATACTGTGAAGGATGCCCTAGACTATGCCCTATACTTTATTAGCGAATATGAATCTAATACAGAAGCAATAGAAGAACTGAAAGTCGATATAAGCAATATTAGAACTTCTATATCTGTATTGAAGGAGGATTTACAGCGAGAAATTGATACTAATAGAAAAGGAATTAATAATCTATCTGAAGAAATAGTAAAAATCAATGAAGCTATAGTTGAGTTGAACAATGCTATTGAGAATATAGATGTTGATAAAAACATTCTTAATTGGATTAAGAATAGTCTCCAAAATTCCAAAACTATAGAACTAAAGGAAAATAATTCCTTAGAGGTGATTTTATCTACTTAGGAAGATAATGCTATTCATTTAATAGAATAGGAGATTGGAGAGGAAACCTCTTCTATTATCCTTCCAGGTATCTATGTTAAGAATCTTGAACCTGCTCTAGAAGAAACAAAGAAAGAAGTATAGAAAACTTAGGAAGCACAACAAGAGACAAATACTAAAGTAGAAGCTAATACTGAAAGTATTACTAATATACAAACTAACTTAGAAACTATAGCTACTTATTAGACGGAACTCCCAGATGATACTACTTCAACAGTAATTGAAGGGACTACAGTAGAGAAACTTAAGGGCAAGCCCTTTAATGAAATTATTGATACTTTACTGTTTCCAACAGTAGTTAGAGATTTAGTATACCCATAGCTTTATTATAGTTTTACTTCTCAAATAGTAGAAGTGGGAACTGCTTTATTAACTCCTACACTTACATTTATAAAGAATGATGCTGGAGAAGAAACTGACAGACGAGAAACTATTACTTATAACAGTTCTCCTGTAGAGTCTGATACATATAATTCTATTGGTACTTATACTCACTCTGGTACAGTGAGTTATGCCGCTGGAGAATATTTGATAAATAATAAAGGAGAAATTACAGATAAGAGAGTAGAAGCTGGTTCTATTTCCGCTACCGCTTAGGTAGTAGCCACATATCCTTGGTATTCTGGTAATACTGATGGTGTGATTAAATAGGCGCTAGTTCCTTTTGGACAATCGTCTGGAACTATCACATTTTCACTAAGTGGTAAGGCTATTATAAAATTGCCAGGAAGTAACACATAGTTAAATTCATTTACCGTAGATGGAGGACTTGGATATTTAAATGTAGACCTAAGTGGTTGGGAAACATCTACCGAGTAGATAAATGGATTTACTTACAAGGTATGGACTAAGAAAGATACTTACTCCTCAGCATTGCCACATCAAATTAACTTTATTCTATCACAATAATGGCATTTAAATATACAGGTGATGCTACCTTAGGTGTCGCTTTAACCGTAGAAACTCCGAAGCCTCTCGATAATAGAACAGTCGTTAATAACTTAGACGAACTTTATTCTATTCCAGAGAAGTATGCTTATCAAGGTATGACCGTTGCTAACATAGATAACGGAAATATTTATATGCTGATTGATAAGTCTAAGATTAAATACAAGGAAGGATGGAAAGCATCCTATGAATCTATCTAGATAATCACCTGTACAGAGGCTGAATATAAAGAATGGTCTGAGAATACTACAGACGATTTTAGGCCCATAGATGAAAGTAAACCATATCTTCATGCTGAGACATATTATTATATATATGAGGATAGCTTAGACGATAACTAGTTTTACCTATCCGCGGAATGGGGGAAAAAGATAGAAGAGCAATTAAAATAGAAGGCTCTTAATACTACTGTAGTATAGATTAGAACAGACTTAGATAACACTATTGCTAGCCTATCAGATTATGCTACACTGGAAGAATTAACTACTAATTATGTCTCTAACGATTCTTTAGCTCTATCACTGACTAAGTATTATACTAAGGAAGAAACAGACGATATTTTCGTTACTAAAGAAAGTCTTAGAGGAGAGGGAATGGAAGGAGATGATTTTGTCTTCGTTACAAAGAAAGAATATGAGGAAGATTAGTAGGCCATCCAAGACGAGTTAGATAAAACTCTTAAGGTAGATGGAGATGGTTCCTTAGAAAGCATCACTGTTGGATAGATAAAATCTCCTGTAGTAGAGGGAGAGAGCTAGCTAGTAGTAGACGTTAGGTCTGAAGGATTATTTATAGGTGAAGATTAGATTGCTACTGAATCGGATATTCCGAACTTAGTAACATTAACTGAAGAAGAGTATCTAAAGTTAGTAGAGGAAGGGACGGTAGAGCCTGATACATATTACTATGTATATGACGTCACAAATGATGCAAAGGTTTATATTACTAAGGAATATTTGGATTAGAATTATCATACTACCAATCAATATCAGTCCTGGGTTGCTACAAATTATTACTCCAAGAAGTAGATTGATGAAATAGTTCAAGGTTTGCAAAAACTTGGAAACTACGTTACTACAGAAGATATTAAGGCTTATTATACTATTTAGCAGGTTGATGACAAATTTCTTACTAAGGAAAATGCTCAGTCTACTTATGCTACTCAATAGTCATTATCTGATTTATCAGATTAGATAGCCGAAGATTACGTAACAAAAGAAAGTTTAAGGGGAGACTCTCCTGAAACCGGAGATGATGATTTCATATTTGTTACCTAGAAAAAATATCAGGATGATTAGGCTGCTGCTGCTAAAGAATTTAGCACTGAGCTTTTGAAATCTACATCAGTAGAAACTTCTGATATTACTATTTAGAAAATTGGAGAAAAAGAAGTACAATAGGGAACAACTGGAGAACCTTCTGAGGAAACAGGAACTGAGCAAGTTATTGAGAGTTCTGTTAAACTTACCACAGAAGATAACAGGCTATTTGCTGGAGGCAAGCAAGTTGCTATTACTGAAGAAGTACCAAAACTTGTATGCTTACCACAAGCTGATTATGATGACCTAGTTGAGAATAGTAAGACTGAAGAAGATACTTATTATTGCACCTATGGAGAAAAAGATTTACAAGATACTGGATATGTTAGAAGCGAATATCTTATAGAGAGATACTACACCAAAGCTGAGGTAGAAGAACTAATTAGCTAGGCCGTAGCCGAATTGTAGAAAAAGATAGACGCTTTATAGCCAGGTTCTAGTGTAGAGGTAGATGGAGAAAATGAACAATTAATATTTTAAACAATATGGGAACAATTTATATTGAAGGACAGTTTAAGAGTTCTGCCAAACCAGTAAAAGTTGTTGGAGGAAGTATAGGAGGAGGCTCTGGAGTAGACTAGGAAGTTCTCAAGAACTATGCTACTAAAGCAGAATTGTAGAAGGCTGTTGAGGACCTAACTGCTTCCATAGAGGGAATAGATCACGATGTAGTTGGTGAAACTTTAATAATACAATGATATGGCAGCAATCAAATCTATAAAGGTTGGGGAAACCACATACGATTTAAAAGCTACTTACGATGGTGCTGGAAATGTTATAGATACGACATATGCCAAAGCTAATGCAATTCCAACTAAAACTTCTTAGTTACAGAATGATAGTGGATATTTGACTGAGCATTAGGATATTAGTGAATTAGCTACTAAGGGTGAGCTTGAAGGCAAAGTAGATAAGGAGTTAGGAAAGGGACTTTCTGAAGCCAATTATACTGAAACTGAGAAGGAAAAGTTAAGTACTATAGCTAATAATGCTAATAATTATGTACACCCAACTACTTCTGGAAATAAACATATTCCATCTGGAGGAGCGTCTGGATAGATGCTAGTTTTCTCAGCAGATGGTACTGCTAAATGGGCAGATTCAAGTTCTAAGCTAGAAGAGCAATTTACAGCACTAAATGAGGCTTGGGAAGAATTGTAGAAGGCACAACAAAAGCTTGATAAGTAGGTTACTGAGCTAAATAGTAATATGGATTTATATTCCTATGGAGTAGAATGGGATGTTACAGTAGCATCTCCGGAACTTACTAGAATAGGTAATCCTTTGTTGCATAAATCTCTTCCTATTCAGTCAGCGTATAGAGGTTGTGTAGCAAACAATGATGTAGTAAATTACTATCTGTTTCCAGATGACTGGTCTTATAAAGAAGACGGCGAAACTCCATCTGTCTTAGATGGAACTGATGGAACAGTAAGAGTTAATACTCCTAAATTTTATGGAAAATCTGGCAGCGATGGAAACAAAAGATGGGTTAGAACTTCTACTGTCAAAATTGATGATTCATGGGTAGAAATTCCTGAACTATTAATAGATGCATACAGAAGTACAGTTGATACCACAGTCTCCGCAACTCCAAAAGCTGTATCAGTAGTTAATACTACTACTGCATTTAGAGGTGGAGGAAATAGAGCTAACTACGATGATTATCTAACTACAGAATTAGAAACTAAGGATATATTCAGAAGTGATTTAGGAAAGCCTAGAACTAATATTTCTAGAGCTACTATGAGAACATATGCAACAAATGCTGGTTCAGAATTGCTATGCTATGAATATTACAAATGGATATTCTACTGGAATTATGTCATTGAATATGCTAATTTTAATTCTTAGGCTGCATATAATGCAGAGTTAACTGCAGATGGATATCATCAAGGAGGTTTAGGATCTGGAGTTACAGATTGGGCTAACGCAGCTACAAGTTGGTCAGGGTATAATGCAACATATCCACTTACACCTTGTGGTTACTGCAATGAACTTGGTAACTTCACTGGAGTAAAAGATTTAGTTATTCCAGAATGTACAGCTCAAGATGGCACAAATACAGTAGCAACTCATACATTTAAAGTACCTCGCTGGAGAGGATTCGATAATCCGTTTGGAGACATTTGGACTAACCTGGACGGAGTAGTTATAGTGAAAGCAGCTGCTAATGAGATTAGCACTGTCTATACAACTACTAACATATCGGAATTTACAGACGTAGTTGGAGAGAAAACCGTTGCAGGATACGAAGTAGCATCGGATGGTTATATTAAGGCATTTGACTTAGGTGAAACCGCTGAAATAATTCCATCCGCTGTTGGAGGAAGTGCTACTACTTATATTTGCGATTACCATTACTGCAACGCAAACAGCACAGCGCTTCGCACGCTGCGGGTGGGCGGCGACGCGCTCGCCGTCGGCGTTCTCGATCCACGCAGGCCCTGCGGGTCTCAGCTGTTTCTTTTCTTTCTTTGGCGTCGACAATGCCTCTTCCACTGTCGGGATCAGGACTCTGAATAGAGTATCTTAAGATATACAATATAAAAATCGATTTAGATGATAAATCGTAGGATATTACTTCTAAAAACCGTTGATTGGCAAAAAAGTACTGCTAGTAGGCAGCAACGCGAATAATGGCAGCAATGCAGGTCTCAGCTATTTCAATTCTAACAATGACGTCAGCAATGCCAATTCCAATGTCGAGTTATTATATATTTAGAAACATTTTATTATTTTTTTTTAGTTTGCTAAGTAATATCCTTGCCTCTAGGCAAAAGATAACGTAGTGTTGAATGAAGGGTGTTAGTAGGTTAATTCTCGAACGCTTCCGATGAAATATATAAAAAATTGAAACGTGTAGGATATTTGCACGAGAAAGTATACGCTGAAGATAACATCGAACTAGCTGACGATAAAGCCAGAAGAAATAAGTCTATTAGATGTGGAATCAAGCAGCATGATAAGAATAGATTAAAAGAAAATAAGGAATTATCCGATAAGTTAAGGGATTTGATTTATCAACCCTCTGAATATAGTACCTTTATAATATACGAACCTAAAGAAAGATTAATCTTTAGACTTCCATACTATCCAGATAGAATAACTCACCATGCTATAATGAATATTATGGAGCCTATTTGGACTAGTATATTTATAGACCAAACATATTCCTCTATACGAAATAGAGGTATTCATAAAGTAGAGTATGATTTGTTTAAGGTGTTATAGAAACATCCAGAAGAAACAAAGTATTGCTTGAAAATGGATATAAAAAAATTCTATCCTTCTATAACTCACGACATTTTATACGAAATGTTATAGAGAAAGATAAAGGATAAAAAACTATTAAAACTGTTGAAAGAAATAATTTATTCAGCGAAGGGAGTTCCTATTGGAAATTATCTATCACAATTCTTTGCAAATTTATATCTGACATATTTTGACCACTGGGTAAAAGAGGAGTTAAAATGTAAGTACTACTTTCGATATGCTGACGATATTGTGATTCTTGGTAATGACAAGAATTATTTGAGAAATGTATTAGTATCTATAAAACTATATTTGAAACAGGTTCTTAACCTAGAGTTGAAGCCTAATTATCAAATATTCCCTGTAGAAAGCAGAGGTATTGATTTCGTAGGCTATAAATTCTATCATACTCATGTTCTACTGAGAAAATCTATAAAAATGAGGATGTTTAGGCTTATAAATCTATATAAATAGAATAAGATTGATAAAGATGAATTGAATAGAAGAATGAGGTCTTATTTTGGATGGATGAAATTTTGCAACTCTAAGAACTTGCTGAGAAAGGTAGAGGAGTTAACTGGATTGAAATTCTCTAACTGGAATGGAAAAGAAGTTAACATATCTAAGTTTTATAATAAATATATTCACATTGTAGAGGTTATTGATTATGACAATCATTTTCGAGTGCATTTCATGTATAACAATAAACCCTACTATTTTAAAAGTAAGAATAGGAGATTACACTATTCTTTGCTTAGATACAAATTTCCTATAAATTTTAAAATAACACCTTATGTTAGAGCCGAATAGAATACAAATGGACGTTTATCCTTAGACAATCCAAAAACTTGGGAACGGTACTTATTACTATAACTATGATATAAAAGAAATTAGTGTTGAAGTACTTGATTTAGACAATACCATAAAAGAAAAAACTTACTATAGTTTTATCTAGGTATTATTAAATGGACAGCCTAATTACAAAGATTGTGTAAAAGCTATAGTTAGAAGATTCCTTACAGTCGATGAAGAATTTGATTTAATCAATTCATATAATAGCTATTCAGAAAATCTTACTTCTGATTCTGAAGTTATTAATGAATATAAGGAATATCTTAACATATTAAAATAGATAAAAGCTAAAGTCAAGGAAGATTTTGCTAAATTATGATATATAGAAATGGTAAGTTAATATTACAGGTCCAAAAAGATATTCTAGAACTTGTAGAACAAGTTTAGCAAAGAGTACAAAAGAACATTGGAGCTATATATAAAGGGTCGTAGTTAGTCTGGCTTACCGTATACGATGCTGTTAGAAGCTGTTTTGGTAGCGGAACTTGGCTACAAGACAGACCTTGGTTAAAAGATGATTCATGGAAAAATAATTGATTTGTAAAAAATGGCAAAATTTGAAAATTTACCTAATCAGATTACAGATTTAGCAACAGAATGGGATGGACATTCTGGAATGGAGGTTGAGGATTTCATAAGCCGAAAAATAGAGAAGACAGAGGGATAGGATATAGTAAATGCATCGTATGATTCTTCTACTAGCATCTTTACTCTTCTTAAGAGTAATGGAGATAAGGTAGAAACTGAAGTATCAGTTATTCCTCCCACGTACTCTTATGGTATTATGGTGTATGGAGTAATGTTAGACAATAAGACTGACAAAATCTATACCGAGGCTAATAGTTCTCTTTTGATGCAATATAACTCTGATAGAAATGTTAAGGTTGGTATTGCAATGTACGCCGTTGCTACTACTTCTGTAACAACAGATAGAATTGGACCTTTCAATGTTAAGATTAGTTATGGAACTCAATCTGGAACATTTAGAGTAAACAATATTAAATATAACTAGTGTATTATTGATCCTTCTACTGGAGCAATTACTGGAGTTAATGTACCATCAGAGGAATTAATTGATACTCTAGCTTGGATAGATATTACTGAGTTATTTACTAAAACTTAGTCTGCTAAGAAAATTACTGCTCAGGTAATAGATGACCCTGAAGTAGAAGATACTTTAGACCTTCCAATTACTACAGAAGTAATCACTCTTAATTACAATGGGGAAGTTGTCTTAAGTAACAACCTAGTTAATTTCTCTTTAACTGGAGGAACAACTAGCAATTATCACTTAGAGGGATTTAATAACGGCTCTGCATTTTCTACAAGTGGAGGGGTATTGAATTATTCTAGTTTAACCTCAGGACTTAATCAATTAGCTGTAAAGGCAGTCCATAATACTGAGAGTTCTATTTATACAGACTATATTTATGTAGATATTATTTATACATATAATTGCGCAGAAACAATCGTTGCTATTAATGGAGTAAGTAATGGTATTGCGAACAATGGCGTAGCTACTCTATATGAGTTAACTGTATTTAGCCCAGATAATAGCTCTATGGCTATAACTACTTATCTAGAGAATGAAATGCCAGACTCTGAAAGTATAAATCCTACTGAAATCATGAAGTATGAAGTTATTAGCGCTTCATCTTACAATGAATAGGGAGTCTACGACACTTCGTATAAAAAATATATAGAGATAAATAGTAGCGATTCTGAAAAATATTTAGTAATTAAAGTAGATGATACTTACTATAAGTTCTATACTGTATTTACTAATAGTTTAGGATAGATTTCCGCCTATACAAGCAACTTCAAAACTATGAGAGTAGAGGCAGTGAATCCAGAATTTATATATTCGTAGGATATAGCTCCTTCTAAGAACTTTGACTAGATTGAAGGCTACTTAAATGATATTTTTGTTACTGACGAATATGCCACTGGTTCAAATCCGGCTACGGTAATATCAGATTTGGAATCGTCAGACGGATGGTAGGAAGAAGATGGGCGTACAATATTTAAAGTATCTGCACAGGATAATCCTATACTAAAATCACCTCTAAGTTTAGGATTAGGAAATAATTTCACTATTGAATTAGGATTTAAAACTTATAACATTAGTGACGAAAGCAAACCAATAGCTACAATAGGAAACTTCTAGTTGAGACCTACTCAATTCTGTTGGAATACTGAGGATACTGATTTATTTAATGCTAGAAATGCTCAATTCCAAGAAGGGGTAGAGACTCATATATTAGTAACTGTATAGAAGGGTTTTGTTGTCTCTAAGAGTGATATTTATTATCCGAACTTCCTAGCTAGCTTCTAGAGTGCTTTTGATTAGGTAGCTCCTACCACTAGCATTAACTTAGTTAGAATATATGTAAATGGAGTAATAGATAGAGAAATTTCTTTAACAGATTCAGAACTTAATACGTTCACTTCTGCAGCACTGTAGATTAATCCTACAACTGCTGATATTGATTTTTATCTATTCAGAGTATATAATAGTACTGCTCTTACTTTCAATCAGGTTTAGAAAAATTATCTTTCTTTCTTGAAAGAAAAGACCTCTAAAGAAGAGTTCTTCGACAAGAATGATATTCTTGGAACTAATGGAGAAATCTCTTTTAGTAGAGCTAATAGTAAATATAATACTTTAGTATATGTATTCCCGACTGGAGCTAAATTCCCACATAGAGCTTGGGGAGGTGAAGATAATGAAACTCCTCCGCAAGAAACAGCATAGAAAAAATCTCCAGTAACTTTATTTGTTAACTATGCTAACCCTGCTGTTAATAACTTATACGGAGGTAGATTAACTCATGGTCAAGTAAAAGGGCAAGGTTCATCTGCAATGAGATATTTAATTTGGAATGTTACCTATGCTTTGAATAAATTAAAGGATTAGGGAGGACTAAAAATAAAGAGTCCATTTACTCCATATTCTTAGCTAGATACAGATACTAATACGTTTAGAAAAGATGCTTCTTCTACAAAGGGTTACTATGTGATGCCTCCATATGATGGGCAGCAAGATACTACTGCATATAAGATAACTAAATTAGTAGGTAAAGTAAACTTTGCTTCTTCTATGTAGTCTCATAAGATTGGCTCTTGTAAATTATTTGATGATGCCTATAAGGAATCTAGAGGAAATTTAATTTCAGGAGGATAGAAAGCTGTACATGAAGAACCATTCCTATACTTCTACTGGGAAACTGATTTAGAAGATGTTTCTACTGTAGAACTAGCAGATTTGTTAGATAATGATGAGTCTATCAAATTTATGGGATTCCAAACTTGGGGAGCAGGTAAAGGAGACGATGCTTCCAGCGGATATGACGAAGATATAACTCCGGAATATCTAATGCTAGAAGGTGGTGAAAACACTGACCCATCTGTAAACTTTAGACGTCCTTGGTAGGCGCTTCAAAGAGCCTCTGGTGTACTTGGAGAAGATACTTATGGACTAACTAATCAACCAACTATAACTTATGCTAATTCTTTACTTCGTCCTTGGGATAATCTTTTAATCGAAGATGAATCTGTTGTATACGATTAGAGAGGAGCTTGGGATATTGATTATGGTTGTGAAGAAGTAGAAAATGATAGTGGAAAGACATACTTCCAATTTGCTGAATCAGTACATGAATCTTTAAAGAAGTTTAGAGAGTTCTACGACTTCGTTTATACACATGATTACAACATGGTTCAGACAAGTGCTACTAGTCCTTCTGGATGGGATGTAACTAAAAAGTACATTGTAACAGCTAGTACTTGTACGCTAAATCCAACTAGTCATAAGTCCGGAGATATTTATCGTTATGATGATATTACCGGAACTTGGGTATGTGCGGGAGTAAGTTATGAATCTGCTACTGGATGGGCTAGAGCTAATATCTACGAGTTAGCTGGAACAAGTAGCGCTTTAGGTATTCCTGCTGCATTAGATGCAATGAAAGTTAATTTCATTACAGGAATTAAGAACTACATAGATGTAAATGATATTGCTTTCCACTAGGCTTTTATTAAGTTTGTATCTGGAACTGACAATAGAGCTAAAAATACATATTTCCAAATTATTGGAAAACTAAGAGAAGAAAACGAAGAAGGAGAATTTGTTGAGAGTGGTAAGGGGGATTATCTAGTTAGACTTATTGGAGACGACTTAGATACTATTCTAGTAACTGATAACAACGGTCTTCAATCTAAACCTTATAATCTACTAGAAACTTCATATAGAGAATCTGACTCAGTTTACTGGGGAGATGCTAATAACATATTCTTCTATATGTTTGACCAATGCTTCGAGTCTGAGATTAAAACATATTTAGCAAGTGTTATAAATACCGCATTTAAGAATAGTAATAGTATGGAGGATAAATCTAACTATTTCTATAAAGTATTCTTTAATGTTTAGGAGACATTCCCTGCAGTAGCATATAATCATACTGCTAAGATATATTATGAAAACGCTCAAGCTATTAAGAACTCAAAAGTTCTTTCTTACTATAGTAATAATGAAATCGAACCAATAGAACAAAGTCACGGTTCTTGCTTAGCCTGTGAAAAACAATTCATGACTAAGAGATTCGCTTTCTTATCCACATATGCTCAAACATCATTGGGAGCTATTGCATTAAGAACTGCAAGTTCTGCTGGTAGTGGTGATACTTTGAGATTAAGAATGGAGTTTGAACCATATCAAGATTGTTATCCTGTATATCATTACAATGGAAAGAATCTATATCTGTCAGACTTCTAGACTTCTAACTTTGATGCAATTAAGAATCTGGCATAGGCTGGAAATGAATATGTTGCTTAGATTAATCAGGGAGATCCTGCAATCAACCAAGGTATCTATTTAACTACTCTGTATAAGAAATTAAATATCCTTGGTCTAAAGATGTCTACTATTGACGCAGACTTCTCAAGAGCTACTGAGTTCCAAATTGATAATGCTTAGCTAGATGACTATTCTAGTCTATTCCCAAGCGATTATCCAGATTTAGCAATCAGCTTGTTCACACCTTCATTCCCAGTATTGGAGAGTTTAACTCTTAGAAATATGACACTTCCTACAGAAATGGACTTGTCTAAATTCTTAAAGTTGGAAACTATAGACTTCTCTAAGACTACTACTAAGAGTGTGGTATTCCCACAGACTGGTAGATTAAAGAATGTAATTCTTCCAGATACTATAGAAACATTTAGAATCTATGATAATCCAGGATTGACTGATATTACATTTGAGGGATTAAATAATCTATCTACAGTTTACGTTGACTGTGATAATGTTGGAAGCTTCGACGTAGCTAACTTCTGTGAATAGTTGATAAATTGTAACGCACTATAGTCAGTGACTATTAGAAATGCAAATTTATATATAACAGAAGATGCTTTAAGAAAGATGATTCTTACAAATACTTGTAACTTAACTGGAGATATTTACATTGTAAATACTGCAGGAAGTACAACTCTTAAAGCAATTAGCTTTGCTACTAAATAGTTACTTGTTAACACATTTGGTGACATTTCTGACCCTGAATCTAAGATTAGAATACACTTCCAAAGTGCAGAAATTTTGGATTTCAGTTGCGCTGGAGAAGTTTCTGTATACTACCAAGCTGGAGAATCTGGAACGATTGTTCGTCAAAATCTATTTGATATTACCGTAGCATCTGGTAATGATGTTGAAATTAAATAGGGAACTAACCCATATAATCCATCTGTAAATGGATACTTAGATATTACATACTCTATGTCAGGAGTATCTACTGATGTAGCTACAATTGATTAGACTGGTGCTATTACTTTAAAGAAAGAATCTAGTAGTACAGCCACTGTGACTATCAGTATGAAAGTTGCTAATAGTGGAACTGCTATTAAGAAAGCTGTTAGGGTAAGCTTTACTTGGAAAGCCCCACAACTTGGAGATTTCGCTTATGCAGATGGCACATTTACAAGTTCGTTTGACGCAACTAAAACTCTTGTAGGGTTAGTCTACGCTAAGGATGAAACGAATAGCACTTCTGGAGTAGTTTATATAATTGGTAAAGAGTATACAGATGATGAAAAATCCTACTATCTGGGATATAGTAATGATGGAAACCAAGGTTCTCAGGAATAGATACTATAGCAATTATATTAGGTACAAGCCTATTTGAATAGGGTATCAGTATAGAATTATGAAACTGTCTCTGGTACTGCATCTGCAAATTTGATTAATAATATCAATGTATCTACTTATAATATTCAAGTGAATACAGCATTTGCTGGAGAAGCAGATACAGCCTTATATATTAACCATGTGAATAGCAAGTTGCTTCCTATACTATACAACAATTCAACTTGTAAGCCCTATATAAGTAGAAGATAGGTATCCTCTGGAGAAGGAACTAACTGGGAATATTATATTGAATCTAAGGCTAATCTTAATAACTTATGTGAAGCTATTCGAACTGTCTGGACAAACGCTTCTGGAACAGATATTATGAGTTGCTTGTTATATCCATACTTCTATAGTATGCACGTGTATGAACCATAGGTTCAAGAAGATGAAACACTGAATGCTGCATACTAGAAAGGAAAATGGTACGCTCCTTCTGTAGCCGAATTCTCAAGAATTATTTACTACAGAGGATATAGTGTATCAGGAAGTAATTTCAATACTGGAGATACAGTAAGATAGCCAATTAGAACTTCAGTTTCTAATGGAGGAGGAGTATTAACTACTCCTATATTCTCTATTGCTTATTCTAGAGCTGCTAATTAGTTCCCATCTGTATGGTCTAATATTGTGGGCTCTGGAGATAATGCTGGAGTTAATAACATAACTACTTCTATTAACTCATCTGCTGCTAATAACTATTCTTATCAAAGGACTTAGCAATATAGTGGAAGCGAATATACTCACCAAAATAAATGGGTTACTGGTAGTTATAATGACCCATCTTACTGGAATACTGTTCAATATAACAATGCTTGGAGATTAACTAAACATCAAGGAGTACCGTTTACTAAATTTAATTATTCTAAGAATGGCTAATAATTTCATGCAAATAAGTCATAATGATCGTTATTATGTAATTAATAAGGATGACTCTTTGAAAACCTTACTCACTCAAGAGGAACTTCTAAAGCTTCCTCTAAGTGTTTGGAAGGAACTGTTTGAGTTAAAAGATGGAGTATGTTATTTTAGACTTATGCTTCAAGTATTAGAAGCTGTAATAAAAGCCTATGATAAATCTTCAAATGTTAATTCTTTTACTTATAATAGAGAAGAGTATTGGTTAGATAAGGCTACTAGAGTAGGACTAAGAAATTTAGTTGATTCTAATCCAGAAGAAATGTCCATAGTTCTTGGGGATAAAATTATTGAGATGCCTGTTGATAATGCTAAAGATTTTCTATCTCAATTAGAAGTATATGCTGGAAAGTGTTTCGTTACAACTACAAAACATCTATAGGCGATAAAAGAACTTAGGACAGTTGAAGATGTTGTAAACTATGATTATACATCTGGATACCCAGATAAGATTACATTAAATGAATGAAAATTTAGAAAAGGATAAAATATAGCTAGGGGGCGAAAAACCCTAGCTACTTCCTTCTAAATCATTCCTTAATACTATAAAACTTGGCTACAATGTTAAGCCAGTCCCTCCACCTCCTGCGAATCATATTGATTTCATAGAAGGGGATTCTGTGATGACTACTATAA